GCATCACTGTCCCCGGCGGAACGAAGACGATTACTAAGAACGGAACATATAACGTTGCGAAATTTGCAAACGCTAAGGTAAACGTCCCGAATCCTTCAAGCGGCAGTATTACAATTACCGAAAACGGAACATATGACGTAACACAAAAGGCAAGTGCTGTTGTAAATGTTCCAGAACCTGTAATTTCGCAGTTAACTATTCAAAATGACAGTAGCACAATGATGTCGTTTTTAGGATCGTTGGAAATTGCGGACGGGTACGTTTGCACAGCTAAATCAGAAGTTCCCGTATCTGCTGGATATTCAAAAACTGTTGGCGTTGGACGTACCAAAGTAGGAATTAATACAAGGTTTGGAGCAATCTTTAGACTTCGTATCAGCGACGCAACCAAAACTGCCGAAGATTTCGACTTCAAATACGATGGTAATACGGTGGTTACATGGTATTTTATGTTAAACAACGGAAGTGAATCGCTTTATTATGGGCTTTGTTCAATTCAAGCAGGTAAATTAAATAAATCGCTCGTGATTTCTGACAAGTAAGGAAGTACAACAATGACGGGAAACAGGCCGTCGGGACAATCCAAGAGATGAAACGTAGTGCACATAGCGTTTCAAGAAAGATAAAGCCTACAATCAATCAATCAATACAATCAGGAGGTCATAACGATGAGGCAGGTCATGAATCTCCGATATGAGACCAATCATGCCTCTGTGACAAACCAGAAGGATCTGAATTCGTCCTTTGCGGAGGGCAGAATCAAGGTCATGTACACCGGGCCGAACCGGAACAGATCCTCCATCGACAGGGAGGTTGTGGAAGCGGCACTACCGACGCTGTACAACATCCCAATCGTGGCACATTATATGCCGGAGGAGAATATGATCGGCGGGCACGACCTTGCGGTGGAGCGGAACGGAAATGACGAGGTTCAGCTTGTTCCGCTGACAGAGCCGTGCGGTGTGGTACCGGAGCACGCCGCGTTTTCCTTTCAGGAGGACGTGGATGAAAACGGCATTTTACATGAATACCTTGTGATAGACGGGGTGCTGCTGTGGAAGCGGCAACCCGTCTTTCGCCATATTACGGAGGATTTGGACGGCAAGGTCGATCACTCCATGGAGATTGACGTTCTTGACGGCGCTTTTGATGAAAACGCTGGTTTGTACAGAATTCGTCAATTTGAATTCCAGGCGCTGTGTCTTCTTGAAAGGGACTGCCCATGTTTCGAGGGCTCGTCTCTTGAGGTCTTCTCGCTGCAGAGTTTCAGAGAGAAGATGTCGCAGATGATGCAGGAGCTGAAGGAAGCATTTTCAAATTCAAACACGGTCACCTCCAGAACAGAGGAAGACCAATATTTCTCTGAGGAAGGAGGAGAAACAGTGAAGGAATCCGAAAACATTGCCGAAATGGATCAGACTGCGCAGGAGAATCCTGCTGAGGAATTTGCTCTGAACGAGGAGCAGGAGCACGTAGAGTTCACCGAAGCGCAGGCGCAGGACGATAGCCAGGACGAGCATATCGACGAGCAGGATCCCACCGACCGGGAGGAGCACGCCAACGATGCTGCGCAGCAGTATGCGCTGGAGAGCCATGTGCGAGAAGAGCTCTGCGCGGTGATCGGCCAGGAAAAGATTGAGATGCCGTGGGGGATGGAGCCCAGGTATAGCGTTATCGACTACGACTTCGATCTGAAGGAAGTCTATGTGATGGATATCTCCGATTGGCTGATCTACGGGTTTAAGTTTGTAATGTCCGGCGACCGTGTGCTGGTGGACTTTGACAGCAAGCAGCGGATGAAGTATACCTTTGTGCCGTATGACAACGGCGAGATGACCGACGAGGTCGGCGGTACATTCTCCAGAATTGTTGCACATTATGAACAGGAGCTCGATACCCTGCGCCAGTTCCGGCTGCAGACCGAGCAGAAGGAAGCAGACGCTGCCAGGCAGAATGTGCTTGACCGCTTCCATGCTCTGGACGGCACAGAGGCGTACGAGCAGCTGAAGGCCGACGCCGGCAGCTATACCCCCGAGCAGCTGGAGGAGCGCTGCTACGCGATGGTCGGCCGTATGGCCGCCCTGAAAAAGTTCTCTGTTGACCAGAGCACACAGAACGCAGCGCCGAAGCTGCCGCTTGACGCCGGCGCTTCCGCCGGTGAGAAAGAGCCCTACGGCGGCGTGTTTGTGAGATACGGCTACAAGGCCTAACGATATTTTATGCTGCCGTCTTTTCAGACGGCTTACTGTATGACAATTGAAATTATATAGGAGGAATACACATGTCTATTGGTTCTAATAAGAAGCACGGCGTGGTCCGCACTGACAGACTCTCCGGTACCGACAACCGGAAGGATATGCGGTCTGTGATGTATTACGTTGACGGCGAGCCTGCCGATATCGACAACGGCTGCGTCGTTTACATGGGCAAGCTGATTGACGGCGAGCGAGAGGTTTATGCTGTCAGCGACATTCCCACTGAAGTGGATGGTGCCGGACTGGTTCTGATTGCAACCCCCGAGCTGACCTATGACCCCAGACTGCGGAGTCTGAGCGATTTCTACAATGAGGCCGGCCGGATCTCCCGCGGCTACCTGCTGAACATTGGCGACTCTTTCGGCGTGACCAGAGATTGCCTTGTGACTGAAAGCGACGCGGACCCTGAAGCAGATCCCACCGACCCTGCGGTTGGCGATCTGGCGCTTAAGATTGTCTCTTTGAAGGACGGCAAGATTGCCATTATGCATCCCGGTGATTTAACCCCCAGAGACAGTTCGGTGATTGGTACTATCGTCGCGATTGAAAAGGCCGGCGCCAATACATTCTACGTGATTGAGGTCGGCGGTCAGTTCTACAGCAACCCGCTCGCATAATAAGCGCAGCGATAACGCATACACCGCGGCGATCTGTCGCGACTGGCATGAGTGCCGGTTTTGTGTTTGAGTCATTGCAAATAAAGCACATAAAGACACTGTAGTTTTATCACTACAATCATTTACATAAGGAGAACAACAATGGATCACATGAACGATATTGTGAAGCTTGCCGTTGACGCCTATCACGGCAAGGTTGAAAAGTACTCCGTCAGTGAGTCTCAGGATCTGCTGCGCCAGGCTCTGATTGAGGCCAACGGCGGCAGCACTAAGCTGAATTATAAGAATCTCCGCGACGGCAAGGCTAACGGCCTGTTCCGCCTTGTGGAGGAGATTCTGTCCCGCACCGTTGTAGAGGGTCTGCAGAACGACGATTTCTTCATGGCTATGGTTGACTTCCGCAACCTGGCTCTTGGTGATGAGAATCTGTTTATTGTGGACGACAACAACCTCTTTGTGGTTGCCGACACCGCCGAGGGTACTCAGGCCGTCCGTCGCCAGAGACTTGGCGATCAGACCGAAACCTCTATCCCCACCACTATGAAGACCGTGAGAATCTATGAGGAGTTGAACCGCGTCCTTGCCGGCCGGATCGACTTCAACGCGATGATCGACAAGGTCGCCGAGTCCTTCCGCCAGAAGCTGGCCAACGACGTGTACGCGCTGTGGAGCAACGCCTCTGCTGCGGATCTGGGCGGCGTGGCCTTCTTCCCCTCTGCCGGTTCCTTTGACGAGGACGAGTTGCTGGACGTGATCTCTCACGTTGAGGCTGCTGCCGGCGGCAAGCAGGCCACCATCGTGTGCACCAAGAAGGCTGCACGTCAGCTGCTGCCCGGTATCGTGATGGGCCGCGAGGCTGAGAGCGATATGTACAACCTGGGCTATGTAGGCAAGTTCTACGGCACACCCGTTGTGGTGACACCTCAGCGGCATAAGATCGGCACCACCGAGTTTGTCATGGACGACAATATGCTGACCATCATCGCCGGCGACGACAAGCCCATCAAGGTGGTCTACGAGGGCGATCCTCTGGTCTTTGTGCGTGAGCCCAAGGATAACATGGACCTGACCCACGAGTATTTCTATGGCGAGCGGTACGGCATGGGTATCGTGCTGGCCGGCGGCAACGCCGGTGTCGGCCGTTACAACCTGGCCTAATCCAATCGCTGCAAAGGTCTCCCTGCTGCACGTGGGGAGACCTTATTGAATAAAAGGAGAAAAGTATGGCACAGAAATCTACAAAAAAGGCAGCGTCTGAGGCGGCTGAGAGCACAGAAGAGATCGTGACGAAGGCTGCAGAGCAGAGCGCGGAAAATATGGAGGCAGTACAGGAGAAGCCCATCGTTCCAAAACGAGTGGATCAGAACGACACCGTTGTTGTGCGGAACGGGTTCCAGGGCAGACTGGTTTATATCTCCAAGCGCACCGGCGAACGCTGGGTGTGGGACAAGTTCGGTTCTGAACAGGAAATTGAGCTGAAGGAGCTGCGCAACGCAAAGAACTCTGCGAAGCCGTTCTTTGAGAACAATTGGTTTATGTTCAAGGAGCCGTGGGTCATCGATTATCTCGGTGTGCGCCCCTATTACAAGAACTCCATCAATATTGATAAGTTCGATGATCTTTTCAAGCTGGACGCAGACGTCCTGAAGGAAAAGCTCTCAAAGATGCCGAAGGGGCAGAAGAGCTCCGTGGCGTATCGGGCAAAGGAGCTGATTGCAAGCGGAGAGATCGACTCCAGAAAGCGTATCGCCGCGATTGAAGCTGCTATTGGCGTGGAACTGATAGAACACTAAGGAGGCGTCCTATGACCATTACAAACGAGGAGATCGTCGGAGCCTTTCTGGGTAAGATCACTGAATTTGACCTCCTGCGTCTGGATGGCAACGCAAGAGAAGATGTAGTGGATGGATTTTTGAGACGGACGGTGTCTGAGTTAACCTCAAGACTCCGCATCCGCAACCCGGAGTTCACCCAGGACGGCTTGGTATTTCAGGGAATCAGCCAGTCGAGCGAGGATGAGCTTGTCAATATGATTTCAGAGGGCATGATCGTCCAATGGCTGAAGCCATACGCCTATCGCCAGGAGAATCTGGAGAACGTGATCAACACAAGAGATTTCACAACGTACTCCCCTTCTGAGCTTCTGAAACAGGTAAGCAATGTTCACAACCAGGCGAGGAAGAATTACACACAGATGCTCCTGGAGTACAGCTATGCTCACGGGGATCTGACGAGGCTGCATCTATGACCGGGGCAAATTGGTCCGGCCAGCCTGACGGCCGCATGATTCAGAATTACTTCAAGAGTCTGGTGAACATGTTCTTCAAAATTCTGCCATTGAAGGAAGAAGGAGATCCCTCAATCGACCTTTACATGAAAAGCCTGCAGAGAGAGCTGCTTGGATGCGCTGCAATGTCCCAAATGCTGGATTACGACCCGCAGTTATTCTCGCTTACTGCGATTTTACAGTATCTGATCGATCACCCGGACTGCCCTGTCCGCGAGGTGCGCAGAGAGGTGTTCCGTGCGATCTCCATCTGCAACAAGCTTCGGGCGAAGTGTGAGCTTATCACACAGAGCCGCAGGACGGAGGCGGGACAATGAGTGCATGGGACTTATATCAAGCGCGGATTGAACAGTGCGGCAGCACCAGGCGCAACGCCTCAAAGCATAGGTTCTATGACTATGTGGACAGAAAGCTGCCTGACAATTTGTCTTTTCAAATTGCAGACGTCGCCGGAGTTGAACGAAGCGTCGCGATTATCAACTCTGATAATCTGAACCAGAAGTACATTTACTCCATGCCCGGAGAGGATCTGCCTCATGGTGGGCTTGTCCACTGGATGGACAACTACTGGCTGATTACGGACAAAGACGTGGCAAATGAGATCTATTCCAGAGCGGTTATGCTGCAGTGCAACTATCTGCTGAAATGGATCGATGCGGAGCACGTAATCCACGAGCAGTGGTGCATTGTGGAAGACGGAACGAAATATCTTACAGGCGAATTTGAAGACAAATATTTTGTCACCACACGCGGCGACACCAGAATGTACCTCACCATCGGCCGAAACGAATACACGGCAAAGCTGAATCGAAAGACTCGCTTTTTGATCGACGATCCGTTGTCTGAGGATGTGATGGCATACTCACTCACGAAGCCGCTGAAGGTAGGCGCAACCTACGGCACACACGGTGCAGATTCTATCACCGGTGTGCTGAAATTTGTTATTCAGGAGGTCAACACCACTGATGACGATAATCTGGAGTTGATGATTCCGGACTATTACAAGCACTTCCCGCGACAGTCGTCCGGTGATCCTGGGCACGCAGAAGAGCCAGGAAAGAAGGTGTGGCTGTAATGTATTTGGAAGAATTCTTTGATTATAAGAATCAGCTGATGAAGGATCTGCTGACCAACGAAACGATTTGTGAGCTGCTGCGAGATGAAGAGACCGGGAGTACCGCAACAGAAGAGCTTGCGTATCGCAGGGTCTTCCCATATGACTACGTTCCGGAAACAGTGGAATACGGCGGGACATATATCTGCTTCGACGTAGATATCCAGAGCGTGACGAGCAAGACTTATCTCTGTCCCGTCATCTATATCTGGGTGTTCGCGCACAAGTCCAAGATGCGTCTGCCGGAGGGCGGCGTGAGAACGGACAAGCTGTGCTGCGAGATCTCGAAGGTGATTAACGGAAGCAGATTTTACGGTCTTGGAGAGCTGAACCTGTACTCTGTTAAGAGGTTTGCGCCTATGACAGACTATCAGGGGAAGCTGCTCACTTTTGACGCGACAGACTTTAACCGGCTGTCACCGACCGGCAAGCCAATTCCCCACAACCGAAAGACCGGCTGATGGGGACTATCAATTTATTATATAAGGACTCCTATCCGATCACAGATCGGATCAGCATCACCATCCCAAAGGTCGGAGAGGTGGTTGATCATGAGGAGCTGTATTATAGTATGCTGTCATCCTTGACCTGCATGCCGTATGACATGATGGTCCAGCTGGACGATGTCGGCATAGACTTTACGAAGATTACTGAATATGAGCTGTTCCTGCTCATGTTTGACGGCATGAAGGGGCTGGACACAAGCATGATCTTCGGAGACCTTGACATCACAAAGTTTCAGGTTTTTCAGCACAAGGAAAACGGAAACGTGGTGTTATACGACAAGGACGATGATATCGTCATCGACCGCGGGATTCAGGTGCAGATCGCCGCAACGCTGCGGAAGATCAATCACCTGGAAAAGAACCGGCGCAAGCCCGGCAACGAGGATGCGAAAGAATACTTATTGAAGAGGGAGCGCGAAAAGCAAAAGCGGAGGAAGAACCGCTCTTACGATTCGCAGCTCGAAGGGTTGATTATCGCGATGGTGAACACTGAACAGTTTAAATATGACTTTCAAAGCGTCAGAGACATGACGCTTTATCAGTTTAATGAGAGTGTCTACCAAGTCGTGAAAAAAGTTGATTATCAAAATCTGATGCACGGTGTCTATTCCGGCACCGTTAAGGTTAGTGACATTAGTCAGGACAAGCTGAACTGGCTCACTAACAAATAACATAACAGGAGGAATTCCGATATGAATATTAACGATCTTGCGATTACCAGTCTGGAGACCATTCAGGCGTATGATATTCAGCAGGGCAGCTATCTGTTTACCCTGGATGAGCTGCAGTCTGCCACCATCGCTCAGACTGAGGAAAAGGTCGACATCACCGGTAAGCAGGGCCGAAAGCTGACCTCTCTGAAGCGGAATAAGGCTGTCACCGTCTCCGGCAACAACGGTATGATCTCCTTCGGTCTGCTGGCGTCTCAGGCCGGCTCCACCTTTGAGGATGCTACCGAGCAGGAGGTCCAGTGGTATGACTACCTGACCGTGAAGAACAACAAGGCCGAGACTTCCTATAAGGCCGCCGGTACCGCCGGCGCCGAGATTCAGGAGCTGTGGACTAAGAAGAACTCCGCCCTGGATCAGAAGCTGACTCAGGATTCTACTGCCGCCGCCGGCAAGTTCTCTTATGACCCCGCCACCAAGCAGATCACTCTGTCCGGCATCACCGACGGCACCGAGATCTTCGTGATTTACAAGCGGAAGATCGCCTCTGCCTCTGTGATGGAGAACAAGAGCGACAACTACGCCGCTAAGGTGCAGCTGTACATCGACGCCATCGGCGAAGACAAGTGCGGCAATGTGTACCATGTGCAGTTCTACATCCCCAAGGCCGACTTCAGCGGCGAGTTCTCCTTCGAGATGGGCGACTCTCAGTCTGTCCATGCTTTCGAGGCTGAGGCTCTGGCCAGCGGCTCCGGCTGCGGCGCTTCTGCCGGCGGCGGTGTGTTCTGGACTTGCACTGTGTTTGGCGCCGACGCTGAGGACGCTGACTGATTACTCTGACCTATGGCTCAGGTAACAAGGATCTGTAAGAATTGTGGGAAGGCCTACGTTGCCTGCCGCACAGCACCGACAAACGCCGGGACCTATCGATGGCAGGACGTAGGCTGTTCCCCTGAGTGTGGGGCGGCCTATTTGAATGCTGTTTTGAGAGCTCGTCACGCTGATCGGGTTGCAGACGTGCGGGAGCTTGACGGCACGAAGGTCGTTGTGGAGATTGTGCCGGAAGACGGCACAAGCGAAGACGCGCTCTCCCCTGCCCAGACTTCAAATACAGAAAGCAAGCGACGCGCAACGAAGCGCAAATAACACGACGGGAGCCAGCAAAATACTGCTGGCTCCCATTTTTTGAATGACGGCGGTGAGAATCATTAAAGAAATCAAATTGGTCTTTGACAAACAGACCATTGCGGAATACACAGAGGAATATTTTAAAGCACACCCGCGTGCACACGTTCCGCCGATCAAGCAGCCGTATCATGAATCCATTAACACCTGGATGATCATGCGGCGGCCACAAATGAATGCGCTCAAAGGAAAGTGGAAGGCCTTTATCACCTGGATGATAGAACGTCAAGGTTACACTAACCTACACATCAAGCGATGTGAGCTCCATTTTAAAACGTTCTATCCGAACCACCGAAGGCACGACATTGATAACAGCGTACCGAAGTTTATCATAGACGGTTTGGTTGAAAGCAAATTTGTGGAAGACGACGATTTTGAATGCGTGACAAAATTAACACTTGAGTGCTTTATCGATACAGAAAATCCAAGAACTGAAATAATTGTATTGTTAACTGAGTAAAAGGAGAATTATCACATGGTAACAAAAGGTAAGAGAATTTCTATCAACGCACTGACCGATGCTGTAAATACTATGGGCGATACAGAGACTGTGGTCTGTTGGAACGGGCTGGAAATCAATGTGAAGCGTTTCCTCTCGCTGAAAGAGATGTCTGCGCTTGTGAGTAAGGCGGTGAGCGATTGTATCAACCCGGACACCGGGGAGTACCGGCCGGAGATGCGCGATTTTTCTGTTGGGCGGTGTATGCTGATTTGCTACACGAATCTCTCGCTGCCTGTCAATGTCGAGAAGCAATATGAGCTGATTGTGCGGTCCAATCTCCCTGAGATTATCAGCGGATACATCGACAAAGGACAGTGGTTCTCTATCGAGACGGCAATCAACGACAAGATCGAAATCATGACCGACGCTCATATCGCCGCTGTTGAGAAGCAGCTTGCCGAAGCAGCTGCAATTCTGAATCAGGTCAACGAGTTATTCTCCGGCGTGCAGAATGCAGATCTCAGCAAAATTGTGTCCGCAATCACCGAAGGCCGCATGGACGAGGAAAAGCTGGTGAAGGCCTATATGGAGCAGAAGGGCAACCAACAGGAAGCCGCATCTGAGAGTCCTGCGATTGAGGTTGTGAAGTAATGAATGTGATCTCTGCTGAACAGCTGCAGATGCTTACGAATCCGTCAGATTTGCAGTACAAAAAAGTTCAATGGCACAAAAATATGACGCTGTATGTCAGACAGTTTCTCCCCTTTCGTGAGATGCTGGACCTTATTGACGCCATTGTCTCTTCCGGTCTGAGCAAGGACGGGAGCACATTCTTGCCAGAACTGGTGGATTTTTCCACAAGATTATATATTACATCAACTTATGCTGCGGTTGAGCTTCCGAAAGATACGGATGCGCAGTACCGCGTTTTATATACCACCGATCTTTATGAGACTGTGTGTAAGAACATCAACCAAAGTCAGCTTTCTACGATCCTGAAATGTATCGACCTGGCTGTATCCAAAATGATGACATGACATAGTCCCTGTTCGGAAGGGGTGATGACAATGGCTGATACGATTGACGTCAGTCAGGTAAAAAATGCTATTCACAAACAATTCGTAAGAGATTCAGAGCGTACGAAACGACTTGTAATGCAAGCCGCAGACCACGCAAACAAGCAGATGAACAATGAGTTCAAAACATACAGAGACAAACGCATACAGGAGATTTTTAAGGAAGCAATCGATCACTTCTATGACGACTACACGCCAATGTATTATACCGACAGAACCGGCAGTTTGTATGACGTCATGGACTTAAAATATCGTGACGGCCATGTGGTGAGAATGGACTATAACGTAGGACGTATGTCGGGGTATCGGAGCGGATACAACGGAGAGGACGGTCTGTTTACCGACGTATTTATGCACGGATGGCACGGCGGCGCAGATCATATCAGCGCGGATAAAGCTGCTTTGTTTGGACAGCATCCAAACGAGGGCGTTCCATACTGGAGGACCCCGCCCCCGAAATTTCCACGTTGGGGCAGGCCTGCCGCGGTAGCAGAGATCTCTCCGTATGAGGAAATTGAGGAAAAGTTAACCGACGCAGACGATACTGAATTTCCTGATAAGGCAAATGAAATATTTAACAGACACTTTTCAGTAGAGCTGAAAAAGGTGGGTCTGTAGAAAGGGGGATAAATTGCCACAAGGTCATGAATTTAAAGACATCAATGTTAATGTAGCCTATCAAGCCACTTTTTCCGGAGAGGATAAAGTAGCTGCGCAGGCTCAGGCAATGGCCAAAATCATAAACTCTTCTATGAGCAGCCAGGATGGAGGCCTTGCGAAATATTGGAAAGACCAGCAACAGCTAATTCAAGACGTTTCTGCCGAATATGAGCGTTTCCTGGCGCTGAAGGCTAAAAATGACGGCAGCGAAATCAATGTGCAGAATCTCAGCAAGAGCGCGAATGAGCTATATAAGCTCGGCAATGCGTTGCAGGCGGTCGTCGGAGAAGACTTTGTAGAGAAAATCAACGGTGTTGATTTGTCCTCCATCATAAATGAGGTAAGAGAACTCTCCGATATCGGTACAAGATCCAGCTTTAATACAGCTGCGTTCCGAGACATCTTTGATGCGATTGAGGTTCTGAAAGCGTCCGACGTTGACGTTGGTAAAATGTTTGAGCGTTTGAGCGTTCCAGCAGACGCAGAAAAGCTGCAGGGCGTTATTAGCGGCCTTAATCAGGAACTTGTGCGGCAAAGGGAACTGCTTGAAGAATCTGAGCGTGCCGCAGATCGTTTGCGCGAGGCGCTCTCAGAGAGCCAGCAAGAAACTGCAGACGCGAAAGCTGGCTCCGGCATCGCCGCGCTTGAAGAGAAAATTGAGCAATACGAAGAAACCTTCATGCGAATGCAGGAGGAATTGACTACATTCCTGAAGGCGAATGATTTTGACGACTTCAACGCAGGCCCACTCGGGCGATTTGAGAACCTTTTTGATGAGATCAGAAACGGATCAATGACCGCCAAGGAAGCAATCGCAGAAGTCAAATATCAGCTGTATGATCGATACGGCACAGAACTGAATAAAGGTGGAGTATTTGACATATCCGGCGTCGATGCGTTTATCGAAAAGATCGACGAAGCGTTTCAGCATTTGGAGCGACTCGTTGGCGAGCTTCAGCATCTATCTGCCGCAGACGTCTTAAAGAACACTATCGGGAGCGCCGCATCGAATGAGAGCATCCCGGAGCAGACGCGGGAAAGCTTGGCAAATATTGCGGCGCAGTCCGCACCGCTTCAGAGTGTCGGCGCTATCTTGAATACTTTGATTGCCAACGCTCAGGGCGGCAAACAAGGTATCGCAGAGCTGACCGGCTCAATCAATGAGATGTTGAGCGGGCTGCAGAATCTTGCCGGCAACGGAGAATCTGTACTCACGCAGCTCAGAGGCATTTTCGGCAGTATCGGAAATATGAATGAGATCAAGATCGGGAAGGCCCCGATGGAGAATCTCACTACTGCATTGAATGCTGTGAGCAAAATCCCGGACCTTCAGAACTTATCAGCCTTGTCTGCAATACGTCTGGATGGTTTTAAGGATCTGAAGATCAGTAAGGCGTCCCTGACAAATCTGAGCACATTCCTTGGCAGCATCAACACAGACCAAGTGCTGAATGCACTGGAGCTGTCAAAGGCCGATCTCCATAATTTCAATGAGTTGCAGATCCCGAAATCTTCTACGGACGTTATGAAGGATCTTGTTGCGGAGATGGACAAGTATGCGGCTGCGCTTAAAGAAGCCGCCGAATATGCTGAGAGATTGAAGGCTGCGCAGCCGACGATTCCTGTCGGAGCAGAATCGGCCGGAGGCTCCGGTAACGGCTCCGGCGGCAACAAGACACAAGGCGGATCTCTTGGTCTGCCGCCAAGCAGGATTCTTGACCAAATCAATAACCAGCCTGGCGGCGGAGGCAACGGCGGAGGTAACAATGGTGGAGGCCTTGGAGACGACGACGGCGGGAGCGTCGGATTAAATGCGTATCTGAGGCTGCTGCTTCAGCTGGAGAATCAGCTAAAGAGCACGTCTACCAGTTACCGTAAATTCAGCACAGAGCTTGGCCAGGACCAAATCGACGTTTCAAATCTCGAAAATCTGAGAGGCAACCTTGAGGTTCTTCGAGATGAGGTTCTGGATGACATCACAAGCGGGAGATTTGCGACTGATCAGGGAAATGGAATTCAAGGGGCAAGCGACAGATTCTTGCTCTTACGGACTGCGATTGCCGGTGTGATCGAATCGCTGACGTCGTACGACGCCGAAATGAAAACTGCAGGAGAGAGCACATCCGGACTTCTTGATAAGACGAAAGCGCTGGCGCAGCTTACTTCGTTCTCCGGAACTATGGCAAGCAAAGGCGCCTCTTGGACGGGTGCACTCGGCACAAATAACGACTATGCTCCGCAGATTGCTGAATTTCAGAAGCGGCTGGAAGAAATCAGGGCGCAGGCGTCTTCCGGCGGATGGACGAAGGAATTACAGCAGCAGCTGGCGGAGCTTAAGAACGATTTTGCAGAGTTAAGTGTTGCGGCAGAAGAGGCAGTAAGGCAAGTAAAAGAAACCGGGGAAATGAATCCTGGATCGACTGCGAGCCAAAATGCAATTAAAACGGTATCTGCTGCAATTGATGATGCAAGAAGCAAACTGGAGCAGTTCAAATCTCAATCAAGTTCTATTCCTTTTCAAAATATTTCAGATCAAATTGGAAAATTTGAGACACTGAAAAAAGAGCTTGAAAGTGGAACGATCACAAAACGAGACTTTGATGCCGAGATGAAAAATGGTGCTGCCGTAATAAAGGACAACACCAAGGAGCTCGACAGGTCAAGTAAATCTGTAAGTGGGTTTGCGGCGCAGCTTAAAAATGCCGCCAAAACACTCACCTCTTATTTCAGCCTTTCGAGGCTGATGATGTCTGCGGTCAGGCAGGTAAAGGAAATGGTGTCTTCCGCCATTGAGCTTGACTCTGCAATGACGCAGCTTCAGATCGTTACAAAAGGCACGGCTGAGGAATATGAGAATTTTGCAAAGAGCACTGCGTCTACTGCGATGGAAATCGGCTCGACCGCAAAGGATCTCACGGAGTCTGCGACTGTCTACGCAAGGCTCGGCTATACTCTGAGTGAATCTCAGAGTTTGTCGAAATATACGGCAATCTTGAAGAACGTTGCGGGAGTTGACGTCAGCACGGCCCAGGACGCAATCACTGCAATCATAAAGGCATTCGGCGTCGATGCGTCTGACGCGAGCAATATTGAAGCCATTCTGGATAAGATCACAAAGGTCGGCAATAACTTCCCCATCTCTGCGGCCGAACTGGCACAGGGTATGAACAACGCCGGCTCTGCACTTGCGGGCGCCGGTAACTCGCTTGAGCAGTCCCTCGCAATGTTAACCGCTGCCAATACTACCATTCAGAATATCAGCAAATCTTCTACCGGTCTGCGAACTATCGTGGCAAGAATCCGGAATATGAAGACTGAGCTTGACTCTATGGGCGAAGTAATGAGTCAGGCGGAGTACGATAACATTGTAAAAGCTCTGACGGCGAACAACGTTTCTCTAACGGACTCAAACGGAAATCTGCGCAACACTTATGACATTCTGAACGATATCGCAAGAGTGGCCAAAGAACTGCAGGCAACCGATCCGAACAAGTTCGCGGCGCTTGCGGAAACACTTGCCGGCACCAGGCAGCAGAATGTGTTTAACTCCCTCGTGCTCAACTGGCAGGAAGCATCCGGCGCGATGGACGCCATGACGCATTCCGCCGGCGAGATGAACCGTGCAAACGATGTCTATATGGACAGCATCAACGGGCATCTCACGGTATTAAAGGACCACCTGAACGAAATCGGCAGAAGTACATTCACAAGGGATTCCCTGAACTCTCTTATTGATATCGGAGACTCTCTGCTTAACATCCTTGATGTCGTGTCTTCTCTAATCAGTAAGGTTGGTGGATTGAAGACTGTTTTATTCGGGATTGCAGGAGTGGTAGCAACTATTAAAGCAGATTCGATTTGGAAAACTGTTAGAAGTGGAATTGGTTTTCTAGAAGGGATCCCGAAGCTTCTAGCAAATCTTCCCAAAACTATATCTACAATGAAAGAAGCGTTTGCCGCAGGCTCCAGCGGGACAACTGTGTTCCACGGCTTGTCAAGTGCGCTGAAAAGCGTAGGCATTAGCGCCTCTGCAGCTCAGCTCGCTATGGGGGCATTTGTTGCGGTTCTTACTGTGGCAATAGCTGCTATTAGCCTCCATAATAAAGCTGTTAAAGAGATGCAACAGGCCAGACAGGAGGCAATTGAGGCTGGTACAACTTCGACAGGTGACGCAAAGAATATTTATGAGCTTTATGCGGCATATCGTGTAAATGAAGAGGCGTACAATAACAATCTTGCGTCGAAAGAGCAGCTCACCATTGCGACAGAAAATCTGGCAAAAGCGCTTGGAAAAGAAAAAGAAGCAGTAGAGGGAACCGCTGATAGCTACAAAGAGCTAACCCTCGGAGAATTAAATAATTCATTAAAAAACGTACGAAATAGTATCGCTGCTGCAAAAGCAGATCTTGGCCTTTTTATCTATGAAGATCTGTTCCGTAATAACCTTCCAGGAACTCCATACGGCGTAATTGAAGGGAAAATAGCAGCAAAGGAAGCGCTCGACGCTCTAAATGGAATAAACCATCCGGACGATTTCAGAGAATGGCCTATTGAAGAACGAGTTGAAACACTCTTAGGCATCTATAAAGACCTCAAAGCAGAACAGGACGAGATTGTACGCAGCACAGAAGGGTTAAGCCATGCAACGAATGACCAGGTTAAACGCTATAGTGCTGTTAGCGGTGCAATTAAAATCCTAGAACCGAAAGTCACAGCGCTAACCACAGCAGAAGAAAACCAGGCGCAGATTCTTGAAGAAATCGGGACTGTCGGTGGAGATTCTCTCAGCTCGATGGCGGAGGACATTGGTACCACTGTAGAATCTTTTGAGGCAATGCTGGAGTCTGCATACAGCGCATCTGATGCCATTAAATCTGTTGGAGAAGGAATTGATTCTCTGCAGACTGATATCTCCTCTCTTACCTCTGCGCTTGAAAAACTTCAGAGCGGATCTATGTCGGTTGGAGAAGTAATCGATCTCCTTCAGCAATTCCCGGAGCTTTCTGAATATGTAGATATCTCTGCGGAAAATTTCGGTCATCTTGATGACGGACTGCGAAAGCTGATCAAAGACCGCCCAACGTCTCTGATCAACACGCTTAAAGAATTTAAAGAGACGAATCATTTAACCGGAGACGCAGCGACACAGGTTGATAATCTTTGCGACGCGCTCGGTAATCTGGAATCTGTTAAGATTGAATCTTTGACAGAAGAATTCGGTTTACTTGCGGACCAGATTCGCGACTCCAACCGAGAGCTTTCAGAGCTCGATCAGAAGCTCAGCGACGACGACTACGACACGAACTATAAAAAGGACGTAGAGTATTTCGAGAAGCTGCAGGAGCTGTATAAAAACGGTCAGGTTGGCAGCAGGGCTTACAAAGCTCTGACCGACTATTTTGGATTCACTGGCGATCCAAGTGAATTTAAAGAATGGGCGGACGGGATTAAGAGCTATTACGACGAGGGCTCGAAAGGACTCCAGGAATTCGTAAAGGCCGTTCAGGAAGCGAACAAATCCGGAAAGCTTGATGCAGATATCGCATCGTGGGACGGGTCTCAGTTCCTTTATGATTACAACAGACTTGACGAGTTTGCTGAAAGGATGGGGCTAGACCAACAGACGTTAAATAATATTATTCAGGCACTGCGTATGTATATGACAGATTATACGCAGGGCATGGACAATATTGTCTCTGAGTTGATGAGCTCTGAAAACGGCATTATTGAAAGAGCGGAAAACGGGCGTCTGTTTACATCAAGAGGATCTTTGGCGGAGTATCTCGGAATTGATGATCCGTCTGAGTTGGATTCATACATTGCACAGATTAACGGGAAACTCAGAGAAATCGGGGAAGAACCTCTTAAAGTATACGATCCTGACGCTCTGCTGAATCTCTCAGGGTTCAGTGATATTCTAAACCCAACAGAGGAAGAGATCAGAAACATCAACGAAGCGTTATCATCATTTGGATTAAAGTTCGATGATATTTCTACTGACGTTAGCTTCGACAAAACTCTTGCTCCATTACTTCGCCAGCTTGACGTGGCCGAGGATAAAATCGAATCCATTCGCAAACAGTTCAGCGTCTCCTTGTCATCGTTAACGATTGACAGCGATGACAGTTTTGTCGAGATCAGAAGAAAGTTTGCAGAAATCGGTGTTACCTTGAGCGATTCTATGGCAGATGGTGTTCTGCATTTCGGTCAGAAGACAATCAATGATATGCTCACGGCTGGGTTCTCGCCGGATAAGATTCAACAAATTTTTGACCAGGCAGCAAGCGTCGGAGTTAAGATTGATCCAGATATTGACTTCAACGGGAAAGAAATCGAAGAAGCGGTCGAAGAAGCTACTCCAGAGGACCAGACCGTAGACTTCACCATAAACATGAATCTCAACGGAGAGGATGTGACGGCAGCCGTCACATCGACTGTTGAAGAAGTCAGAGGTCTGATCGGTGACGATTGGGAACTCAAGTTAACCGGAGACACAACGGACGCAGACACCAAGTTAAGAGCAACAGGTCAACTGCTGGCCGGTTTAAAGGACACGAGGCAGGTTTCGATTAAGCCGAACTCGCAGCAAATTAACTCTACGCTTGAGATGATCAACTCAATCGTTTCTGCACTTAGCGGTCTTAACAGGGTTAAGAATCAGACGATTACAGTTACATATGTAACGAAAGGGAGTCAGGCGCCTGCAATTCAGCAAAATGCGACCGGCACCAGGAATGCGAGGCGCGGTCTTTCTCTGCTCGGCGACGAATACTCCCCTACCGGTTCTCCGAAGCCGGAGCTCGTCGTGTCGGACGGCAAGGCATATCTTGCGGGTCAGGACGGCCCTGAAGTTGGTTATCTCAACAGCGGAGACGTTGTTTACAGCAACAAAGAAACAAAGAAGATCCTCGGCTCCGCGAAGGTAAAGCGTGCCATCCCGGCGTTTGCGACCGGTGGCACAATCGACTGGAATACAGGCGGAGGCGGGTCTGGATCTGGATCCGGAAGCTCTGGCTCCGGGTCTAAGCCGAGTTCGAGCTCTAACTCCAACTCTTCTAACACCACAAAAAATCAAGAGTCCGAATTTGAGCGTCTGTATAAATACCATCAGCATCTGCTCGCAATGGACAGAGAATCTGTCAGAGACTATCTCAACTGGCTGATTGCGGCTTATCAGGCTGCGTATGCAAGAGGAGAAATTGAGCTTGAGGACTTCTACAAATACGAAGAAGAGGTCTACGAGAAGACAAAGTCTCTGTTTGAAGATTTCCTGAAGGATATCGAGCACCGTATCTCGCTGCTTGGCAACGTGCGAGCTCAGTCCAGAGATATCAATCGGATCATTGCTCTGTATCGTGGACTTATGGACGCGGTACACAAAGAGGCGGATGCAGCACGTGCAAGAGGGCTGACCGACGACGACGATTATATCCAGGAGCTTCAGGACAAATGGTGGGAGTATCATGACGCCATTGCAACAGCACGAAGCGACTGGTTCAACGATCTGTTGGATGACCAAAAGTTTGCGATTGATTCCATGATTGACGTCGACGCTGATTCCGTGCGCATCGCAAACGCATGGAAGGACATGCTGGACGACGTTGACAAGGAGATCCGTTGGTATCTCTCCAACGGGTATACAATTGCAGACGACGTTGTGCAGGAGCTTATCACAGCTGCGAGAGAGGCCAGAGACGGCGTTATCCAGATTGCCAACGATACAGTTGACGGTCTGCAGGATGTGTACAAGAGGTTCACAGACGCGGCTGTAGAGTGGGCAACCACGGGCTACCTCAGCGTCGACAGCCTTCAGTCTATCCTTGAGCTCGGGCCGAAGTATCTGTCCTTCCTTATGGACGAAAACGGGCAGCTTGTCGTCAATGAGAAATCGCTGCAGGCTGTGATTGCTGCGCGGACAGAGGAACTGTCTATCGAGACGGCGCTGACCTATGCGAAGCGCTTACTCCATGCAGCACAGGCAAACGACGTACAGTCTGTCATTGCGCTGACTCAGGTAATGAGCGGACAGGCAAGCGAGACCTGGAGTGCTGTCTATGCGACGCTCGCGTTGGCAAAGAGCATTGGCACCGCAAACGGGATGTCCGAGCAGTACTTCGAGGATGCCTATGATTACATCACGAAGATCAAAGCTCTGAGCAGAACGGCGGTCAACACTATCTCTGACTACTATGAGACGCTGAACGTTGGTTATATCAACCAGGCGGATGCGCTCGATCAGATCATTGAGCTTACGAAGACGCTGCTCAAGTGGGAAAACGAACAGCAGATTCAGCAGCTGAAGGATCAGCTTGATGCGTATAAAAATATCATCGACGCCAAAAAAGAAAGTCTGCAGCTCTCCAAAGAGCAAGATGAGCATGACAAATCTGTGGCAGATCGTCTGGCTGAGATTGCGAAGCTTCAATCGAAGATCGATCTTCTGTCTTTGGATGACAGCCGCGAGGCAAGAGCTCAGAGAGCTAAGCTCGAAGAGGAGCTTGCCAAGCAGCAGGAAGAGCTGGCGAAAGAGCAGAGCGAATATGCCTATGACAAGCAGGTCGATATGCTCGATAAGGACTATGAGGCCTTCGAGAAAGAAAAGCAGAAGGAAATCGAAGTCCTTGAGCAGCTTTACAGCAGCGAGGAAAAGATTTACAATGCGGCAATTGTACGCATTACAGGCGGATGGGACAAGCTCTATGAGCAGCTAATCAACTGGAACACAGAATACGGCAATGACCTGAACATCACAATCACAAGAGCATGGGATCAGGCCGCTGCTGCTGTGGAGCGCTACGGCTCATTCCTTGAGGCGCTGGAGGGCGTACAGAGCCACGTGAACCTTGGACCTTCCGACACCGGCATCGTCGGTGTGATGAAGGAGAACTCGCTGAATTGGTGGACTGCAGACGATGCAGGACGAGCAAATCTCAGCGCGGCAAATTCTGACCTTGCGAAGCAGTATACATCTCTCACCGGAAAGACGCTGCAGTACAGCAGTGGCAAATGGTATAACGCAGACGGTTCTCTCGCCTACTCCGTTTCTACGCAGGAGATAGTCTCTGCAATCGTTAACGCAATGAAAAAGAATGCTGCGGCATGGCACGGGGCAGACACACAGACAAAGGCATATCTCGACAAGATGAACCTGATTCTTGGCGAGCGTCTGGAAGGGATTCTGCACGCCGGCATTCGCAGAGACAACACCGGAACGTGGTGGATTGGAAACAGGAAGCTGTTCGATGTTTACCACCAGGGTGGCATTGCCGGCAATGCGCCAACTCTGAAGCAGGAAGAGGTTCTCGCCGTGCTGAAGAAGGGCGAGGCCATTCTTGACAGCGAACGTGAAAAGGGCATGTACAAGCTTGTTGACTTTGTCCAGGTTCTGAGCAATAAGCTTGGTAAGATGATCACGCCGTCCAACATGAGGAATTTGAACAGGCTTATAAGCCCGCTCCCCTCCCTTGCACTGGCGCACGCGCCGCAGGCAAACAATATGGTATTCAACAACAACGTCTCCGTTACAATCACGCACAACGGAGAAATGAGCGATAACGACGCGCAGCGGTTTGGCGCAATTGCGGCCGAGGCAACTCTGTCGAAATTGAACGATGCATTTAACCGCAGGGGCGTCTTTATCCAGCGATAAAAAAAGACCCGGGGCGTAACAGCCCCGGGTCAACATATATGTCTATATTTAGTATCGAATTAAAGGAGGCGCAATATTGGTAATTGATTTTTCCAAGATCCAATTGAAGGACACGCCGAAGCTGGTGCTCCGCAATCTGGACAACACAGCAATTCAGGTGCTTGGTTGCGCCTATGGTTTGCAGCTTGAGCTTTGCTATAACGAAGTTTCAACGCTGACTTTTTCTCTGCCAAAATATGTAGATGGAGTAAAGACCCCAGGGTATGAGAAGGTAGTCGGAACAAGAATCGTTGATCTGATTGGTTGGGGGCAGTTTTATCTCGTCGATCCGGAGAGAGAAAATGACGGGCTTAAGGAAATTAAAACCTGCAAGGCATTTTCTCTTGAGTATGAGTTCTCAAAGAAGAAGATGTCGCTTGAGGAGAGCACATATAATTTCTGGAATCCTACAGCTCCTGACGAAACGGTTCTCGGCATTATTCTTGAGTATATGCCGTCCTGGTCGGTCGGCGAGGTTGATGAAAAGCTGATCGGGAAATATCGCACGTTTTCCGTAAGCAATGCGAATGTCTATGACTTTATTAAATCGACCGTTCAAAAGTCATACAGCTGCATATTTGAGTTTGACACGTACGCCAGAAAAATCAACGTCAAGCACACCGAGTCTGACGCAGAGACTTCTGCTGTGTTTATCTCTCTTGATAATCTGGCGAAGAAAATAACGGTCAAGGAAGAAACTGATGACTTGGTCACGGTTCTTGACGTAAACGGCGCCGACGGCGTCGATATCAGAAGCGTGAATCCGACAGGGACAAACAGAATCTATAACCTTGACTATTACATGAACACAGATCATTTCTCCCGAGAAATGATTGAGAAATGGGAAAACTGGAAGCAAACATTTGACGAGTCCCAGCCAGAGTATTACAGACTGGCAATAAAAAGGATGCTTCTTTTGTCAGAAAGTCTGGCAAAAGAGAACCAGATCAACGAGCTGCGTAATGTGAATATTGCTTCTCTCCGAAATGTACGCGACGCGAAATTAGAGCTTCTCACCTCTAACGGACACAGTGAGTTGTATGTTGCCGTTTCTGACACAGAGCCGAGCGCTTCCGGCGTGGTGAATGAACCGACCACAGAGGAATATCGCCGACAGCTTCTGACGCATATCAAGGTTGAAGACGATCAAAATCAGACTACAACAAATGACGATTTTATTGAGTATAATCGGTGCGTAACGAACTGGTTTTCTGGCGGAACAGCAAATTATTGGGCGATTTTTGATGCAATCGAGAACGGAAACTGCATCATTTCAGGCAGGCTTACACACCCTCAGAGCACTGACGCCGGTCATACGGTCAGGCTGCAAAAGGGAGATATCGAGTTTGATCTCGTATCTGTCCAGGACGCTCCGACAAAGACCTCTATCGAGACAATGGCGCAGATCCAGGATCTGAATGAACAGATCAGAGAGCTTGAGTCTCAGATTGAAGAAATCGAAGACGACCTCAGAATGAATACAGATCAGGAGCTGCTTTATGTTACGCAGCAAATGAAGGACATCAATCAGGAGTGCAGCTTTGCGTCGTACTTTACTGACGAAGAGCTTTTGATTCTGGATCGATACTTCATAGACGACAGTTTGAACGAAGCCAGTTTTGTACTGTCTACCGCCAATGCCTATATCAATGAAGACCACTCCTTCCCCCTTCAGGGCGCCGAGATCACCTTCTCCGGTTCTGATATCACGCTCTACAATGAATCCGGACAGAGTAAGCTCTATGACATCCGCGGTGGGTCTGTAATCGTTCAGGAGCCTGTGTCCGGTGTAGAGCCGGCTGCAATGTTCCAGATCAATAAAGCTACTGTTGAAATTCGCCAGGATGGGAAGTTTGTCCTGGCCGCTCACACAGGTGTAGGCGCAATCAACGGCGAAAGCCTTTCCGGCGGACATCTTTCAATAACTGCGTCATACGGGTCTGAAATAGACTCGGACTTAGTGATCGATTCGGAGACGCCGTCTTCGTTGTATAACGGAAGCCGTGTTGTATTCAGCTCGTCCGGCATGCAGTTGTATTTCACGCAGAATCCAACGGAATATGAACAATACTCCGTGGAGTGGGATTTGTTTGAGTATGGCATGGACTGCCTGAATAAGTTGGCGTACCCAACCTATTCCTTTACGGTTGATTCAGCGAACTTCTTTGCTCTGGATGAATTCAGATCCTTCGTTCTCCAGACTGCCCTTGGTAAGAGAGTCTATCTCGAACTGGAAGAGGGTGTTGTTATGGACCCGATTCTTACAGGTGTCTCTCTGAACCTGGAGGATCTGGCGTCGCTTTCGTTGAAGTTCGGCAGTTCCTACAGTATGTATGACAATGCGTTCCATCTTGTAGATTTGCTTCAGCAAAGTGTTTCTCTCGGAAGGACACTCGACACCAGCAGGTTTGGCTACAACTCGTTTATTGACAGTGGCGCATCGACTGCCGTAAAGGAATTTATGGACGGAGCGCTCGATGCATCGAAGAATGCAATTTCGTCCGGAGACGGCTTTAACCTTGTGTTTGACGGAAGCGGACTCCATGGTCGGAAGATTGCCAGCGACGGGACTGTAAGCCCTGAAGAAATCGCTATCATCAACAACAGCATTGTGTTCACTGACAATAATTGGGATACTGCAAAGATGGCCATCGGTCATTTCTCAGATCCAAATCTTGGTGAGTCGTGGGGTATTGTCGCTCCAAGTATTGTCGGCACTTTACTCGCGGGACGAAATCTTGTAATTGAGTCAGAGAAGCAGGACGGCGGCGTATCTGTCTTCCGCGTTGACGGGAATGGCGCGCTGCTTCACAACGCAAGGTTCGATATTGAGGACTCCCATAAACACATTATTTTGGACCCTGTTCTTGGGTTTGCTATTGGTGAATACCCGGTCGTCAAGGACGGCGCTATTGATATCGGTACGAGCAGCGCTCCCGGTAATGCAAAGTTTTGGGTAGACACCGACGGAAACGTGTATATGCGGGGAACGTTGGAAGGTTGCGACGGAACGTTCAGCGGAGCTCTCTCCGGTGGAACAATCAGCATTGGCAACGGAAATTTCGCCGTTGACGCAAACGGCAACATGACCGCCAACACCGGTACCTTCAAGGGGACTGTCTACGGCGCTGACTATAAAGACGAGAACGGCAGCTCTATGGTAAATTCTGACGGGCAGTTCCTTCCGGATTATCTGGATCTTAAGGGACTGACGATCCGTGACGAAAATAATAACGTTACGTTCCAGGTTGATTCAAACGGCAACGTCACTATGAAAGGCTCCCTTGACGGCTGCGACGGAACGTTTAACGGGAGTGTTGTGTGGCGTAATAACGACTCTACCGCTTCCATTTCGTTCACACAAGGCGCCGCTGGCCAGACCGTGACAGACCTGATTGCATTGAAAACAAACAAAGGTATTCTCCTCGATGCAGACGGCAATACGTCAGACGGCCTGACCGGCAATATCCGTATCAAAGCGTCCAGCAGAGTTTGGTTTGAGGCAGACCCGGAATCTATCATGCTTTGTGTCGGGAAAGGAACAAGTTCTGCGCATTACGTTTCTTTGACTGATTACATCAGAAGCCTGATCAGTGGAAGCTGATCGGATGGAAAGGATATATATGAACAAGGATGAAACACAACAGGCAATCTTAAGTCAGCTCGGAGCGGTAATCAACGTGCTCAACAGTGTGTCTGTTTCCGGCCGCGATAATCTTACGCGGCTGGGAGGCAGTATTTGTACTCTGGAGCAGATTTCTGAGGCGCTTAAGAGAATGTTTGAGTTGCAGAATAGCGAGGTGAAGTAATGTCTTTCGAAGCTGAATTTACATTTGACGGCATTCATAGTCGTGAATATGGCCTCGTAGCTTACTCTATTTCTCAGAACAGCGAAGATTCTGCACCGTTTTCTTCCGGCCCGGAGATTGTAGATGAGTATCTGTTCAGAAGATTTCGGTCCTTCTTCTATGGAGTAAAGCGACCGTCGAAGCTGTCGTTTCATCTCTACCTCAGCATTGATATCTGCAGACTTGAGGAAGGGAAATATCTGACGAGAGACGAGATAGAACAGGTCGCGAGATGGCTGACGTCTCCAGATACTTACAGGTGGTTGGAGATCTCACAGGATGACATGGTCCCATACAGGTTCCGCTGCCTGATTACAAATCTGGAGCTGACGAAGTTCGATGGCGATCCGGTTGGGTTTGACGCGACTGTTACATGTGATTGCCCATATGCGTACATGTACCCGCATGAGTATTACTGTCATGTCAGTACAAACGGGCAGGAGTCTGTCGCGATAAACAACCTAAGTACAATTGAGCGCGGGTATCGCCCAATCGTGAAAATAGAGTACACAGGTAACGGAGGCGGCGCTCTCGCAATCAGGAACCTCACCACCGGAAAGTCGCTTGAAATCGAAGACATCCCGTCCGGCGAGAAGTCGATTCTGATTGATAATGGTCTGATGATTATTTCATGCAAAAACGGTTCCAACTTATATAAATCCTGCAATTTTGATTTCATCTCGCTTCAAAGAGGGATGAACGAGATACAGGTTGAGACTGATCAGCCTGCAGATGTGACATTTATCTGCGAATATCCTGTAGATATTTGCGCATGATCATCACAACAGAAACGAGGTGAAATAATGACAGGAAAATGCTATGACGTGAATGGAAATGAGATCGATCACCTTACACAGTGGGATTTGAACCAGGTGATCTGTCTGGACAGTGAGGTTACCTCCCCTGTGCCGGAGATACATTTTTGCGGCCGGGAACACACTCTTGCATATGTTACGGAAGGCTCTATTCGGTCTGGCCGTGTCAGTGCTGAGGTTCCGAATATTCTTCTGCAGGATCGAGGCCCGATTACGATTTATCTCTACTACAAACCTGGAGATAACAGCGGCAAGTCTTCAGATCCGATTACTCTCCAGGTCTATGGGCGCCAGAAGCCGAGCGATTACTACTATACTGACAACACAGACGAGATTCTCGATCTTCGCACTCAAATAGAGGGATATCAGGAACAAATTGACGAGCTTGGCGAGATAAAGCTTAACAAGGATTCTCCTAGCGTATCCAGAGTTCTGAATATCGAAGGCCGGGCCGGCGAGATGGCAATCAACTTTATCGGCGACTCGACTCAAACGGTTTCTATCCGCCCGGTCGCCGCGGAAGAAAACGAGCCAATGTCTCTTGTGTTCAGCGCAAACAGCGGGAGCCCAACGAGGTTATCTGGCATTGAAAGCCCTACCGGCGAACAGGACGCTGCGAACAAAGATTACGTTGACAGCAAAGGCATCCAGTTCGAACAAAAAAGCGGAATGTTACACTCATTCTCTCCAGTGTCGAACAGGGTGTATTTGTTTGATTCTGTCAACGGCATTTCTATCACAGAAATCCCTGAACACGCAGTTTTCGAGCTGATTTTCTCTATCCCATCTTCCGGTGGCGCAATCGTTATTCCTTCAGATGCGACTCTTGTGGTCAACGGAGTTACTCCGGCAAGTACGGTGAGCGGAAATAGCACGTCGTATAATCTCACAGCTGGAAATTATGAAGTGAATTTCTTGGGTAACAGTGGGGTAGGCGTAAGATGGAACTGATACTGTTATTACGAAGAAGAGCCCTGATTCTCGAAGGGCTCGCTCGCTCTAATCAAGGGTGACAGCGATTACTACATGAGGTGATTACATATGAATGGTGTTGCTATGGTCGATATTGTGATCAAAGCTGGCAGCTTTCTTGCAGCCGTTGGCGCTCTTGTCGGAGCGATTATTGCGGTTCACAAAACGTTGGATAACAATCGGAAACAGAATGACGAGATCTCTGCAATTAAAGAAGAACAGACAATCATCTGTTACGGCCTTAAAGGAGCGCTGCAGGGACTCATTGAGCAGGGTTGCGATGGTCCGTGTAAGGAAGCTCTCGGGATGCTCGACAAACATCTGAACAAAATTGCGCACAAGCCCAACCTCAATTGAAGACGTTGGGCTCGTAATATACCTAAAGGAGGAAATGATTATGGTGTTTTCCAAAGAATGGTGGCGTGCTGCCCTGGTTCGCGCTCTCCGCACTGCGGCTCAGACGGCCGCGGCCATGCTCCCCGCTGCGGCCACTATTGCGCAGGTCGACTGGCTTACTGTGGCCGGGACCGCAGCTCTTGCAGGTCTTGCGTCTATTATTACCAGCCTGGCCGGTCTGCCAGAAGTGGAGTAATCGCCGGATAATACAACCGGAGGTTAAATATGGATAAGATTTTACGTAAAGAATGCGTTGATGTATATCGCGCAGCCAACCAGTTCGATATCTATGTGACCACTTTTGCCACGCTTGGATCGCACGAGGCCGCAAAGCTTGCTATCGGAAGCATGGCATACGTTCGCGAGAAAGGCAAGGTCTACATTAAGATGACAAACAACGGGAATGCAGAAGACTGGAGTGTTGCATAATGAGCTTGCTGCACGATCTGATTGTTTCTAAGCTTACAGGGGTGTCTGAAGCTGCGGCGCCAGATGATTCCCCTATTCAGACTGTTGCGGCGCAGCCTGATACGATCTATGAGTATGGTGAGCTTGAAGAGCTTGAAGTCACAGAGGTTCCTGACGGGAAAGACATTACGGTGATCATCTTCACTTCTGGAGATGATCCTACTGTTCTGACGCTTCCTGATAGTGTCAATATGCCGGACTCGTTTGAAGTTGACGCCAATAAGAGATATGAATTGAATATTATGGGTGGGTACGGTCTGTCTTCTGAATGGCCGGCATAAGGAGGCCGCTATGGATCTATTGAGACATAGAAGAAGAGCCATGATGCAGCAGTCTGCTGGGACCGCATTGTTTAGATTGGTTCCAGGATCCTACTCCAGCGTTCTTTCAACTGGACAGATTATATTATCCGGAAGAAATCATGTGTCAGTCCAAAACTCCAATGTTTCCGGCACGCAGCTTGCGCCAATCACTCCGGCCATCCAAGGCTACGACCCGCGGTCTTCTAGCGAAAATGCTACATATAAGACAGTAACTGACGTGTTGTTCACGCTCCTGCCCGGAGATACGGTACGATTCGTCGTCAAGGATGTGAATGCTAGTAACAGAAATCAGGAGCTTCGGCTCGCGCTGGCAACGTCCGGGTCATATCTGTCAAGCCAGACATTCAATGCAAAGGACTCCATTGATTACACAATGACTGTAGCGAATACATATGACATCACAGGTTTGTATGTACTCTACAGTGGCGCAAATGCAAGCGCGTCATTTAATTTTTCTGTGTATGTGAACGGCGTCCTTTTCTTCGGAGGATAAAATGTACGGAAGAATTGTTGATGGAGTGTTTGAATACGCTCCGAGAAAAATTCATCTTGGGCGTAAGACGATTTACAATCCAAAGCCAGAGCATCTTCTCGCCGCTGGGTACCTCCCTCTTGTTTTTACCGAGGCGCCGGAGGTAGACGAGCATCATGTTGCCGTTTGTAAATGGGAACAGGTTGAGGATAAAATCGTTCAGTCCTGGGAGATTCAAGACGCTTAAGAAAAAAATAGGCCAGCTCAAACGAGCTGGCCTAACTTTTATGTCTCGATAAATGTCTGTAAATCTATACAGAAATTTATCCAAACATAGAAAAATGTGGATTTTGGTACGTGGACTGCTTTGGTTTATAATCTCCTAAATTGAATTTGGTTTGGGGACATTTCCGGGGACATTTGATATTTGAGTTTTTGTCGCCAAAATGTCTAAACTTTTCGCACTAAAAATGGTACAAAAAATCCTGAAACCATACGATTTCAGGACTTTTTATGGTCCGAGTGACTGGATTCGAACCAGCGGCCTCTTGAACCCCATTCAAGGTAGGTTCGTGTTATTTCGTGCCGTTTGGTGTCGTTTCGTGTCAGCTCGTGTCGCTGAATTCGTTGGTATATAAGGGTTTTCTGACGTCGGGGCCGGAAACCGTTGCGGGGCAAGGGGTTCAAAAATCCGAGTGGTTTGGGGACATTCCGGGGACATTTGTGCCCTGAGTGCTGAGGATGGAATCAATGATCTCCGCCGTCTGGTGCATCTCCTCTTTGTATGTGTGCGTATAAATATCCAATGTTGTGCTGGCCTTTTCGTGCCCCAGAAACTTCTGCACGTAGTTGATCTTCTGGCCGCCGCTGATGAGCAGGCTGCCGGCGGTGTGTCGCAGATCGTGGAACCGGATCTCCGGCAGATGGTAGATCTCCAGGATCCGCTTGAACCGTCTTGTGATATACTCCGGCTTGTACGCCTCCCCGTTCTGCCATTGGCAGACATGGCCGCTGTCATGAAACGCAGTGCCAAGCGCCGCCTTTAAGACCTCCATGGTCTGCTTCCGCTGTATCAGATACTCCTTTAACTGCCCGGGCAGCGTCAGCGTTCTGCGGCTGGCCTCGCTTTTTGTTCTCTCTGCCTCTGAGAGCGTACAAAAGCGGACCACGGTGTTGCGGATCTCCACAGTCCCCTTCTCCAGATCTACGTCTGCCCAGCGCAGGCCTGCTACCTCAGACCGGCGTAGACCCAGGAACAGCCCCAGATAGACCGCAGGCTCGATGGGATCGCGCCGGACTGCCCGGAGCAGCTCGTTGGCCTGCTCCTTAGAGTAGGCCTTGCCCTTGAATCTCATGGCCTTCGGGAGTGTCAGATTGACGCATGGGTTGAACGGAATCTCCCGGTACTGCGCTGCCTCCTTGAGGGCGCCGTTGATGGGTACCAGGTATTTCTTGATGCTGTTGGCAGAGCTGCCGGCGGCATTTTCTGCGTCAATAAAGCGCTGGAGGTCCCTTGGTACGACATCTGCAAGCTTCAGCCTTTTGGGGCCGAAATAGGGTTGAATGTGCGCGTCAAAATAAGACCGATAGGCCTCGTATGTGTCCAGACGGATACTGCTTTTTCTGCGCTCGATCCACTGGTCGACGCAGTCTGTCAGATACAGCTCCGACCGGTCACCGAGCTGAAAGCCTGGATCGGACTCCAGCTGAGCAATCCACTCGTCCAGAAGCTTTTCTGCGCTGCGGCGGTATTGCCGCGTCTGTCTGGGCGTGCTGCCCTCTACACGAATTTTTGTGGACCTGGACTTTTGTGCGTCCTGTCCGTTTTTGTCTTTGTATCTGACAACCATTTGCCAGATCCCTCTTTTGTCTCTTAAACTGCCTGAGAGCTTCATCTATGCCTCCCTTCCGGATGCTTCAGGGCAGTCCACGTACCGCTCCCCTGCCGAGGCGATGGATGTGAGCAGCCACGGCTTGGGGATCCGGATCAGCCTGCCGATGTGCAGAACCGGCAGACGCCCGGTATGTATCATGTGGTAGACCTTTGTCCTGCCGATGCCCAGCGCACGCTGGATATCCGGAACGGTCATCATCTCCGGGAAATCACGAAGCTCTATCATGGTGTCGTTTTTGCCTGTAAGCATACGACCCTCCTGTCCAATACGGCGGCCACGAAATGTGGCCGCCGTATTTTTTTAACGGTCAGGCTCCTGTGGAGCCCATGCCGCCACGGCGGGCGGCAGTGGCGTCGTCATCGACCGTGACGCCGAAGGGGATGAACACCCCCTGCATGAATTTGTCGCCGGCCTGCAACCGCAGCGTCAGATCTGGAGAGCCGTTGACAACCCTTGCAAAAATATGGCCTTCGTTGTCGGCATAGTAGTAATCTGAATCCACAATGCCGGTGGTATTGGCAAGGCGCATCTGATACCTGCTGCCAAGGCCGCTCCTTGGGAAGCAGCCCAGGAACCAGCCGGGCTCCATCTGGACACGGATGCCTGTGGGGATTGTGACGGCCTCTCCTGGCCGCAGGATGAACGAAAACGGCGCGACGAAGTCGTACCCGGCGGAGCCGGCTGTGGCTCGCACAGGCAGGCGGATGGCCTCGTAGAGGCCTTTTAAGGCCGAAATTGAATCATCAAAGTGGGATTTCATATCGGCGCAATATTGCGTAAAGCTGACCTTCTCAAAGTGTCCCGCTTGTTCCATGGGAGTCCTCCTTTTCCTGCTTCAGAGTTTGAATAAGCTTGTCTATCGTCCTTGCAAGGGCGACGAAGTCTGCCCGGGTGTATCCAAGCTCTGTCATTGGCATGGTGCCGATGCGGATACCGGAGGCCTGGGCAGGAGGACGGGTCTCACCGGGAATGCAGTTTTTATTTACCGCGATGCCCGCATGATAAAGACGACGCTCTACCTCCCTGCCGGTCAGACCGGTGTCGGTCAGATCCAGGAGGAAGAGATGGTTGTCCGTGCCGCCGGACACAATACGGTAGCCAAGACGCCTGAATTCCTCCGCCATGGCCTTGCTGTTTTGGACCACATTGGTCATGACCTCACGATAGCCCTCTGTAAGCACCCGCTCGGCGCACAGCGCCTTGCCGGCGATGACATGCAGCATGGGACCGCCCTGCATACCAGGGAAAACCGCGCTGTCGATTTTGGAGGCAAGCTCCGGCCGGCAGAAGATCAACCCGCCCCTGGGGCCGCAGAGGGTTTTATGGGTGGTCATGGTAACAATATCCGCATAGCCGAAGGGCGAATGATGTAGCCCCGCCGCCACAAGACCGGCGATATGGGCGATGTCCGCCATATAGACCGGCTTGTAGTCTGTATGCCCGTCCGCCTGCAAATAGGTACTGCAGCCACGGATGATCCGATCAATCCGCTCAAAATCAATGGTTCTGGAGTAGGCGCTGGCGCCGACCAGAATCAGATCTGGCATGGTTTTGAAAATTTCGTCCTCAAGGGCACTGTAATCCAGTAGACCGTTTTCATCCAGCCCATAGTGGCAGATGTTGTAGAGCTTACCGCTGAGGTTTGCCGGGTGGCCGTGGCTCAGATGGCCGCCGTCGTTCAGACCGAGAGACAGGATCCGCTTTCGGTGAGAGGCAGATGGATCCAGCACGGCGAGATACGCCGCAAGGTTGGCGTTGGTGCCGGAATGTGGCTGCACGTTGACGTGGTAGTCCGTTTGGAACACCTGCTGCCATTTTTCACAGCAGTAGGTCTCCAGCCGGTCGGCCACCTCGCAGCCGGCGTAGTATCGCCGGCCGGGGTAGCCCTCTGCATACTTATTGGTAAAGACGCTGCCGACGGCGGACATGATCTCCTCGCCGGCGTAGCTCTCGCTGGCGGTGAGGTTGATTACCCCGCTTTGCCGCATCCGCTCGTCGCGGATCATTGTAAACACCGGACTCTGTGCCATCAGCTGATCCTCTCTGCGTACTGGTTTGGACTGGCCAGGCGGACGCCCAGCACCTCGTCATAATGGTCAAGCTCGCCGGGACAGTAGCGGCCGTACTTGACAATGATATTGGGGAAGGTGGAGAGCAGCCAGAGCTTTTCCCTGATCTCGTCCTTGTTATAGCCGGTATAAATTACAATATCATCCCGGCACTGATTGGTGACGCGGATGGCGTGCACCAGCTGGACGATGTCGTCAAATTGGTCCATGGGCTCCAGACCGCCAAGGACAATGGCCTTGGTGATGGGGTTGCTCATATAAGAGCGGGAGAGCCACTCCACGGACACGTCCATGGACTCCGCGTTGGCAAGATCGCCGTTCTGGCACACGGGCCGGCCGCACTCCCTGTCACATTTGAAGGTGCAGGTGGCGGTGCTGATGAACATGGAGGGCTTTTTATAGTTGACAAAATCCTCGGTGACGACGCCCTTGATCAGCATAAGAAGCCCTCCGTGGGATGCAGCATCCGCTCCCCCTTCTCGGTGAGGGTGAACACTGCGTCCTCAGGAATATAGCCGGTCTCCGCCTCTGCAAAGGCCTTGCGGACCTCTCCAAAGGACATGGTTCTGGTGACGTCCACGATTTTACCGTCAAGCCAGATCTTGGCATAGATGGTGAGCTCCACAGAGGAGGACGGCGCGGTGATGACCATATACTTTTCTTCCGGCATCACAATATCGCCGGAATCAAGGTCTTTCTTTTCATCTTTCATTATGCTTCTGTTCCTTTCTCGTTCAGCTGCATCCACTCGCGGAGCTTATACTCTTCCTTCCGCTCCTTGGACCATGATTTTGTTTTGGTGTAGAACCCCACGGTTCTGGTGTATTCTGAGGTGCTCTTCTCCCCGCACTCGGGACATACATCCCCGTAGAAGAGATGGCCGTTGTCGCAGGCGCTCATCTTGCCGTTGAAGGCAAAGTACGTAACGCCCCGGTCTGTGATATAGTTTAGCATATCCCAGGCCTGCTCCTCTGTTGCAAAGGGGGCGTCCACGTTGATATGGCAGATGGAGCCGCCGTCGCAGTAGTGGTCAAAGGCTGCGCAGATATCAATCCGGTCCTTTAAGGACGCAGGGATGCCCAGGGCTAACCATTGGTTCCCATACAACGGAAGATCTGTCACCGCCTGCTCGTTGAACAACAGCACGTCCGCCTGCTGAAATTTGATGGCGGCGGTCTCGCCGGGCACCTGCTCGATATTCACCATATAGTCCTTGTCGGCGGTAAACTCTGCAATGGTGCTGTGGCAGATATCAAAGATGGCGGCGCCGAAGCGGTAGGCGTCATCGGTGTAGTTGACCTTGCCAAGCTCGTCGGTGACGGTGTAGCCGAAGTATTTCATCACCTCGTACACGCCGTTGAGACCGACGGTGTTATACAGGTGCTCAAAATCCAGCATGCCGGGGTTGAAATTGGGCAGCAAACCCTTTTCAACGTTGCGGCGGATGATGCTGCGCACCACGTCCAGCAGCTTCATATCCAGAATCAGCCGGTCCTTCAGAATCCGCTTGAAGCGCCGCTCGTTTTTGCAGGACTCATAGGCGATTCTGGCAAGGTTGATGGTGGAGACCTTGACGGAGCCGACCTTTAAGGCGGTGCCGCCGATGCTGTTGAAATACCCAAGATCCTTGATAGAGCTCTTCAGCCGGCAGCAGTTGGACAGAGAGGTGACGCTGCTGTCACAGAAGAAATTGCTGTCGTTCCACTTGCGGTTATGGTTGGATGCATACCGGGCAAAGGACTCGTCCACAAACTTCCCATCCTTTTTCAGAAGAGAGATTGTATTGACCGGGAAGGTGAACATTCTGCCACGGTCCTTGATACCGGACATCTCCTCCAGGAACCACTTTTCAAACTGCATGATCTCGCCCTTGAAATCTACGGCAAGCTTGCCGTCCGGGAAAACCATGCCGCCGAAGAGGGCGTCAAAATACTCGGCGTCAAAAATGGAGGTGTTGACGAAGGCGGACTGGATGCCGTCGCGGGTATATGGCTGATTCATGCCGTAGATGATGCGCTGGACCTCGCTTTTGGCGAACTGCTCCGGAGTTTGGCTTCTGGGATAGTGGCCGGAGTCTACATCCACCCGCCAGTACCACCAGAGATAGGGAATCAGATTCGGCAGACCGCAGGCGCCGGATGTCCGGTTGCTGGTGAAGTTGATGAACTCCTTGACGAAGTCCACAAAGGTCTCAAGATGTTTAGCAGGTTCCGGCCGCTGATGATCCTCCAGATAATACAGCCCCTCGGAGACGATCTTCTCCAGATCGTAGGCGAAGCAGTAGGGCACGAAGGTGGCGCTGTTGGCGTCGTGGAGGTACAGGGACTTGTTCCACTCCTCTTCAAACCACTTTTTGGCGGTGCGCAGGCCGTACTTTTTCTTCATCTCATAGAAGATCTTGCTGTAGGCCATCAGCTTTTCGTGGGGTTTGGACATCTCGGAGCGGAGAGTCACGATGTCCTTTTTGTGTACGTTGGAGCTGCCGTCTACGGAGGCATCCGCAACGGTTTCGCTGTCGATGAAGCTGTCCATAAAGTCGGAGTAGTCCAGCTGAGACTTATGGACGCCGTTGAGCTTTTCAAAATCGGTGCCGTACTTCTCCCCAAGGGCGCTCAAAAACCGCTCAAAGTCCCGATCAAGATTCAGTTCAATTTGCATGGGACACCTCCGGGGCGGCGTTTACCCACTCGACGGCGGGGATGAATTGCAGAAGCTCGCCGTCTACGGAGAGGACGGGGACGGACTCAATGCCAAGGGACTCCATTTTGTCAATGGAGTCTACCACCTCATACGCAATCTGCTTTGCGTCAAGCTTCTGCTTCAGTACTCTGCACCTGGGGCAGCCGGTGGAATAAAGTGTAACCATTTCGGCCTCCTAAATTTGATTGGATAGCGCCAGCTCTACGATGGCGTTCGCTACTATTTGCAGCTCCTCCAGTGTATAGTTCCAGACGGGGATATCAGGATCCCAGTTGTCCAGCGCACACTCGGACGGGTGCTCTTTTTGCTCCGCGAGGAGCTTGTTTTTGTAGCCGGGGCGAAAAACCCGGATATGGGTGGCATGGAACAGCTTTTGTGGGATGGAAACCTCATTTGGGAATCTGGCATCCGGGATCAGAACATAGTCCCACTCCACCTCAAAGAGCTTTATAAAACCGCAGACCCAGTTGACCCAGTAGTTTTCGTCCCGGCGGCGGACCACATCTGTGCCCACATACTGGAGAAGACTCCGGCCGGCCTGGTCCTTATTGCCGTCCCAGCCGAAGAACTGCCGGCACACATACTTTAAGAGGTCTGCGTAATGAATAATCAGAACCCGCTCCCCTGCCTCGGTCAGAGACCGCTCCATCATGGAGGCGAGGGTATCCTTACCACTGCCGGATTTCCCGGAGATCAGAAATACTCTCATAGCGCCTCCGCGGTGATCAGCTCGCTGTGGGGCAGAGCGCGAATTCCATCACGGAGCGCAGCCCACTCCGGAAGGCGGTGGCCCGCCCGCTGGCGGTAAATGGTTTTGAGCTGCAGATAATTGGTGGTCATGCCGGCGGTGAGACGGAAGCCGGTGGGATTGCTGTACAGGATTTGCAGATACAGATCGTTCTGCCGGCGCTTTGCCTCCGCCGGATCTGGCAGAAGGCCGCTGTTGAAGTCTTCCACCAGCCGGTTATAGGCATCGACCTTCTCCTTCATGACGGCGACGATGCGGGGATCTACATACCCGATGTAGGCCTTATCCAGATCAAACCGGGTGATGCGGTGCATGGTGGACTGGGAGCTGACGATGTCAAACCAGTTGTACCGCTCCGCCTCGGTCCAGGCCTTGACGGTGAAGGTGAGATCAAACTGGACGTTGACGCCGCAGAGCCAGTGATCGTGGCCGCCGCCGGGCTCGGCACAGGCAAGCTTTTGGATCCCGGGGGTGAGATCGGAGTTCAGTGCCTGCACGTCTGCGGACATCGGGTACTTTGCCCGACGAACCGCGTCTGCAAGCCCGTAAACCTTGATATTTTGCAGCACATCGTTTTGGAATGGAACCTCATAGTAGTTTTTCAAATACACAACGACCTCCTTTGTTTCTATGTTTTCGGGAAAACCGCCGGCAGCGCGTACGTGAGAACGTATTCACTGCCGTGGGATTGACACGGTGGATTTTGAACGGTATAGGCGCCTGTGATATCGGCCGGCAGGCCTGGGTCCCCGGCGGAAAACCAGGGAACCCACAGGCTGCGGGCGACAGTATAGGAATCTGTCATGACTCATGGCTCTACAATGGGATCGACGGCACAGGCGTCGATGATGGTATCCAGGCACTGACAGCAGAGCTTGATGCGGACGTGCTCCAAATCGTGTACGGAGCCGTAACCGAGCCGCTTGTCGATGGAAATGTGTTGGGCAAGATCCTGCCCGGAGAGCGGCCGGCCGCAGAGGTTGCAAACTGCCGCTGCCGGCCGCCTATGTATGGCGTAAATAATGACCTTTGACACTGGAAAGCCTCCTGTCAGAAGTTTTATTCTACAATTTTGTCGTATGCGGTGAGGTTGAAGTACTCCCCCTGCCGGGTGAAGCCCTTGCAGAGGATGATATCGCCCTTTGCAATGGGCAAAAAGTTGTAAAGCTTGTTGAAAAGCGTGAATTTTGCCTCTTTGCCGCTGCCGATGGACTTGGTGTGGACGGTGTAGCCGAATTGTTTGCCGTCTTTTTTGCGTTTGACAGGGAAAATGTCCATAATATAGAGCTTTCGGCGGTCTTTTTCTTCGCCGGAGACGTAACCGGCGTAGCCCATGGCCTCTGCAAAGCTGCGAACCTTGCTGAGATCGCTTAAATCGGCCATTTTCAGGCCTTTTACCAGGTCTTCCACCTCAAAAAGGATGGATTGGACATCCAAAAGTGTGTAGCTCTTGGCGATTCCCCCGGATTTTGTGGTGCCGACGGCATATTTTTTGACCGGAGCCTCTAAAATGGTGCCGTCTACCTTCTCTTTGCTGAGTTTTTTGGCCTGTCCCTTGTGAAACACCTCGTAAAACAGCTCCACAAGGCGCAAAAGCTCCCTCTGGTTGCCGAAATCGGAGAAAAAGTCCAGCTTGACCAGGATATCCAGCTGCCTGGTGTTCAAAGAGGTCTTCTGATCCAGGTCAATGAGCAGCTCCATGAACCTGGCGTAGTGTTTTTGCGTGGAGAGGTGGTATAATTCCTCCGCAACGCCGGGACTCATATATTTAATGGAGGAAATACCCTTGGCGATCTGATTGCGCTCCTTATCAAAGAAGTAATTGCCCCTGGAGATGCCCCATTTCGGCATGGTGACGTGGATACCGACCCTGTTTGCATAGGCGGTGCCGACGCGGATGTCGTCATCGTTGGCCGCGTTGTTGAGATAGGCAGTGATAAACTCGTGGGGGTAATAATGGCGGAAATATCCGTAGTAATACCCAAGAAGACAGTAGGCCACGCTGTGCGAATAATTGAACATGTAGGACGACGCGTCCTCGATGACCTTGAGATACTGCCGGACCTCCTGCTCGGCCACCTCACGGGGCTTGGGGGAGCGGGCGCAGTAGCCGGCAATGATTTTTGGCATCATCTGCTCCAGCACATCCAGCTTCTTCTTTGCAATGCCGCGGCGGACCGTGTCGGCGTCGCTGCCGGACAGGCCGCAGATTTCCATCAGGTATTTCGAAACGTCTTCCTGGTAGACCAGATACCCGTGGTTGTTTTGCAGAAGACGGTCCAGCTCGTCTGTTGGATTTTTGTGTACCTTGCGCTTCAGAAGATCGTCGCGGTAGGAGCTGCCGGAGGGGCGTATGGCGGCGGTGACCAGGGACATATCGAAAATGTTCCGTGGCTTGAACTGCTTGAAGCACTGGGCGGCGTAGGAGGACTCCATCTGGAAGATCATGGACTGGTCTTTGCACATGCTGTCCCACACGGCGGGGTCATTGAAATCCACCTGGTAGGTTTTTGGATACGGGATACCGATGTAATTGCAGGCGTCCCGGATCACCTTGACGGATTTCAGAATCAGCATGTCGTACTTGATGAGACCGGCCAGGTGGGCGTTGTCCATGTCCAGAAAGAGACAGGCCTCCCCGTCCTTGTCAAAAACCCCGTAGCGGTCTGCCAGGGTAACCGGCGAGATCACGATGCCGGCGGGATGGACAGACTGAGAAATCTTGGTGTCCAGCATCCCGTCCAGATAGTAGAACAGCTGGGGATATTTCTTCCTGGCCTTGGCCTCGTCGACCTCAAACTCGTCCTTGATGGCGGCGATATTCTTCAGGCTCCAGGGGTTTTCCGCGCCGGGATGCTCCTTTTCATACTGAATGGAGAGGTGCCGTCCAATATCGTCGATGGCGCCCTTGGCCTGCATGGTGCCGAAGGAGGCCACCCGGGCGGTCTTATCGGCGCCGAACTTTTGGATGATGTGCCGGAAAATTGCGGGCCGGTCGGTATCTACCACGTCGGTATCAATGTCGCCGGGCTCGACACGGTTCTCGTTGGCAAAGCGGGAGAACAGAGTGCCCCAGGTTTCCGGGTTCAGATCAATGATATCCGTGATATAGGCCACACGGCAGCCGCCGACGGAGCCTCTGGCAGTGCCAACGGCCATGCCGCTGTCACGGCACCAGGAGATGATTTCGGACATGCTGAGCAAGAACCCGGTCATGCCCAGCTTGCGCAGAACCCGCAGCTCCTCTTGGATGGCGGCGTCAAAGGCAGGCTTTTGCGACGGCGGGATGACGCCCCGCTCCAGCTTTTCCCGGTACTTCTTGTGCACCAGGGCGGTGAAGCGGCGGTCGTCCTCCTCTGCAGAACCGTAGAGGATCGGATACTTGACGGAGAGATCCAGATTCAGATCTTCTGTCATGTCATACAGAAGGTTTGTGTTTGCAATGGCCTGGAGATATACCTCCTCAGGGAGGGCAGATTGGGTACGGAAGGCGGAAACCAACTCGTCATAGGTCTTATAGGTGAGATCGAAGGCGTCCTCGTCACCGTAGGATTTGTGCTTGGAGGACAGCAGCACTGCGCGGCACTCCGCCTTATAAGGAGAAGAGCTGTGGGTGTCTGTGCCGGCGATCAGCGGCTTGCCCAGCTGTTTGGACAGGGCGAACAGCCGCTTGTTGAACGCAATCTGATCCGGGTGGTTATGGGGCTGGATTTCCAGAAAATCGTACTTCCGCGCAAGCTCCAGATACCGTGGGTGGTTTGCCGGGAGCTTGTTCAGTGGAGAGGCCAGACAGGCGCTGGTGGAGATGAGGTTGTCGGAAATGGCAAGAAACTCATCAAAGGAGATGCGGTTGGTGTAGTAAAAATGTTCCGGATCACAGGACTTGCTAACCAGGGCGTTGAGCTCCAGAACCCCGGCGGGGTTCCGCGCCATGAGCACGGTGTGGTAGTTGTCACGCACCTTTGGTTCCAGAGACTCGGTGAGATAAATTTCCACAGAGTGGATGAAGCGGATGCCGGCCTTTTTGCAGGCGGCCCACTTTTCCACCCAGTTTAAGGGCTTGCCGTGCTCTGAAAAGGAGATGGCCTTTTGCCCGTTTTGGACTGCGAGATCGATATAGTCCTGGAACTTGGTGCAGCTATCAAGAAGACTGTAATCGGAGTGAAGGTGGTACGGGATATAATTAGGCACCGTACTCCCCCTTCCACCAGGCGATGAGCTCGTCTGCTGTGCGGGGCGTGTAGTCCATATACGGCATCATGCAGCCCACGTTGACGATCTGGCCGCGGTTTAACGTGTGCGCCTCCTGATGCTCAGAAACCAGGGCGCGGACAAACCGGAGGCGGTCCGCCTCTTCCTGGGTGACGGCGTGGGTGTGGCCGTGGAAGTGCCAGACGTTTTCGACATAGCTCAGGCGGTAGAACAGAATCGGATAGTGGCAGAGGATGATTTTGCGGCCATCGTCTATGATTTCTTTATAATCCTTGACGTCACAGAGACGGTTGCGGACCTCGGTTGGAAAGCGCTTGAGATCGTGATTGCCGGTGATCAGCGTCTTGCGGCCGCGGAGCAGTTTGAGAAGCCGCAGCCAGTCATCCGCCTTGCCCCAGCAGAAATCGCCCAGGATATAGACGTCGTCCTTGTCGGTGACCGTACGGTTCCAGTTTTGGACAATGACGTCTTCCATCTGCGCAACGGAGGAAAACGGCCGGCCGTCAAAGCGGAGAATGTTGCCGTGGCCGAAGTGGGTATCGGCGATATAAAATAGTTTGCCCATCAGTGATCACCTTCTTTCTGTATGGGCAGGGAGTCCAGCCAGGCGAGCAGCTCTGCCGGCGGAGAGGCCGGCGCCTCCTCCGAAGCCGGGAATCTGACGGCCGCCAGATCCGGTTGGATCCACTCCAAAAACCTGCGCATATTATGCAGGCGCTCGGCATACTCACTCAGCGTGAGGCGCTTGCCCCTGGCGGAGTTGGTCAGCTTGTCTGCGTACTCACAAAGGATTTCATGAACTGGTCTTGCGCCGGCCTTGTAATCGTAACAGAGGACGTTGTACAGTGTAAGCTCACTGACCATGTTTCCGTACAGGACATACTCCTCCATCGTAGCGGGCATCTTCATGCCTCGATCTCCGAAACCGGAGCAACAGGCAGGGAGTCCAGCCAGGAGAGTAATTCCTCCGGCGGAGAAGCTGTGTCAGCGGACTCGGAAACCGGATCCAGAAGCTTTTGGATGGCGGCGGCGATTTGATCGTCCAGGTCTGCCACGATTTTCTCCAGCGTGGGAATGTGCGTGGACAGCAGCCCGCTCATCCTGTTAACCCTGGATGAGAAGGGCTCTTCTACCCGCGTGATAACATTCGGCAGGGCAATGGCCCTGGCGTAATCATTGAGGACATCCAAGAGAGGGCGGATATTCCCACGATCATCCACAACAGAAACGCCGTTGCGGTTGAGCTCAAGAAGCATCTCCCGCAGCTCGGTGGAGGTGGGAACCACCTGCACAGAGCTGCCGACGTTGAGTTGCGGAGGGTCTGGAGTATATTGCACCGTATAAGGCTGCGGGTCAAAGACGAATTGGGCGGTGGGGACGCTGTCTACATCGCATTGGAATGTGACAGGCGTGTCTATGTATGCCCGGACGGGGCTGTTTGCTGTGCTTGTGTAAAGAACCATCGGGTTATCTGTATTTGTATCGGTTGGCATAGAGGGACTGAAAAACCTCCTTTCCGCGGTCTACGGGGGCATCCTTTGGGCCAAGGAGCCCCTCCCGGTCAAAGAGATACTCGACCGGGAGGTAGCGCTTTAACTGTTTGATGTTATGATCGGCGAGGATATTCACGTCCTTATCCAGGGCAAAGACCACACGGCAGCCAAGACGCAGGAGGATACGCAGCTGTGCCGGGGACAGGTGTGAGGTGAGGATTGCGCCGGTGTTTTGCACGTGAAAAGTGTCCGCCAGGAGGACGCTTTTGGCGCCCTCGAAGAGAATGATCTCCTTTTTCTCCCGGATGGCCTGCAGATTCTCGAAAACCCCGAAAATTACGTCCATCCCGCCGCCCCAGCCGTAAAAGTAGCAGTATTTCCGCAGGTTTTTTGCCTTGAAGTCAGGGTCAAGGGTACGGCCGCCGATATTTACGATATCGCCTGACAGATTCCGGATCGGGTAGACGATTCTGTTGGAGAAGGGGTCGTAGCGGACCTGAAACCTGGCCATGGAGGCGGCCGAAATGCCCTCATCCTGCCAGATTTGGAGGGCGGAGGGGTTATTTTCGTACCGCTCCATGCAGTTTTGGGGTAAAATTTTGGGAGAAGAGGGCTTTTGCTTCGCTTTTTTGGGCGAAAACCGCTGACAGACGTCCGTGGCGGCCATTTTTCGGCCGATAGACACCTGCTCGCCCTCCAAACCGGCGTACTGCCGCAGAAGTTCGATGGCCTTGCGGGAGGAAATGTGGTAATAGTACTTTAAAAATGTGATGAGGGTGCCGCCGATTCCGGTGGAGAAGCAATAGAAGCGGCCGGTCTCTCTGCGGACGGAAAAGGACGGGGTTTTTTCCGGCGGATCGGCCAGGGGGCTCAGCCCCCACCACTCCCCGTCCTTTTGGACCAGGTCGACGTACTGGGAGAGGAACTCGACAATGTCGATTTTGGAGAGCAAGTCCTCAATCGTCAGCATCGTCATCCAGGGAGCAGAGAATGGTGTCGATTTCCGGCGGAATTCCCGCTTTTTCGTACTGCTCCAGCCGTTCGAGCGCCTTTGTCAGCTCATAAAGCAGGCTGTGCTTGGTGGGGTTGCCGTCGTTGCAGCTGGCTCTGGTCTTGACGGCTTCAATCAGGGCTCTGGTGTCCAAAAAACCGCCTCCTTTAGTAGGGATTGTTGGGAACGTGCTGCTGCGCCTCCGTCAGCAGGCAGATATTGCCGTTAAAATTGATGTCGATCCACTCCCCGTCCACATGCTGCATCCCGTTTCGGTTGCGGGACACGATGAGCTTTTTGTTGCCGCACTGCTCGCCCTGGTCGGCGATCTCCTCCTGGGTTTTATCCAGCAGAAGCAGGATGGTGGAGGCGTTGCGCTCGATTTTGGCGCTGTCGGCCAGGCGGCCGGCAGAGGTGAGCTGGGCGGCGGCCACGGAGGCAATGCCCATGGCGCCGGAGAGATCGTTTTTGATGGTGTCGGTCAGCTTGCCAAGCTCGGCATAGGTGGCATAGGCGTCGTTGTCGCCGGTGGACTTGAGATAGTCCACAATCAGCACATCCAGCTTGCCGTAGCGGTGGTGGACCTTTTTGACAGAGGTGTAGATGGTCTGCCGGTCAAAGATCGGCATATAGATGTGGACAAACCGCCGTGTTTTGACCCAGCGAATGGCCTGCTGGATCCTATTCTCCTCCTCCTGGGTGTAGCGCCCGTGGCGGACCCGGGAGAATTCGATGCCGGTGAGGTTGGAGAGAAGACGGCAGAAGAAAAGCCGGCTGGAAAGCTCGGAATCGATATACATGACGGTCTTCCCCTGCCGAAGCAGGTCCACGGCGGTGTTCAACATGAACATGGATTTTGCGCCCTTGGCCGGGGCGCCGACCACCACCAGCTCGCCGGGCTCGATGGTGACATACTCGTTGAGGGAGGGAAATTTAAAGGTGGCGCCGGCCAGGTGTCCGTCCTGGTGGGCGACGATGTCCGCCCAGAGATCGTCCGCCACGTCGGAGAACTCCGGGATGTCGTCGGCGGCGGAAAACTCCGTCATGACGTCGTCGATCATGCGGTAGATCTTCTGCTCGATGTTCTCCGCTTCCAGATCGAGGCATAGCTCCTGGCACTCCTTGAGCTTTTGGAAAGTGTCCCGGCGAAAGGCAGCGTCCAGAACGTTGCCGACCAGGAGCTTGTACTCCTCTACCGTGCTGCGGGCGAGAATATCGCTGACGTCGATAAAATCATGGACCCGCTCCACGGTGAGCTGGTCTGCATACTTCCGGGTGGCCTCGGAGGCGTTCAAGACCTCCATAATATTGAAGGCATCGATGGTCTCGATGCCCTGGTTGACCAGGGAGGTGATCGCAGTATAGAGGCACCGGTTTTCTTTGTTGGTAAAGTGCCCGGGGAGAAGATTCCCGGAGAAGAACACGAACTCCGGGTGGTGGATCAGAGAGGCGATGATGCCGGACTCGGATTCCAGACTGCAGATATCCTCTGCTCTCACGCTGTACCACTCCCTTTCGGTTTATCAAAAAAATTCATCTCGTAATACTCGCAGTGCTGGCACATGTCACACAGATAATGGCACTTGAAATAGTCCACGGACGGCGGGAAGCTATCCGCGGCGGAAATCCGATCGATCTCCTGCAGGGCCCAGGTTTTGGCCTGCTCCAGCTTCTGAGAATCAAAGTCTGATTTGATTATTGCGCCGGTTCTGAAGCAATTGAAGCACAATTTATCTGGATATTTGCCAAATTCTGCCGCAACAGGGATGGAATACAGGTATAATTGACGATAATATTCGTCCAGCTCACGGTCTGTGGAGGTGGGCTTTTCCCGACCGGAGTATGGCTTGAGGGCTTTGGATTTGTGATCGACAATTTCCAGCTTTCCGTCGGTGATGCCGATGAGATCCACCACACCGACGAAGCTTCTGCCGCCGAGCTTGAAGCGGTACTTCTTTTCTGTGGCAATGGTCTTGTCTACCACAGGGGCGGCGGTCTTCAGATAGCCGAGACCGTCTGAGAAATAGTTGACGAAGACCTTTTCTGAGGGCGGCGGACCCTGAACGGCAGACTGAAAGCCCGTGAGATATCGCAGGGCAAGCTTGTGCCTTGGAAGGGTGTCTGCGTGATACTGCTGCAGCAGCTCGTGCATGAAGCTGCCGTAGGAGGAGAAGAACTTGGCGCTGCCCCGTGGAAGCTGGCGGACGTACTTCAAAAACCACTGATATGGACAGTCACGGAAGGAGTTTACACGGGAATAGCTCCAGACCATGTCGTCCACAATGGACTTTAAGTAAGGGCTGCTCATAGGAGCAGCCTCTTAGAAGGGAAGTTTCCGGTCGTCCGGCTCGCCGGCGTCCACCTCTTTACGGGGCTCCGTCTGATTGGCGCCGCCGTCTGCAGACTCCAGCGAGAAAACCTTGAAGTTGGTATATTGGCGCTTGCTTGCCTTGTCGTAGGTGGTGGTGACCTCCGTCTCCCCGAGACGGACCCGGGACCCCTCCTGCAGGTGGGCGGCCATGGCCGCCGGGGCGGAGCCGCAGACCAGAACGTAGCCGGAGAAGTCCTGCTCGTACTCCCCTTCCCTGTTCTTGTGGCTGGTGGACAGCCGCAGCTTGGTGCAGGCCTCGGACATCGGTTCTACCGACCAGACCTTTGCATAGGCGCCGTTACGAAAACCCATATGTATTGCCTCCTTTAGTTCTTGAAGGTCTCTTCCAGCTTGGACAGCACCTCGGCCGCCTGCTTGGAGTCCTTCAGCTTGAAATAGTTGCCGCCGGCAACATACTGCGCGAAAAATTGTTTGATTTGCTTTGCCTCACCCGGGTTCCGCTCCAGGTACTGGTTGGTGTATGCGTCAATGGCGGAGATCAGCTCGGAGATGAGCTGCTTCTCCTCGGCGGCCTCGGCCTCCTTCTGCTTGCGTCGGAATTCGTCCGGGTCGTCATTGGGTGTGGCGACGTTGAAGTACTTGAGCAGGAAATACCTGGCCGCATAGCTCAGCCCGGAGCCGAATGCCTGAGACGCATCCGCCTGCTGGCCGACCATTGCCCAGCCGACCTTGATCTGCTCCTCCGGATTGTCGTTGTTTACCCAGGTGTACTCCATGTCGGAGTGTACCAGGAGCTCATTGACCTGTTCCTCGTAGATTTTGCCTTCCTTGGTGGACTTTGTCTTGGTGTAGTGATACGGTTCTACCTTTGTGCTGTCGCCCACAATGGACGGGATGAGAGAGAGGTTTAACTTATCCAGAAAAACGGAGATTTTGGACATGATCTCGTCCTCCGAGACATAAGAATATCCATACCCCTTTTTGTTGCGCTGGATGACCTCTACCTGTTTGCGGACCTTGGCCAGCTTTTGGTAGATGTTCAGTGGTTCTTCTGCCATTGGGTTCCTCCTTTGATTCAATTTTTTTGCGGAACGAAGGCTTGAAAGCAAACGAAAAGAGCCTTCGAGCGGCGGCCGGGTCACGGTCGCTCCTCGAAAGCTCTGTGGGTTTGTATAAAGTTATGTATGAAAAACCCGCCCCGGAAGGCGAGTTTTCGGATCAGATATGGAAGGCAAGCTTCCAGGCGCCGTAGGTCTCATGCAGATACGCAGCTCTGCTGATCGCCATGCTGGCTGTGCCGTCGGCATTGTTGTAAATGAACGTTTTGACATAGTCCAGCACGACGTCTCCGCCGTCTACGCTCTCACGCTCATAAATCCTGGCGCAGAGGCCGGACTTGTAAACCGATTTATAACTGATGGTCTTGTTTACAATGCCGTCCTGTACGGCTGCACGCATCTTTCTGGAGGTGTTTGGGCCGATGGTGCCACGTTGATACGGCGTTGTGGTGCGAAGAAGCTGGTCGCTGTGTTCCCGTGGAGCGGAAATGGATTTGCCGTCTTTGCGGGAAATGACGAGGGTGTCGGAACGAACCAGGCGCAGGAAGATCTCATGGGCAGCGTGACCGAATGGATAGTACATATCCCCTGCGTGGACGTACCAGGTTTCAAAATCGACGTCTGAGGTCTTGATGTCTGCGAGCTGATCCTGGGGAACGCCGATGAAGGCGAGCCAGAAATACGCACAGGTGACAGAGTTATAATCACACTGGCTGTTAGAGCAGCCTTGCCCGGACGGAAAGACGACAGAGAGATATCTTTCGAGCTCGTAGGCATTGCGGACGAACTGGGTTTCTTCTGGCGCACCGATGTAAAGATTACACTTTGTGATGGGCACAGCCGCCCCTGGCAGCTTTTCGCGAAGGCACCAGCTGCCGTACAGACGGAGGTTTTCTACAAAGGTGTAAAACCCCTGGGTGCCACCTGTTCCGTTCTGCTTGACCTTATCCAGCATATCGGTCAGCTCCTGCTGGGTAAAAGCGGAGATATCCTTGTTGAGCGCAGCTTCAAATTTTGAAGAGACACGAAACGAGCGTACGAAGGACTTTTCCAGCTTGGTGCTTCCGTCTGCAAACTGCCGGACGAATGGAATTTTCTGTATTTTGTTATACATATGCTACCTCCGTCTCTGCCGCAAAACGGGGATGCCCGGCAGACAGATTCATACCGATGGATTGCGCCCGGATTTCACAAAACCGCTCGACATCCAGAAAGGAGGCGGCGGACGTGGCGAGGAGATTGGCCTCTGCAATCTGCCGCATATAGTGCAGAGGCAGAGACGTGAGATACCGGCCGAGGCGCTCTTTGGAGACGCACTCCGGGTTTTCGCACAAAACCATGCTGCTTTTGGCAAGGCCTGTGTCATGCGGGTGAAGCAGAACGTGGGTGGGCTGGCCACTGCGCTTCAGATTGGTTGTGAGCGGGAGCATGATGACGTTTGGGCTGTGCAGATTGCCCACGTTGTTTTGGAATACCACGCCGGGGCGGATACCGCTTTGCTCATTACCATGTTTTGCCCGCCCGAATTGGACGAGATAAATATCTCCGATGACCGGAGAACGATGGGTGCAGGGATAATTTTTGGTGTGGATATGGGTCTCCTTTCGATTTCCGGTCTCTGAGATTATACCATATCCGCCGGGAAAATGTCAAGTTCCCACAGAGGGAATGCCAGGGTTATGCCAAGGCAATCAGCTTGTATGCAATTTGAGAATTGCGACAGGTTCCGTTTTTACAGATCAGGGTGATGACCGTCCCGAGGACAGAGCACTCGGTGTCTATGCCGATATGTACGACGCGGCTGAAGCAGATTTCGCTGCCGTCCCTGGAGGACAGCACAATTAAGCCAAGCTCAGGACGGATTTCACGAATGGTACATGTGACTTTGAACCGGATCGGGTCAGTATCGCGAAACCATTCCTGGTTGTCTGAGCGGTACATGACCGGACCGAGGTTTGCGGTTTTGGTATATCTCCGAAACTCCATAATATTCATCAATTTTTTCATCTTCTCTATGCGTCCTCCAAATACCATGTTGCTACGTTGGGCAGTTTCAGAAAGGTGTACACAGAATTCCCGATGGAGTGGACCGCGGGTTTTCTTTACGGTGCCATGATAGCACTGAAACTGTACGATTTATCGGACACTTGGAGCAATTTTTGAATTTTTGTTTGATTTGCACAATGAGAGAAGCCCGGGCTTATCGCCCGGGCATGTCTCTATCAAAGGCGAATTAACGTGTGGACGGAAGCATTTCCTCCAGCTTATCGATGGCGCTGTCCAGATCGGAGCAGACGATGCTGAGATCGTCAATGATCTGCTCGATACGCTCGCCGGGAGGGCCGTCCTGGGCGCGCTCGGAGAGGGATTCGTAGGCGATCTGCTCGTTGTCCATGGTCTCAAGAAGCCGGTCGCGGGCCTCAGTGATCGCCTTTTGGGCGCCGCGAACCGCAGATTGTGTGGAGCGTCTCATGTGGCGCTCTCCCACGGGCCGGGAAGCAGGAAGCAGAGGGCGCCTGGTTCTGCATGAGCATCCGCACCGGCGGTGACCAGCTGCCAGAACAGACGGCAGGCAGCATCGGAGGGGTGCTCCGGATCACAGGAAACCCGGACGGTGAAGTTCAGGCTGTCTGGATCCTGGTCGACGTTGATTTCGGTCTCATCCAGCTCGTCCGCCAGCTGATCGATGCGGTCGCACAGTGTGTGCAGGCGCTCCAGTCCGGCGGCGGAAAACCGCAAGACGGTATCATAGTGGCTGCGTTTGAATTGGTCGTTCGCTTCGTCAACCAGCCAGTCGGCAAGGGTGCGCGTGGGGATTCTCATTGCATTCCTCCTTTTTTGTGTGTGGCGTATGGTGTGTTATGGCTCGTCAATGAGTTTATATCTCGGAAGAACCTTTACAAATTCGTAGTGGTGAGGAGAGTCGGTAATGTAGATGGGGAGCCAGACGCCGGAGCGCTCATAGATTGTCTGACGGAACCAGCGCAGATACGAAAGCTCCTGGTCTATGGTAAACTTCCCGTAGTAGGAATAGAAGTGTATGGTTTCGTATCTGAGCTTTCCCATGAGGGCATACATGGTGCAGACGCTGAGCTGCGAGGTGACATTGGTTTCGGTGTAGTCTTCAAACCCGGCAATGGTGTGCAAAACCGCGTTGACCTGTTTGAGGGTGTCTTCTTTATTATGGCAGATGCGGTAAAATGTGGCGCTCCTGTCATTTAAAACCAGAGACCGGACGATTTCTTCGTCCTTTTTGGACTGTTCTTTGGCCAGACGCCTCTGCTCTTCATAGCGGGCGCTCGCCTCCTTTTGCCGCTGCTTGGCGGCGATTTGATCCATCTTATCCAGGGCTACGCCGCCGGCCAGAAACAGGCTGCCGAACATCAGAATAAAGAACTCAAACACCGGGAACCCTCCTCTCCTTTGATTGTGGTAGTATTATATCATATGGAAGCCGGAAAATCAAGCGCCGGCACAGAATCCGACCACGTCACGCTCCGCCTTCTGAAGCTTCTCCTCGGCCTCAAAGGTAAGGGTAAGCTTGCCTCTGCCGGTTGGCCCGCCGAGGATCATGCGCAGGGAATTTGTGACGGCGTCTATGTCGATCTGCCCGGAAAACCGCAGAGAAAACCCGTCAAAGCTGAGCACGGGACATGGCCGGCCGGGCGTTGGCACATGGGGCTGCACGGGAAGCGTCTCGGCAGGCAGGGGTTTGACGGGCGGCTCTTCGCTGACGCCGCAAAACCGGAGCCACGCAAACTCCTGGGCGGGGGTAGGCTTTTTCTTTTTACGCGGAAAAACCACGCGGATGCCAGCCTGCCGGAGATAGTGGCTGAAGTAGGTCGGCGAGATCTCAAACATGGACGAGATCTGCGTGGCGGTGACACCGAACTGCTCCAGGATCCAGTGGAGGTGCTCCTCCCGGAGATCCAACGGCAGCAGCTTGAATTCCCGCCAGGTCATCTTTTGATTGATATTCATCTGTTTTACCTCTCCGCTGAGTTGTTTGATTTGTTTTTTGGAAAAATAATCAGAGGGCAGCACACACTTTTTACTGCGGCTGCCGCCCTTTTTGTGTCTGGCGCCGGAGGCGGTTCTCTTCTTTTGCAAAATTTCGTACTCGTAATCTGTCATTTCACACCGATCCTTCCGGCAAGGTTGTATTTTTCTTCAAGAGCGGCGGGAGAGACGCCCTTCGCAAGTCTGGAGGGCTTCTCCCCTGCCATATCGTACAGGAAATATTGGTCGCGGCGCTCGTTGCAGGAAACCGTGAACAGGAGCTGCCCGGACCGGTCAAAGTAATCCACAAGGGGAAGCTCCCGCCTGGGAAGCTGTGAGGGGATTGCCATGGCTACTGCAAAAGCATGGAGGCTACGTCCGCAAACCGGAAGGCCGCCACGGCGGCCTCGTCCTGGGTGTTAAAATGGGAGAAGGAAACCCGAAGGGTACTGCGGGCTTCGTCTGCGGACAGGCCAAGGGAAAGCAGGACCAGGCTGGGGTCTGAGGAGTGGGCACGGCAGGCAGAACCCGAGGAGACGCACACCCCCACCTGGGAGAGCATGGCCATCATGGTTTCGGAGTCGATGCCGGGAAACCGCAGGCTGAGAATATTTGGCACGGTGTGCGCGGGGTCAACGGTGTAAACCATGGAATCCGGAATCCCCTTGGATTTCAGGGAGTATTCAAGCGCCTGGAGGAACCGCTCTCTGACGGCGCGGATATCCTGCTGCCAGGAGACACGCCAAAGATCCAGAGCGGAAACCGCAGAGGCGAACCCGGCAATGCCAGGGACGTTTTCGGTGCCGCCGCGGAGGCCGAGCTCCTGATCCTCACCGCCGTAGATTTGCGGTGTCAGAAGGGACGTATCCTTGGCGTACAGAAGCCCGACCCCCATGGGTCCGTGAATCTTATGGGCGGATGCGGACAGGAAATCGCAGTTCAGATATCCGACATCTATGGGGTAGGCGCTGAGTGCCTGGGTGACGTCGGTATGGAACAGAACACCGTGCTCATGACAGAGCGCCCCGATCTTGCTGACGGGGTTGACGGTGCCAAGTTCGTTGTTGACGTACATCACGGAGCAGAGCCCGGTTTCCGGGAGGATGGCAGCGGAGACCTGCTCCTCGCTGATCCTGCCGGTTTCATCCGGCAAAAGCCAGGTGACGGAAAATCCGAAGTCCTTGACCAGTGATCTTGCGGCGTTGATGACAGAGTCATGCTCGATTTGAGAGACGATGAGATTGGTTTTCCCGGCCTTCAGCAGATGCTTTGCCAGACCGCGGAAAACCATGGTATTGGATTCTGATGCGCCGGCGGTGAAGAGAATCTGATCATCGCCGGCGTGGAGTCTGGATGCGATGGCTGATCTTGCGTGATCCATGGCGGACCTGGCCGACGCGCCGGCGATATGCCTGGAGCCGGGATTGCCGTACTCCTCATAGGCGTATCGCATGGCGTCCAGCACCTCACGCAGGGGCTTGGTGGTGGCTGCGTTATCAAAGTAAATCATGGTTGTTTCCTCCGGTTTCAAGTGATTATCTTGCATATATAATCCAGGTGCATAAGTGCCGGAATCCCTTGGAAAACAACGGGTTTCCGGGCGCCGTTTTTTCCAACATCAGTGCTCGCGGAACTTGATCTGGTCTCCCTTGCCCAGAGTCCAGCAACCCTCCGACGTTGCGGCACATTGGGTGCAGTTGCCGCCGCAAAACCGCGCCTTGGAGGAGGCAGTGGTGGTGCCGTCCCGGTAAACCACATGGGCCTCCGGCAGACGATAGGGGTTGACCATCGGCAGGCCGCGCCAGCCGCTGAAGATGAGATGAAGATTTGCAGGCAGCTTGGCGCCGGTATCCAAATACCGGTTGACAAAGTCATACCGCTTGGTGAAGCACAGGATTTCACAGGAGGGATTGCGGCTTGCCACGGAAACCATATGGGAGAGATATTCTGGCGACGGGATGTCGCCGCTGACGTGGAAGCGGAAGAACCTGGATAGCGAAACCGCGGTTTCCACCTCGCGCCAATATGTATCCGGATCCTTCAGAAGCAGATCCAGGTTACTGCGATACGCATTGCGCACCGTGGGGCGAATGCGCTCCAGCTTTCTTGCGTAACATTTGATGCAACATTCACAGTCTTGCCGGCAGGTGACCACCGAAGGAAGAGAGACGCTTGGAATGCTGCCCATTTTGGTATTGCCTTTGGAAATTTTAACCTGCATAAGTTCTCCTTTCTTTTCCTTTGTAATGTGTGAAACGGTGGGTGGCGACCTTCAGGGCGGATGTGGGCATCCGCCCCTACGGGGTTTGTGCAGATCGCGAACATGGACGTATGGACGAGCATTGCTCGTCCGGGTTTGCGCAGCAAACCATTGCCCGGAGGGCAATTCGCCCGGTTGCCATGCGGGATTTGCCTGCGGCAAATGCATTCGTTCCGAATGCCGGACAAGCAAGGCTTGTCCCTACGATGCGGGCGGATGCCCACATCCGCCCCTACGGGGGTCTGTTGCGGGGATGGAAAAACCCGGCCTGGTGGGCCGGGTGGTTATGTATGGATGGCTTGTATGATGAGGACGGACAGGGCGTGGGCGGCGGCAATGTTCATGAGCAGGAAGCCCAGAATAAAGGCGGCCTGCATGAGAGTTTGCGCCCTGTAGTCTGCGTGCATATCCAGCACGAAGGCGGCAGCGCAGAGCAGCACCGAAAAACCGTACAGGATCAGCACAAAAACCGCAAAAACCTGGCTAGTGAACAGTTTCTCTCCCCTCCTTCCCGGAACCGGGCGAAAGACCGAAGGCCGTGAGCTCGGCCGGATCGTACTCCTCAGAGTACAAAGGTTCGCTATAAAATTCGTATTTCTTATTACGCCCTTTTCGGACGGCGTTCATGGTACGGTAGAAGACGTCCACGTTTTTGAGACCCAGCATTTTTGCGCAGTTGGCGGCGGGGCCGAAGGCCACCAGCTCGTCCGTCTTGCGCAGGTAAACCGAGTAGTACAGGGCTTGGGTGTCACTCATCGGACACCTCCACGGGCGGGGTGTCGTTCCGCCACCAGCCGATGCTGACCTCCCCGGTTTTGGAATTGGTCAGAATCTGGACGGTGCAGTTTTCAATGATCTCCTCGCGGTCATACCAGGAAAAGAGCGTGGTGACCTTTGTAATCACAGGCTCAGAACTGGAGGACGGCACGGGGGCGCTCATGTTGCCGCCTCCAAAAGCGCGTCTCTGTGCTGAAGCAGATACTGATAAAACACGTCCCAGTTCAGCATGACCTGACTATAGACGTCCACCTTTTCGCTGCGAAGCTTTTTGTTCTTCGGGCACGGCGGCCAGTGGGAGACCACGATTTCCCACTCGCACTTGCTCCAAAAATAATACCGGAGGATCCTGTTGAGTTCATTTTCAAGACCTTCAGCATCCCAGGGCGTGGACGCGGAGAACTTACGGAGGGTTTGAGCAACGTCACGCACAAACCCGGAGTGGCGAAAGACGTTATAGGACTCGATTTCACCGGAGTTAAAATCTCCGATCAGAACGTTCCATTCCAAAAAACCACACTCCTTATTTACAAATTGACGGCCAGACAGTAGAAGGCCAGAACGATGACCGCGTAAGGCGTATAGAGGGGATCGGGCTCCTTATGGACCGTATCCATGGCCGCGAAAACGCAGGCAAACAGGGCACACAGAATCCCAATGGCCACACGGGCGTAATGCGGCATCATGCGCCAAGCACCTCCTCCACGGCGGCAACGCGGCACTGATAGATGGCCTCCAAATAGGCGCTGTCACTGTCGCGGCGGTCGCGATAAGCCTCTGCAATCTGCGGGATCATGGCGCGGAGCATGGTCTCGGAGCGGCCGTACTGCTCCAGGATCTGCTTCGGCGTTTTGTCTTTGACCATTTCGTCAAGCTCGGACTCGATCTCTTCATAGTCAAACCGCTCTGACTGGGTGAAATAGGCTTGAATGAGTTCGTCATCGGTCAGGGTGTATGTGATGCCGTCGCGCTCAATACAGAAGTCCGGGAGAATCTTTTTGCCAATGCGCATGCGATGGCCGCAGGCGGGACAGTAGACCGGATATTGGGAAGTGGGATGCACGGTGCAGGCCATAAGCGCCACAGCGTCAAACACCGCGCCGCAGGCGGTACACTCCACAGTGTCGCCGCGCCCGGCGTCACGCTCCAGCCATTGGGCTTCAGGCATCGGCGGGCACCTCCTCCCCTGCCAGTTCATAGGAACCGAGATACCCCAGCATTGCGTTCTGCTCGCCAGTGAGGCCGATTTCATCGTAGGCCTTCTGCTCGTCGCAGGTGTTCAGGAAAATCCAGGTGTGCATTTTACGGGCAAGACGCAGAAGCTCTTCGTTTTGGGCGCGGAGCGCTGCAAGCTCGGAATCGGGAACCGTTTCTTTTTTCATAGAACCTCCTTTACTCAGACGCAAGGCCGAAAATCAAAGCCAGTACACACACCAGTGCGCAGAAGATCCAGATGGGAGAAACCACCCACCACCAGCTCCAGGTGATGAAGCCGGTAAGCTTGAGAACGATAAAGGCGACGGTGAGAAGGCCGACAAAGCCGACCCCTGGGCGAGACGTGTTGTTGTTGTTGTTCATCATTTTCCCTCCTTATAATGTTTGTGCATAGGTATCCTTCCTTTCGCCGTGGCTGCAATAGTCATTGTCTACGGACTTGAGAAACCATTCGTCAGGCGGCATGCCCTTGATGTGCATGGGGCAGTCGTCTGTGCCGCGGTGCTTACAGTCACGGCAGCGGACGACCCTGACATAGGAATCCGGGAGGGCGCCGAGGCGCAAAACCGCCGAGCGAAGCCTTGCGAGCTGCACGGTATGCAGCACATAGACGACCGCAAGGGCGAACACGGAGAGGATGAGACAGGGGATCAAAAACTCATGCATTGTCAGCCCTCTTTCTGTGATACATCATGCAATTCAACTTCCGTTCCTTTTCGTTTAAAAACTATACGGAAATGAAAGTATTCTGGTATTTTAGCCATCGGATTTTACATCCCTCATATCAGCTTCGCAGTTGGGGCAGTAGTCCGGCATTGCACATTCCACCGTCGTGTCGTGTCTTTTCCCGCAAACGGAGCAAGTCTGCGACACGATAGATCGGTAGCTTGTATAAACGTCATGCCACCGACCCCGCACCACCGGCCTCACATCTGCGGCGGGAATAGCCCGGATTCTGTCGGTGTCGTCACAAATGCCGTTGCATCTTTCTCTTTCAGCACAGTTGAAGCATGTTTGTTCTATCGCCGCATCCCGGGTGATGAAGTCCGTTTTGTTGGGGACATTTGTGTCCTTGTCAGCCATTGTTAGCCCTCCTGAATACAGTTCTGTGCTTTTCGCAGAGGCTTTTCGCCGGATCACCACACCATGCACACATGGTGCCACGGCTCAAAACAGCGCATCGGTTTGCGAGGGCTGTGATTGCAGATTCCATGTCTCCAACATCTTCATCGGGAACAATTTCAATCTTCCTCGCAGACCGAACATCTTTTTCTGTGATTGCGTACTGCTTCAAATCGTAGGAAAACTGCTTCTTTTTCAGGATATCGGCCAGATTTACATAGGTTTCATCCATTGTCAAGCCTCCTTCCACACATTGGGCAATATTTGATTTGCATCCCGATACTCCAATTGGCAAGCCATCCATCGTTAAAATAACGAACCATCAGATACGGCTCTTTGCAGGCAACGATCTCAACTTCAACTTGATTATCCGGGTCAAGTTTAATTACGCGGAATGAGTTTCCAGTTTCCAGACAATACGGACAATCAGGCATGGGAAAACCTCCTGTTCCAGTTTCTCACGGCGCGGTCTCGTGCACTGCGGACGGAAAAACCGTACCCGACGATCAGCTCGTGACGGCACTCAGGATTCAGACAGCCGATCCCATACCAATACAGGAGCCCCCATTTTTCATTGGATTCAAACAGCCTCCGTTTGCCACATTTTATACACGGCTTCAGTTCAGCCATCATGATTCTCCATCCATGTCTGTTTCCATGTATTCGTCTTCGTCCATGTCCGGATCAAACTCCACTTCATCATAGCAAGTGTAAGCGACAGGATAATGCATATCGGCTCTGAATTTTTCGTAAGCAACAGTTTCGGCTTCTTCTGTCGTTTTAGCCTCTACTTCGTAGCTCCAATGTTGAATAAAAGTCACGGTGTATTTCATTCGTCCGGTCCTCCTTCCGCTGGAATAATGGTGGGAGCTTTTAAGATATCATCTCCGGTAATAACGCACATATAATTCACAGGGCCGTATATTCCCATCGACCTCTCATTTGCAATTGCGTATAACTTATCCAGATCGCCCAGCTTCCCATGCCCTTCGGGGAGGGGGATTACAGTTCCAACTGCTTGCGCCGTCCTAATTCCGCCCGGCTTAATGTTGTACACAGTTCCGTCTGTCTTAATGCAGAGCCACAGGCTTCGCTCCTTCGGCAGTTCCATGCCACGGATAACCAGATCAGCCATTGTCGGACACCTCCTGTTTCAGTTTCAACACAGCCTCCTCCGGCCTCTCCGGTTTGAAAAACACCGGGTCTGACCTGTCCGGCATTTTGACACTGATCGTGCCAAAACCAGCCGTAACATGATCGATAATGCGGATTTCGTAGAGGACGCTCATTCAGACACCTCCTGTTTCAGCAATGCGGTAAACGCAAGTCTTGTGTCGGAATATCCGCAAGCCTTTCGATAAAGGAAAAAGAAAAACCGTGTCATTTCATCCTCGTCCGTCATGGCGCGGATTTTGTCTGCGTTGGTCATTTGGACACCTCCCGTTTTATCAGAGAGAGATACTCATCCCGGGTCAAATACCCGTTCGTGAGACACTTTGCATCGTGGGAAATAATCCAGTCGGCCAGCTCTTCGTCGGTTTTGCTGCGGATGCTGTCGCCGAAGGTGACGGGAGCGTCCTGCGTATACCGATCAAGAAGATCGTCAATCGAATCGATGGTGGTAAAGGCCAGATCGCGGACGCTTACATCCGGAATGGAGCACGCCGCAGTTTCCAGAACACCAAGCATACGCTGGAGCGAGGCGTATGCCGAAACATCAAGGCCTAAAACCATAGTTTTATTGCGATACAGAGCGCAAGCACACAGACAATACCGCCGGAGATGCTGTGCTTGGCGTCCTGAAAGGAATCGGAGAGAACAATGCCGAACCAGTGGAAGATCAGCATAAGGGACATTGTGATTATGTAAACATATTTAGCAATTTCCTGCATTAAATCACCTCATTTCAGTTGATCAGATAGGGACAGACCGGATCCAGAATGAAAAACTCTGTATGGCTGCCGACGTCAATAAAGGTAACCGGCCGGCCGTCCAGCTCGTCATTCCAGCACCTGGTGTACGGGATTTTGTAGCGGTGCTTGTTACAAAAATCCAGAATACAGGAGAAGACGGAGCGGGTGATTTCATCCCGGGGACCGGAGAGATCAAGCTCAGAGAGCTTCCGCAGGGTGCCGTCTGCGCTTTGAAAAAACAGGGTCATGATTTTACCGTCTCGATTTTTTCATTCGTTCTCATGCTGTGAAACCTCCTTGTCTTGTTGTGTCTCTTGCGCAAAGAGCGCATTGTTCATGTCTTTCGGATCGACGTACTTTTGGAACATGTCCTGCAGGGAAAACGCAGGGAGTGTGCGGGTGGCGGGATCGAATTCTCTATGGGCGGCGGAAGACCAGCCGCCGGAGACAAACAACCCGCCGGCGGATACGGATTGCCGGTAAAGAGGATTGACCAGGGTGCCGATTTTGCCACAGACCGGGCAAAAGGAGCCGATGCTTTGGGCGCGTTTCCCGTTTTCCACAATGCCGTGGGCGGTGTCAAAGGACGGAAGACCGTACGAAAACACGCAAGGCGTGTACACGTGCCTGTGATTTGCCTTTTTGGCGGGCTTGCGGCCGGACTTTTTGCGATGGCGCGGGATCTCGGCGCAGGGAGGTTTATCCAGCATCTCTGGATGCCAGCTCTGCCTTGAGCTCCGCCGCAGAAAACAGGGCAAGAAGCTCCTTGAGAACGCCCCTTTGCCGGAGCTCATCCACCAGGACATGAACAGAGGCGTTGTGGACGCCGAGGGAATCCCGGTCAAGGTAAATCAGCTCTTGATTGGAGAAGCTGTAAGCCCCGTCGTCATCCCCGTAAAACTGAACAAAAGAATCGTCGTGAATGCCGATGGAGTGTTCTTTGCAGTAGGATACCAGGTCGGACAGCACATCATAAAACCAGTAGCCGGTGCAGTAGTCGGAAAACTCAATGCACGAGCACGGGGTCCCGCTGGTATCATGCCACTGCCCCAACCGGACCCCTCGATCCTGCAGACCAAACCCCCGGCGGAATGGCGCGAGGATCACCTCGGACTCTTCGGACGTCAGGAGCCGACAGAAAATGACGGACCCGTTATTGTAAAACGTGCTCATAAACCCTCCTGTTCGCCAAGTTCGTTTTCATGGATGGTGAGGTACATTTCCAGCGCCGTCTGTTCGGCATCTGTAATTTCGGAAAACGGGATTGCGCAGACAAGCCGGCAGGGATAATACACGTCGGTATAGGCATAGCAGCCATACCGGTTGCCCTCTTGAGGGTGCAGCTGGGCGCCCTCATAAAATTCCAGGGTGTTGTCGTCCAGGTTTACGACGTATGCATACTCGCACCACAGAGAGTTTTTGATAAACTCCGAATCGTCCAGCATATAGGCCTTGCCGTAGGTGCGTACCAGCTGTTTCAGCTTGGCGAAGTCTCCCTGCATTTTGCGCAGAAGACAATACCAGTCGTTATCAGTTCGGTTGCCGACGTTTTGATCGAAAAGCCCGTTTGATTTGCAGAACTCAATCTGCTCGTCGGTGGGGATGGACCCGGACGTCACCAGCTCGATGCAGTCATAAATGTAATTCAGCTCAGGAATCGGGGTGGAGCTGCAGAATTCCGCAACATGCCGCCCGAGATAGGCCGGGTAGCTGTCGGAATAGTTATAGGTGATTTTGTCGATCCCGTTTTTCCGGAACCCGTATACGCCGCGGGTGCTCATGATCGACTCTCCTCTCTGTCTTGTAAAGTAAACATCAAGCCCTCATACGTGCCGAAGCAAAACCTTGGGCCGATCTCGACAACACGCTCGTGCTTCATATCATATTTTTCCCGAACAGTTCTGCCTGTGATTGGAACTTCATAGCTGTTGTGTCGGCGGCCACGGCGGAGATACACAACCTCGCAGTCTTGAATGTTACAAAGGCGAAAGGCCTGCGTCAGGGTAATCATGCCACAGCCTCCCCGGAAACGACCCGAAACGTCCCGCAGCTAAACGGCTTCACCGTTTCGATGGCGTCGCCGAAGCTCGGATGCACGGAAACGTGGTATACCAGGCCATCCTCATAGTCTGCATTCAGCGTCAGGATGTACGCGGGCTCCCTGACGGGAGATCCCTTGTAAGGAAGGATCATCTTCTCCTCGATGGTCCCGCTGTTGCCGAAGTCATCCTTCAGGTGAACCATCAGTCTGCCATTATCCTCCATTTTCAGTCTCCTTTCTGTCAGAAACCCGGTAGTCAAACCGGGTATGGCTGAGATTACAAGGATCCGAGCAGCAAGACTCCAGGCCGGCGCGGAACCACGCAATAAATTCGTCCTCCGTCATGCCGCGGACCAGATCGTAGTTTTGCAGCAAGAGCTTCATAAACGCGCCGGAGGTAAGCAGGTATTCATACATCTGCGTCACCGTGGCGCGGACGATATGGCGGGTGAGAACAATCTTGATATCGTTGATATACTGACTGCCGTAGTCACAGGTTGGACAGCCTGGATGGCACGTCTCGTCTGTGCGGATATCCTCAATGCCGCCGTCTTTGAGCTGTAAAAGCATGCGTTGATACCTCCTTGCTTTGGTTTTACAAAAGATCACAATGATTACCTCATGGGTAAACTATGATAGATGGAATGCGGGTTGGGATTTGCACCCAACATGGCGCTGTTTCCGAAGTGCCAGCTCTATTTCAGCGACGACTCCAGCCACCTTACTTTTTAGCGTCTACAATTGCGACGGCTCCGAAGATTACCGGCGCTTTACCATACCTTTCGTGTGATCTGCAGAACCCTACTCGGTATGTCTATTCCGCCACCGCATTTCAGAAAACCGGCGTCCTTCACCGCTGGACGATCTCTCGTTGGCCGGTCCTACCGGACGGGAGAGGCAGCCGCTCGACTGCTGCCGGCTCCGGTTTTCTGATGTGCGCCTGATTCTCTTACCCTTTTATTTCGGCGCAGCCCTGCTTATCCACTGCTTAAAGCCTGATACGAGTTTTCCAAGGGTACAGGGCAATTTATAACGGGCTGTTCATCTCACTCCATTTACCGCAGCTCCTGAATCGTGCCGGCCTTCCTGTCCGAATGTTTGAATTCTAACTCTTAGCAGGTTACCCATCCGGCGACCGCTTCGCGGCACCCGTTATGCCAAGCGTTTCAGGCTCTTTTTAGGGTTGTTGTGCCTCGGAGAGGGCTGTGAAGAAACGAGCTCCGATATTTTGACAGATCCCCATTCACGCATCGTCCGTTAGAGCCATGGGCTTTTGGTCTCACTCCATGTGGCCGACAGCATTTCAGCTTCCGCACCCATGAAGGATGGTCGATATTTTTATCCCGCATCATCCACTCTGCGGTATAACCAGGCGCGGTCCGCTCAAGGCCGGAGGTGAATCGCATGAAAAGTTCAGCCTTCGTGCCGGGTTCCTGAAATTAAAAACGGGATTCCGGGTTCACCAGGAATTCCCATTCACAGTTGTACCGGACGAAATCGCTCAGAAGCCCGTCCAGATACTCGTCGATATATTCCTCTGTGTCCCGATTAACCGGGACTGGAATTGTCATTTTAATTGGGATCACGGAGGAGCCGGGGTACAGCTTGATTACCGCGTCGTGATACGCCAGGAAGCTGGACACGCACCAACCATACATATCAGACAGACAATCCGCAACCCCATCAACGGGGATGTTATCCTCCAGCGTGACTTCCCATGGGAGATCATCCACTGAAATCCCGTCGGTATCCCAGATGATGTTTGTGATTCTCATATAAACAAACCTTTCACAAAAGTTGGGTTTTATGTTGGCACCCATTCATTCCACTGGCATTTCGGACGCTCGTCATAGATAAGCGTATATCCGTTGATGCCGGGTTCAAACTGTTTTCGCTCCTTGATGTTTGTCCAGCAAATGTGCTCAATTACTCCGTCGTTCATCCGCAGATCCGCCATCGGAGTCATGCAAATCGGATCGTAGTAAATTCGGATAGCTAAAACACCGCGAACCATAGGATAACCTCCTAATCAAAGAGTGTTTTTACAGTCGATTCTCTCACGAGAGCCATCCTGGGAGATTACGATCACATACCGCATACATGATCACCGGGATGATACTTTTGCTCATCACGGCACTCGTTGTTGCCAACGATGGCTTCATATTCTGTAAGAGCTGCAAGCAGATCATCTTTCGTTGCATTTTCGAGAATGACAGTATCCCAATACCATCCCCACGCCATACAGATACCGGACGAAACCGCACCCAGCTTCTGCCACGGATACCGATGGTTGTATGGGTCGTCTTCTCTGTAAGGAGGCTCTTGGTGCTTTTTGATTTCATGAATCATATTAAGCAGCTCTTGTTTCTCCATATCATTGACTGTAGCAAGATTACAGTATTGCATCGCTTTACCTCATAAAAGGTTGGTTTTATTCAAAACCCGATTCTGCAGTACCTCGTCCCCTCATCAGGATCGTCGCCGCCGATGGTAGGATCATATTCCGAACCGGTACTCCAGTTTACAACGACGACTTCCGCATCGTCGTTGTAATTCCCAAGTTCCTCTTTTAATTCCTTGACAGTCATTGATTATCACCCCCAAATGAAATGTTAGTTTAAAAAATCAGACTTGCCTTATCGTCCCAGCTGGAATAGAGCTTACAATTGGGTCGCAGAATCAGATACTTGTAGGTTTCATCAGACTTGACGTTCTTTGCCATACAGTCATCATCGATGATGGTGCTCATACCATGGATACTGTATTTGGCGGCGCCGAAAGGCAATTGTCCAAGCTTGGTGCCCTCTCGCTGTACGTAGAGCTTGAGATGTGTGACAGTCTCGGCGTTGGCCGCATGTTTAGCAATCCAATGACTTTGTGGCGTGTCGCTTGTCCTATCACTGTACAACACACGGAATGTTACTTGGTCAGCACCGAGTGCTTCACATCTGTTGAAGATAGCCCGCGCTGCGTCAGGATTGATACATCCGTTTTCGTCGGGCTGACACAGGCCGTCAAAAACGTTGGTCAGATTGATGCTCAGCCGCAGTGAGAAATCGTAGCGCTTGATGAGCGCACAGAGCGCATCAAGATCAAAGCGGAGCTTGTCGGGGCAGCCGATGATGTCGCAATTCTCTTTTGAACGCAGTGACGACAGAGACAGGGAAATCAGGTTGACGCCGACATGATTGCGGAGAAAGCGAAGGTACGCCTCGTCCAGGATGACGCCGGTTGTCTGCATTTCCACCCACTGGAAGGGGCTTTTCAGCATGCGCTGGAACATCCCAAACCAGGTGAGAAACTGCTTGTTTTGCTGAGGCTCTGACGTACCGGTCAGCATAACGGTGTTACAGCCGTTGTCTCTTGCGAACTGCAGCCGTTTCAGATAATCATTCAGATACAGATCGAAAAACGGCAGGTTCTCGTTCAGTTGATTTCTGTATTCCTCACAATGCATGCGGGATACACAAAACGGACATTTGTTGACGCAGTCCTTGTTTGGGACTACGATGCTCAGGCTTTGGATATTCATATTTACATCCCCTCACTTTCAAGACCGATGGTAAATCCAGATGTCACAACTGCGCAGCTCGCGACTGATGAGAGACAGCACAGTATCCCAGTCGCCGCCGGCAAGACCGCAGGACATTTTGTACGGCAGCGCAACAGAACCACCGCCAAAGGCGGCGTTGACTTTGCGAAGACAGCTTTGCAGGGCGTCGTAGTCTGTGAAGCAGCGCCCGGTGCCGTATCCGTCCTGGGCAAACAGATTGATAATGATTTGGGTGTCTGTGTTCAGCATAGCCCACATGGGGCGGACGCGGACAGGCTGAATTTCCCCGAGAAGGGATGAGGACGGACGTCCGCTGTTCGCCACGGCTTTACAGCGGCTGTAATACGCCTGGAAAACCCCGGGGTATTTTTGCCGGATCTGCTTTGCCAGCCCTGCGCCCATGACGCCGCGGCAGTTTACCTGGTGCAGGATTACGTCACATCTGGATTCCAAAATGTTGCCGGAGACAATTTTTTCCATATACCGCACACTCCTTTTGATTATTTTTGGTGGTCCCTGCAGGACTCGAACCTGCAACCAACCGGTTATGAGCCGGCAGCTCTGCCAATTGAACTAAGGGACCGTATGGGCGGCAAAGGCCGCCGATGTTATTTGTTGAGCTTACTGTAAAGATCCGCAACGGCGGCAGCGGCGGTATCGCCCTTGCCGCAGACAGAAATAAGCCAGGACTTGAAGCTATCGCCCCTGTCCCACCAGAAGCCGGCACAGTCTGCGTCCCCGGCGTTGATTTCCCATGGGACGCAGTCCGCCTCCAGATTCCAGGCGGTGTAATTCCCGCCGGAATAGGTACCGCTGTACCGGTCACGCACGATGGTGAGGGGCCAGATGGAATTGCACTGCTGTTCAAACACGAGATCCATGACAGATTACCTCCTTCCATTGGAAATCGCACAAAGATCGGACTCGGAAACCACAGAGGCTTCGGCGTCGGCTGCAGGCTCCGGTGTGGAACCGATGGTTTTGGAGCCGGGAAACGCCACGTCTGCGGTGATATCAATGGCCGCCCTGGGCAAGAGCTGAACGGCAGGCTGCGGATCCTCCGGCTCAGGAGCAGGAACAATCCGGATGGCGTTGCTCTCTTTGCGGATCACGCCGAGGCATTTAATGGGGTCTTCCTCAGAGCCGCTGATCCAAAGCTCGGACTCCAGCAGAATGGTCTTGTATTCCAGACACACGGTATTGAAGTCAAATTCCACATGGATATAGGTCCGGTTTACAGAGAGATCCGCATAGACCTGAGTGGTCACACTGCGCTCCACGTCGTTCATATACATGGGACAACCGGTGGCCAGGTCATACAGGGAGACGGTGAGAAAAAAGCATGGAGTGCTTTGGAACCGGGCCGCAAGACCCGTGGCGCCGTAGGTGACAACGTAGTCCCGTGAGACGTGGACCACACCGCCGGCTGGGACCTCCTGCTGCTCCACGACTACGGGAGAGTAGCCGGCAGACCAGGCGTTGGGATTTTGCTCGCGGGGATCTGCAAAGGCAGAGGGCAGACAGCAGAGAACCAGAACAATGGCAAGAACGAACGATACAAGCTTTTGAAACCGCATGGCAGATTTCCTCCTTTTGTTCAGTCGTTTACGCAGACTTCCATTGGCAGACAGGAAAACGAGAACTCAAACTCGTCTTCCTCCTCCGCCAGATCGCGGAGCAGATCAAAAACCCGGAGACGGTCCGGGATGCTGTCAGGGTCGCCGTCAAATTCCTCGTCCCAGCTTCTGCAGTCGCTGAAGACATAGCCGTAGGACGTAAAGCAGCCGCCCTCTTCATAGCGGACGTCCCGGCCGAAGGACTCGTAATCCAGATAGTTCGCCAGGTTGCCCATGGAGGACAGGTCATAACATCCAGAATCCTCGATATAATACCGGCCGAGGTCATCGTCGTCTGGGACGTCCGGATACAGGATGTAATTGTCCAGATTGAAGGTCAGATTGATGAGATCGTCCACGGATTTGGATGGGAAATCGCCGCTTTCCAGGACGGCCTGATACTTTTCATAGTCGTACTTGTCCAGATCATCCAGAAGCTCCGCAAGATAGTTGAGCTTTTCAAGATTGGCGTGCTCGCCCAGGATTTCTGGCGCGTCGTTGAGGTCGGTGTCATAGTCGCTCACAAACACCTGCTCTGGAAGGGTGATGCCGAGAGACTCGAACACCCGGAGAAGCTCCTCCTGCTTTGCGGGAAGCTCCACCCAGGCGCCGCGGAGCAGCCCGCTGTTATACGCGGGAAGATTAGTCAAAAACACCCTGAGATAGAAGGTTGACATGACAGATACTCCTTTCAAGTTTGTTCCGGGCCGGAAAACATTTCGTCGAACATGGATTGATCCGGCGCCTCCACGGGATCGATAAAGGACGAAACCTGGTTGAGGAATTTCGTATACGGAACCGGGTTTTTACAGCTCCGCCGGCAGCTGACGCCAAACCTTTTGCCGGTAAGGCCGATTTTTTCAAAGCGGATGTGCGGAAACTCACCGCCGGCATAGGGAGGCTCCAGATACCCGGTGCGGTCTTGCCCGTGGTGGATATCTACGCCGAGAGACTCCAAAAGCCGCAGCGCCTCGGCCCGCTGGGCCAGAGAGCTGGTTTCGATTTCCTCATAGGAATTCCACATGGATTGGATAAGATCCAGAATCTCCTCTATCATGACACACCTCCAAACAGCTCTGCGATGTCCCCGTCGAATGCCGCAAAATCACAATCGTCGATCATGGCGCGGAACTCATCCGGAGAAATACTGCGATTAGAAAAGGCCGAGCAGACGATGCCAAAGCGATTTCTCGGAAGATGCTCAAGACGGACATACATGAACTCTGTGCCGTCATAGGGAGGCCCCAGATACGCACTGCGATCAGCGCCGGCGTGTATATTCACGCCGAGCGCAGCCAGATCGCGGAGCAGATCGGCACGCTCTTCCGGCGTATCGCATTGGATTGACGTGTCGGACTGAATCAGTTGGGATAATACCTCATGAACCATGCTCATACACAGACACCTCCTAAGAGCTCGGAGAGATCTCCGATTTCAAAACGGTCGGGCTCAAGCTCTGAAACCAGGGCGAGAAACTCTTCCCCGGGAACGGTTTTCGCAGATCTGGTATACATGCAGCAACTGACACGATAGGCGTCTTCATGCCCGATTCTTGCGACGCGGACGATCTCGATTTCCAGGAACTGCGGACAGGCATACGGCGGATGCAGATATCTCGTGGAACGGGGAAAATTGTGATCAATATCCACGCCGAGGGTGTCAGACAAAACCGTCAACACACGCGCACGCATTTCCGGAGTACCGCACCGGATCCGGATCCGATTGTCGGCGTATTCGCGCAAAAGGCACAAAATCTCTTCGCTCACACAGACACACCTCCGAACAGATCCGCGAAGCTTCCGACCTCATAGGTCGTTTCGCGGTCGTCATCGGCGAATTCCAGCATCCATTCGGCCCACGACCAGGACTTGAACTGAGGCTCCTGCGCGAAGATATTGTCTCCGCGAATGCTGCGCACGGTGAAGAGCTGCCCGCACAGAGGACGCATCCCCCTTGCAAAATTTGGACTGTGAATTATTTCTCCGTTTGTCTCGCCGAATTCCGAGGCCATATCCTCAAAATCCCGGACGCGGAGCACGTCGCCTACTGCAAATTTACCCATTTGATTCCCTCACTTTCCTTTCTGTTTTCTGTTTTAAGATTTGACCGCAGTCTTGCGAAACCGCAAGACTGACAGTATTGTGGACGAAAAACCCACCCCATTGCCAAATTCAATCGTTTAAGACAAGCTGCGTCTTGAACGATTGAATTTCCCTCGCCGCGTATTATCTTTGTTCCGGCGCAAGAAAGCGCCGTCAGGCGCTTTTCACGCGGCGGAACAAAGATAGGGAGCGGGGACGCTTTCTTTTTGCGAGGCTTCCGCCATGGGCAGAAGCGGCTTGCCGGAGCTTACCAATGTTCGCAATGGGGTGGGTGGTACCCGGAAACCCGGGTGGTCCAAGTGACAGGGCTCGAACCTGCGGCCTCGTGATCCCAAATCACGCGCTCTTCCGACTGAGCTACACCTGGAAATATGCCCACCGGGTTTGAAAAACCCGGCGCCTGTTCAGCCAGGCTTTAAGGGCAATGTAAACGAAATGCGACCGGCGAAGTATGAAACATGGAAAAGAAAGGAGTGTTGAAAGGAGAAGGGAGAAAGGAGATAATTATCGCGAGGAGGCCGGATCGCATATTTTTGTTTTGGTTCTGCAAACCTTAAGAGAGTGTGCGCGGCCGCGATGCCGGGCTGCGGCCGTCTGGAGCCACTCAGATGGCTCGCTCCCTGATCTTCGACCGTAAATTTATTTTCGTGTCGATGCGGATAAACCCGTGTGGATCTTGGGGTTTAAGCCGTGAGACGGCGGGCGTTTCGCATTGTACAGCGTCGCGAAAATTTGCGAAACAGTTCGAGACATGAATCGCGACTTTACTGGGTTCCTTCCTGCCGTGGTTTTTATCCAGGCAGTACAATACATCCGCCATAGGCAGATGCTTCCCGGAGGGGAAAATGCGTTTGCAGAACGGTTACAGGCTGAGCGCCTGCTTCATGGATTGAATGACATCAAATCCATATTTGCTTTTGAATTCATTGAGGATGTTGTCCACCGTGGCAGCGTCTACCATGCGGTAGTAGGCGTACAAGCCCAGGGCGTGCTGGATATCGCCGATCTCCCAGGAAACCCCCAGGAGATTATCCCGACGGAAGTTGTACAGCATGGACTTAAACCGGCGCAGGTTCTTATACCCAACGGTGATATTGTTGTCCTTGTTCAGCACCACTCCCAAATTCCAGTTGCTGCCGGACCTTGAGCCATAGCGCGTCTTTTCTGGATTGAGACGCAGGGGCGCCCCAAAGGAGGAGAAGGTGTTCTGAAGCAGGGCTTCCACGTCACGGACGTTGAACTGGAGCCGGGAGGAGATGAGCATATCGTCTACGTACCTGGTGTAAACCGCACGGCCGCCGGCAAACTGACGAAACGCCCGGGAGAGGGTGAAGTCAATGGGGACCATGATGAGATTGGTGAGAAGCGGAGAGAGCGGAGAGCCCTGGGGCAAAACCCCATCCAGAAAGGCGAGCTCCAGGGCGTTCTCAAACACTTCGCGGCCGTCCTGACGCTCCAGCACCTCGGCAAATGGGTGAAGCATGGAGAGCATCCGGATGGCAAATTCCTTGGTGACGGAGCCGAAGAAATCCTTCAGATCCAGCTTGGCAAACCACCAGCTCTCGTTCTGCTGGTGGACGCGGACAGAGTCGATGTGAGACCGGCCTTTGATAAAGGCGTATGCAGAGGTGTGATAGATCCGGTTGGCGCCGAAGTACTGGTTCAGCAAACCGCCCAGCTGATACAGCGCCGCCTTGAGCTCGGGATGCGGGGCTCTGATTTTGCGAAACCCGCCGGACCGCTTCGGGATGCGGAACTCGTGGTACAGCTCGTGCCGGGGGACGGCATACAGAGCGCTGTGCTCGATACAAAATGAGGCCATGGCGTCGATGGCCGCCTCGGTATAGGCTGCGCCTCTGAGGCGGGCGGGGATCTGCGGGACCTCAAAGGTTCTGGTGGAGGTGCTCTGCCTGCTGCCGTCGTAGAGCGCAAAGGAGGCGTCCATGGGCAGGCCGAGAAACTCTTCAAAGGTCATCTGGTGGGTATAGGAACTCAGCTTTGTGACAACGTAGTACATAAAACCATTCCTTTCTCGATTGTCATGGTTATCCTTCGTGTTCCGATAAATGGTTAATTCCTTGTCATGATTGTTCCGTCCGGATTGTAGAGAACCGAAAGACCGCCGCCGGAATGCGCTTTGTAGAAAACGTACATGACACCGGTCTCTGTGTCCTCGAAAACCACGAAACCGCCGTCGCCGGTCAAAGATTCGGAGATGATGTTGAACCTTGTGTCACAATCTCCCGGCACATACACTTTGCATCCGGAAAGAATCGCCGCAAAAAGCAGGACAACAAGAAAAACTGCTAATACTCTTTTCATGATGAATTCCTTTTTGAACATTCTGGTCACCCCTTTCAGCGCAACATCCATTAAAGTTAAGTTTTATTCGGCATCAACCGGCCACGGCTTTATCTGAGCCGAGCCAACCTCGCCTGGAGTCCATCCATATTCCTGGACAGCCTTGTTTTCAAGCCAGTCTATTGCCTTCTGCTTTGATGAGAAAATTGCAAAGACGTTCATTCCGCAATCGTCAGTTATCAGATAAACCATCATCTTGAAACCTCACAAATGTTAGTTTTGATTCTCCGACTCTTTTGCTTCAGGAGGCTGAACCTTGGCATAGATGCTGCAGTAGCTGCCGTCAAACCAGTCGTCGACACGGTCAAGATACCAGGGTTCTTTTTCCAGCGCTTTGCAACCGTAGTATTCCCATTTGTTGCCGCCGCAGCGTGTATGAATGTACAAAACCCCGTCCTTACCGGCATACTTGTTCCACATGTCGTAATCAGCACGCATCCGGCGACGGATCAGCTTGATCAGATACTTCATATTCTTGCGGCGCTTGCCGTGAAGCAAATCCCAGCGGAGCTCTCCGTCCTTGGTCAAAAACCGTTTCTTGGTCAGATCGGTTCTCGAAGAGTATTCAACCCACGCAGGATGGAGGGAAAACGCGACATCGTATTCGCAGGCTTCTTCGTAAAGATGGCGGATAGCGCTGGTCTCACTTTCCTTCCTTTCCTCCGGTGTAATGGGTGGCTCCTGTGCCATGAGGCGATAACCGCGAAGCCGCGGAACCTCGATACCGTTGGCTTTCGCAAGCTCTGACAGGGTTTCGATTTGTGCGTAGGCGTATAAGTCCATATGTGACTCCTCCGATTAAGATCCTTCGTATTGCTCAGAAGGATCGACATTCATAAAACAATTCCTTTCTGCTGTAACCTGTATTGGGTATGACGTAAAGACGACCAGGAGCTGACTCGTGCAATCCTTGCGCGGATTGGCGTGAGGATCTGAATTTGTCAAGTCCTTTTTGCCTTTTAAATAATATTGCGTTTGATTACGCCGCGTAATTGTGAAGTAACCGGTGGTTGTCGGCCGTTTTGGCACACGAGATCTTGCTTTAGCGATCAGACCAGGCCAACTGGAGTTCTATGGCGCCTTCAGCTGCTGCAGGTGGCTGCCACCCCTTTACCTCACGTTACGTTACATCCGCCATAGGCAGATGTTCTCAAGCTTACTGAGAAATGCGTTACAGCAATTTTAATTTATATCATCAGCGCCGGCGCTGACGTTTACTCGAAATGACACAAACCAAACTGGAATGCGTCCGCGAGAACCACCTTTTGCAGGGGCTTGCCATTGATGTGGTTCATGAAGTTTGAAACCGCATAGGCACAGATGATCCGCACCGTGGGACAGACACCCAGGGTGACGCCGCAGGCAGAGGTGGGCGTCTCGGAAACCGCCTCGTCATGGGAGAAATCCATGGTGGCAAGCAGCGCCTCCCGGTCGGTCTGATGAGACCAGTCCGCCGCGTAATGCTGGGCGTCCTCAAGCCGGGTACGGACGTCAAACACAGCTTTTACATTGAGATTACTCATGTGCTGCTGGACGATTTTGCGGCGCAGATCGATGTTGTCTACGCAGAGGAACACAAAACCGTTCAGGTTCTCCCCGTTCCAGCCCTTTGGCTTGAGCTTGGTGTTCTCCCGGACCTCCGGGTTGATCTCACAGAGCAGATCCAACAGCGCCTCCGCCTTGTTCCGGCCTACGTCCTGGGCGCGGAACATCTGATTGACCAGGTTGTGGGGCTCGACCAGGTCAAAATCCCAAAGGGTGAACTTGGTGAGACCGCAGCGGACCAGGTTTTCGGCGATGGTGGAGCCAACAGACCCACAGCCCAGAATGTGGACGCGGCCGGAAACCGCGGCGGGGTTGAAATACTCAAGGCTCTTGGAAAGATTCATACGCCTGTCTCCTTTCAGTCATCGTAGATGTCGTACTTGCTGTTCTGGACGGGAACCCGGGGCTTGGAACCGCGCTTGGTCTTGCGTCCCTTGGCGACGCTGATCGGGGCGGCGGGTGCGGGCTTCGGAACCGGCAGATCCTCGTCGTCGTCGTCCTCGTCGTCATCATCCCAGTTGTGGGAACCCGCGGGGTAGTAGGGATACCCGGAGCCGCCCTTATAGGTGCCGTACTGGTAGGAGCCGTAGCCGGAGGCGTAAACCGGAGCGGACTTGACCATGGCCTTGGCGGACTTGAGGAACTCGTGATAGTCATAACCCTGCTGATCCAGGACAATGTCACAGTCTGCGGTCTCGAAGAAGATGTTGTTCTTCACGTCGTAGACCTTCACAGAGCAGTCCAGCCGCTTATTCCAGATCATGAAAATGTAAAACTCATCCTCGTCCAGCTGCTGGAGAATATCCCGCTGATATTCCAGGTCTGTGGCGCTGGGGCCGACGCTCATGTTGACATGGCTGTGGCCGTGCATACAGATCTTGGCCCGGATCGCGGGGTCATGGCTGAAAAGCCAGCTGTGATACTCCTCCTCGTCCGGCTCCACGGTGGTGCCGGTGACCTGCTGCGGAAAAACCGCAATGTCATGGATGGAATACTCATCCGGGGCGTCACAGCGGGACGCCAAACCGTGCCAACCCACCTCCTTGTCGTTGGTGAGAAGCAGCAGGAGCATCTTGCTCCAGGCAGCGGGCTGGATGTGGAGCTTTGCCCGGCGGCCGGATACGTTGCCCAGCTTCTTGTGGAAGGTGAACGTGCCGTCCTGGCATTTGCCGGATGCCAGATATGCCTCAAAATCCTGGCGCAGCTGGTCATGCATATCGGGGGTGATGCGGATTACCTTTGCCATTTTTCGTCTCCTCCTTCTTCTCATCGATCGTCCTTCAACCACTGGATCGCTTCTGCCGGGGAAACCAGCTCGCCTGTAGGAAGCTCGATCACCGGGTTCTCCTCGTCAAGCAGCTGGCCGGAGAAATACTCGACGACCGTGCCGTCGCGCCAGTTCAGGTTGTGGCAGGCCGCGATGAGCTGATCCACAGCAGCGGGATAATTGCCGTCCAGGATCGCACGTTCCGCAGGACCGCGGTTGTCGCCCAGGCAGTGATAGCCCTGGATATGGGGGTTCGGGAAATAGGTTTCTGCGTTGGGCAGGCGGCCGTCAAACTCATAGTCCTCCAAACCGCAGGCCTCCGACTCGGCGTAGAGCCTGAAAGCCGCACAGGTGCGAAGCCGGATCTGCTGCTCCACAAACAGACCGCGCAGGAGCAGCTTGTAATCCGCCTGACGCGACGTGGAGACGCTTTCGTACAGGGCGCTGTACTCGTTTTCGATGACCTTTTCCGCCTCGTCCTCGTCGAAGAGATCCAGATACCCGGTGGCGATGAATTCCACGGAGCTTTCGTCCGCAGAAACCAGATGTGCGGCTTCGGAGCTCAGGAAATACCGGACCAGAGGAGTTTCCTCGGCAGGGTCCCTGGACTTCATGCGCTCCTTACAGCCGGAGACAATGATCTGCTTTTCCAGCAGTCTCCGGCGCAGATTCTCGATTTCCCGGAAGTAGTTGTCGATCTGGCTGTTGAACCGGCGGATGTCAGCGGCGGCATGTTCCATGGCGCGGCGCTCATAGCCGCTCTCAAACCCGGTCAGCGCAGATCTGACAAAGGCGTCCCGGAAGTTGTACTCCCCTGCCGCCTGCTGCAGAAGATCGAGAAACTTGGCAGGAGATTCCTCTTTACAGGACTTGCACAGATCTATCTCCAGAGGCCGGTAAACCGTGTTCTCTGGGAAATACCACGGAAACATCACGGGAACCGCAGCCATGAGCAGATGGTTCTTTCTGGACGTGGCACGCTCCACAAAAACCATGGTGCTCTTGTTGCCGCGATGGATGAAGCACTTCGTCTGGAAGGACTTCTTGAACCAGTACTCGTACTTTTGGACCTCTTCCCAGTTCCCAAGGGTTTTCATGGCCTCGCCCACAAGGCTGAAAAACTGCTTACGGGCGTCCTCCGGATAACCGACGGAAACCACGGTAAGACACCCGGTGCCATCAGATCCGTTGGAGACGTTTTCGGAGATGTCGCTTGCCACGGCGGCCGCGGTCTGGAATTCCCTGGGACCGTAGAGCCTGCCTGTGTTATAGGTGACCACGTCGCCCGCCGGCATACGCTTGCCCAGCATGGCGCGGAGCATGGAGATCATTGCCGCGTCGCCCACCGGGCCGGTGTTGCTGACGATCTTGTTTTTGAAGAACGCTTCCGCCTCCGGCGTGGTAAAGGCGGTTCTTCCGATTGAGTCGAGAAACATAATACCCTCCTTTTAAATTCTCCTTTGTTGCAGTGTTCTGCGTGGTGGGGAATACCGGACTCGAACCGGTACGTCCAAAGGGACAACGGATTTTAAATCCGTTGCGTCTGCCTGTTCCGCCAATTCCCCGTAGAAAAGCCCCGCCGGAGCGGGGCTTGGGAATCAGGCCGCGCTGTCGGCCTTGACCACGTTGGTCAGAGTGGCGTTGGCGCCGTCCGCCAGACCGAACTCGGACAGGGGGCGGTCCATGTCGTCGCTGCTGAGCTTGCGGCCGTTGAGGAACCACAGACCGTTCAGACCGGCGCGGCCGGCAGACTCGACGGCGTCGTTGGGGGTTTCGTAGGCCTCGTCCATAATGACGGTGGTGCCCATACCGGTGGTCTTGGAAACAGTGATGCTAACCATAATTATCTCCTTTCAAGATATAAGAATGTGAATTGTTTTGGATGGTTGTGATGTATTGTGGAAGAACGCGCCGCCCGAAAACCCAGACGGCGCGTTCGCGGCTGCAGGCGGAAGACCGCCGGCAGAAATCAGTCCTCGATCAGAGCGAGGATGGCGTCCTTCTCCGCCTTGGCTGCGGCCATGATGCCGGGGACGGTCTCTTCCCAGGCCTTCAGGCGCTTCAGCGCGATGCCGTAGGTATCCGCGACGTACTCACGGGGGTTGGCCGGATTGCCGGGCAGGATCAGAGAAACCGTGACGTGCTCCTCCGGGCCGGTCTTGCCGTTGAAAACCACACCCTTGTCGCTGATCTTGGCCTCGCCGCCGATGCACAGACCGACGCGGAAAACCTGATGGCGCTTCTCGCCCTCACCCTCGTACAGCACCAGGGCGTCGGGGTTGGACTTCGCGAGAGCGATGATGTCGGACAGACGAACCTCGCTGGTGATGACCATAGCATTGCCGAGAACCTTTACCTTCATTTGTGTTACCTCCATAGTTTGTTTTATGTAGTAGTCCCCTGTCTGCCTGGAAACCAGGCCCCACACACCAGTGGTCGGAGCCGTAGTGTGGGCGCAAAAACCGCAGCGCGGTAATTACTTCTGAGTGGGTGCAGGCTGCTCGTTGAGCTCGCGGCGCCACATGTACGTGGGGATCGTGGCATTCCCGTGAGAGCCGGCCTTGTTTACCGGCCAGACCACAGGGGCCGCCGGAGCAACCATGCGGTTGAGCTTTTGCATATCAAACGTGAGCTTCATTTCCTACCTCCTTCCTTCGATTTTGATTACTTGCGTGCCAGAAAACCACCTCCGTGTTCAGAGTGATGGAGCCGCGTGAGGGACTCGAACCCTCGACCTGGAGCTTACAAAACCCCTGCTCTGCCAACTGAGCCAACGCGGCGTATCCTGGGGCAGCTATTGCCGCCCCAATCTGGGACGTGGTGTGCGCAATAAACCTGCTATGATTTGATCCTTGATGCCTATGCGGCGCTGCAGCCGCTCGATTTCCTGCTCCAAAACCAGAGACCTGTAGTCCGTCATCATGCGTCTGGACGCATCTGCGTGGGCCAGACGGCGGCGCAGACGCTCGTTCTCCCGTTTCAGAGACCGATCAGATTCCCTCTTGCCGAACAGCTTTTGCTCCAGTCCGAATACCAGACCGAGCACAAAAACCAGTGTGAACGCGACGATAACCAGCAAATCAAAAACCCTCGATGATGTTGCCGTTGCCGGTGTAAAGCATCACGCTGAAGATTGCCAGGTCGTCAACCACGGGCTCCTCCCAGTCGTGCTTTGCCCTGGAAAACCCGCGCAGTGCTTCCGCAAAACCCTCGTAGGTCTTGCTGGCGATCAGGTCGCCGTCGCAGAGATCGTAAACCGAAACCACGAACATACGAAACCCTCCTTAGTAGTCGTGGACGTATTCCGTCCAGTGGTGAACCTTGTCGCAGCCCATGCTCTCAATGGCCGCCAGCGCGGCGCAGCGGAGATAAAACCGGATGAACCAGGCAATCGCTGCGACGACGATCAGTAAAACCAGAGCGATCAGAATGTGAAACCCTCCTCTTTTGCGAGCTCTGAAAGCGCCTCGCTTTTTGTGTCGGCGGAGAACTGAAATTCCCCGTCCAGATAGACCTCGATGTGGCCGTTGACGTTGCGGAATTCCATGGCTTATACCAGATAAACCCTGCGGGTGAATACCAGGAACAGACCAAGCGGCGCCAGAAGCAGCAGCGCGGTGCCGTCATGATCTGCAGAGTGCCGGAGCACCAGGGTGAAAACCAGGCAGACCAGAAGCAGAAGAATCCCTGCCAGCTTCTGCATGAGAAGCCGCCGGGCTGTGGTTGTATTGGATCTCATAGTGCGCCCTCCTTTACGCGGAAAACCGATAGTCTGTGTGGCCGGAACCGTGAAACCGGCGATAGGTCAGAGACGGGGCAATGGAGTTGCCGATGATTACGTCTCCGTTGGAGAGGTTCGCGTAGTATCTCCCATTGTCTGCGCGAAACTCTACCCCGATCTTCAGGGGTCTGGTGTAGGACGAAACCTTGTCCTGGAAAGATGAAAAGCTCATGAGAATTCTCCTTTCAAGATACTTTTTGAGCATAAAAAATCCAGGCGTGTGCCTGGTGTGTGTATGGATATGGGAAACCAATCTGCGAAACCAAGCTCGGTCAGAGTGAAAAACCAAACTGAATCTTGACAGACCGATTCTGTGAAACCAAATTTATTTCAGCTTTCCAAAGGTATACATCGGATTAAAAAACCAAACCGCCCATGAAGGGCGGTTTGATCACTCTGATTGATTCTTTGAAACCAAGGGCGGTCTATATTTAAAACCAAAGTGCGCGGCATAGTCGATGCGCCATTGATCTGGATTACCAAAAACCAAAGACGACAAATCGGTTATTGCCGAACGAATCATATAATAGCTGGGCTTATTACGATCATTCCTAGGCTGTTTTAGCAAATCTGCAATGACCGAAAAAGCAATAACCGAATAAACGTCGTAGACATCCTTTAGCGAAAGAAGCGGCCCGTTTTCCAGGGCTGCGTCCAAAAAATCCACATTCGTGAGAATCCTTCTTTGCGATGATTTTTTTAGAGGCGAAAGAATCCCGTGCAAGTAGTCGCAGTCTTCGTACCCGTCCGGAATTCTGATTCCGTGGATCCTTTCATCAAGGTGAGAAACAATCTTGTTTGCGAGAGCGTAGCTTTCGTCCTCCTGGTCTATGGAATCCAGAGCACGCGAAAGAAGCTGGAATACATCCTCGTTCGTAAATTCGCCGCGATAATCTTTAATTTCCGCCAGAAATGCCGGCACGGAAATAATCTTCTGAACCATGTTCGCAGAGATTAAATCGCAGGCCTTACCAAGCGCATACAGCTTGCGACCAAGGTTTACATCCTTTTCATAAACCTCCTTCGGGATGTAGAGTTTCTTGTTTTCCATAAAGCAATCCCCTCCTGACTTCCCGACAATTATACCACAATTTGCCGGGCTTGCCAAGAGGGGATTTCCATGCTTATTCGTCTGCCGCTTCGCAGACTATGTCGTTTATCTCATTTACCGCCTCCTTTGCGTCAGAGATAAGCTCAAGAACATAGGACAAAGTGTCCTCGTGCTCGGGATAGGATTCCAAAAGCCCGTTTACGCGAGCCTCCAGATCGTCGAGCTCGTCCATTACGTTCTCGACGTTGTCAACCAGATTTTCCATGTTTCTCCTTTCACGCAGTTCTGCGTCTCTTGTTATTCTTGTATGTCAGGGCGATCTCCAGGGGATCGGTGTGGGCGTGCGTGCCCTCGTAGTCGTGGAACTCCATGGTGGGGGTTGCGTAGGAGCCCCCGGGGATCCTCATGTTGGGCATAGGGGTGTACCTGCACTTCGTCAGCGGCGGATGGTACAGGGGATCGATGCTCTGCTGCTCCAGCGGGATGAACTCCACGCCTCCCCTGCGGCGCTTCAGGACGGCCAGAACGGCCGTGCCGGTGCCGGAGTCCTTCTCGATTGCATGCTTTGTCCAGATATAGCAGTCCCTTGTCTGATGGGCAACGTAGAGCAGAATGCTGTTCTTCATCTCCCGGTGGACAACGAACAGGCCGGTGTGTCCTTCGGCAGCAAGCTCAGGGCTATAGCCGAAGACGTGACCTCTCTGCAGGGTGAAGTCTCTCCACTGCTTGTTGTATGCACTGTTGATCGTAACGTAGTACTGTTTGCAGGCGATAGCCTGGGCGAGCTTGCTTGCCATTTTGCATTCCTCCTTCTAGGTATAGTTCTCCCGTGGTCGGAAGACGGTACAAAAAATAGACCCGGTTGGGTCTATGGGTTTGGCGTACGTGGACGCAAAAGGGACCCCGGGAGAATTCTCCCGGGGTCTGGGGGTGGTGGGGTTACTTGGCGGGCTGGGTCTCAGGCTGGGGCTGGGGGTCCTTGGCGGCCTTGGCAGACTTGCCCTTGGACTTTGCCGGGGCGGGCTCGGGCTGGGGTTTCTTGGCCGCGTCCGCGGCGCGCTGGGCCGCGTCGGTGATAACCTTGCAGGAAGCGGCATTCTGCACTACACGGGTCAGTCTCTCGCGGCCGTTGAGGGCGTCGCTGAAATCCATCTCAACCACGCGCTGGACGGAGCGCCACGATTTGACGTTGACGGATTTTTCGCACGTCTCATAGTTGACCTTGAACCGGGCGAAAACGCCGGCGACAATCCACGCACGGATGTGCTTTTTCTGAATTTTCACGCCGGCCGGGCAGATTGCCTTGACGGATTTTTGGGCGGAGAGGATAGCATAGCAAGCGGACAATTCATCCGCGGCTTTGTTGCGTTCCTGCGCCGCCGCGTCCTCAGAATCAGCGGCAAGGGCCTTGCCGATGTACAGTGTGGCGGACGCAAGGTGCAGCTTATATGCGTCCCATTCCGGCTTGCTATCCATGACCTTTTCGGTCAGGGCAGCGAAGCGGCCGCGGGTGGTGCCGTCGTCGGCTTTGGTCAGGCCCGTGTTGCTCATGAGAATCTCTGCAACGGTCTTGACGGTGGTGGTGGTATTCTTTTCCATGGTATTCCTTTCTATGCGCATGGTATTTCATGCCCCCATGCGGGCAAAATGTTTTATCTACACGGTCCCGGGGCGTTCCCTGCGAGAGGGTAGACTATCCCCGTGGAATCCGGTGCATACCTTTGAAAAGCTTTGCACCATTTTTGGTGCTGTTCGATATTCAAATCAGACTGCCCGGGGCTTGCTCATTGTCCCGGCCCGTACTGCGATTCGGGGCCGGTGGGCTTGCCTGGGCCCTTACTGCAATTCGGGGCCGGTGGGCTTTCTGATTCACTTGTCAAGGTTCAATGGCCGGGGAGCTTGGCCGGTGGGGCTTGCTCCGCTGAGCTTGGCATAATGGTACCATAAATTTTTTGATATGTCAAGCCCTTTTTGAAAAAAATTTTTTCGGGGCTTGCTCTACCCACCGGGGCGGCGTCAAGGCGTCCGGGGCCGGGGCCCGGGGCGGCGTCCAGGCTGCCCGGCGGTCATAGGGCCCAGCCCCGGGGCACGTTACATTTTAACGCTATGTAACATCCGCCCCCCATTCCGGTATTTTTGCCGTTTATATGTTCCTGAATCATATATGGTCTTTCTTCTCCCACGCTCTCCCTTTTACATTCCCAGCCTCCTCCCTGCCTTATATTAGTCACTTCTGTGTCCTGAATTCACTGAATTTGACGTTACTTTTTCGTTGAAATCGTGGGGGTCAGCTTCTGTCGAAGCTTATTTAAACGTCCAGAAATGGAACCCGGAATCGTTTTGACCTACCGTAACACTGTTACGATAACTCTCTATGCTTGCTTCAAGCTTGCTCCGTCACTCGGTTTAACCTACCGGTGTGGTGTGTATATATGAATTGGTATTATTTTTTCTTCACGCTTGCTTCGTAACCACTCCATTATTTCCAGAACTGGTGGTATAATATAGACAATCAAAGAAGGAATTAAGGAGGTTTACTCAAGAATATGTCCAATATCACAAAGCTGCACAATCTGCCAACCACCGAAGGTCTTCCCTCTTCTGGACTCTCTGCAGATGGTGCTGTATCTAACGTCATCAAGTTCCCATCGTCCAGAATCGTGGAAGACGGTGTGATCGATCTGGCTGCTCTCAAATCCAATAGCAGAAAGCTGAATCCGAATCTGATCCTCCCTGCTGATGAGGATACCGAAAAGGTACTGGCTCCTGAACACGCTGCTGAACCGATCAAGAGTATGGAAGACATCCTACGGATCTCGCAGTACCTGATCTCCAATGAAAGGTACAGAGACAACATGCTGTTTATCACCGGAATCAACTTTGGACTTCGCGTCAGCGATCTCCGGGTTCTCCGGTTCAGCGATCTGATCAACGCAGACTGTACGTTCAAGGAACGCTTCCCCGTGTTTGAACAGAAGACGAGGAACACCAGGAAGAAAAAGAAGAACCGATACGTCACCGTCAATACAGCTGTGATCGAAGCTGTGACTCTGTACCTGGAGAATACTCCAAACGTAAAGCTGAGTGACTACATGTTCCAGTCTCAGTCCACAAACGGATTGAATAAGGGACAGCCAATCTCCAGAGTATCGGTAGACCGTATCATGAAGGGTATCGGCTCTGATCTTGGACTCGGTATCCGGCTTGCAACCCATTCCTTGAGAAAGACCTTCTGCTTCCACCAGATGGTGATGAGCAGGAACGATCCAAGGAAGCTGCTTCTTCTCCAGAAGATGCTTGGTCACAGTACCTCTGCTCAGACTCTGGATTATATCGGGATTACTGCTGACGAGATTGACGAAGCTTATCGGAATCTGAATCTCGGAAGTCTGAACCATAACTATCTGATCGATAGCGGGATCGTAGAATCTGAAACGCTTCTGGCCTGATCTCACGTCCGGAAGTCTCTAATTCCAGCTCAGAGAAGGGAGGGCTGTTTACAGATCAGGAATTTGCCTGGTCAGAGAATTGATAGCCTTGGCGCAGGAGACTTCCTGCATTGTACCTTGACAAACAGTCTGTCGGCAACGGGAGACTCATATAGGACTTGTAAATGCAAGCGGTCAACGATACCGCAAAGGCTCTTCCAAAGGCTTGTACTACTTTTTTCTTCTGGATTAAAATGTGTTGGAAGGAATGGTCGGATGGTTGCCAGACGGTAGTCTGATAGTGGTCAGATGGAGCTGTTTTACAACAATAATAGGAGATTTTTTTCTTCCTAAGCAAACCCGCAATCCCTTATGTACCAACGGTTTCCAGGCTTTTTTATTATATATATATTTATAGGTTGTTGACACTTACTATACTACCTACTATGGTTTCCAGTGATACTTCCTGACTGTCATTTACCTGCAAGGCAGACTAGAGATGCGACAGCATCCGAAGATTGCGCCAAAAACCTCCTAAAATTTCTGTTAGGCAGCCTAAATATTTTTTAGATTGGAGGAATGTTAGTTATTTATCATGTCAATCTACTATATCGATGAGATCATGGGCCGGGGAAAGACTTCTGCAATGATCAACTACATCAATCAATCCTCTCTGGATGACAGATTCATGTTTATTACCCCTTACCTCACTGAGGTGGACCGGGTCAGAGACGCCTGCAGCGGAAGGAACTTCCAAGCCCCGGATGCTGAGGGAGGGAAGCTCAATAATATTAAGAAGCTGATCCACGAGAGGCACAACATCGTCTCGACGCACGCGCTGTTCATGAGGTTTGACGAAGAGGCAATCCAGATGGTCAAAGAGGCACAGTACACTCTGATTATGGATGAGGTGCCGGCTGCAATCACGCAAGTCAGTATCTCAACCCACGACGCGAAGATCATCACCGACGAGAAGTTGGTGGAAACACTCTCAGATGGGAAGCTCAGATGGATCGCCGATGACTACACCGGGAAGTATGACCAGTACCGTGAGCTGATTAAGAACGGGTTCACCTATCAATACAGCGATACCTTCTGGCTGGCGATGATGCCGCCAAGTCTGTACACCAGCTACAAGGACGTATATGTGATGACCTATATGTTCCGGCATCAGTTTGTGCGGTGCTACTTTGATCTGATGAAGATGCCATACACGCGAAAGTACATTGCCGGGGATTCACCGGAGACGTACCGGCTTTCAGACACATTTGAGCCTACTCCTCCGGTGGACTTCAGAAATCTGATTCACATCGTTGACAATAAGCGTATGAACGCCATCGGCGATGAGCGCGGCAGCCTGTCCAAATCGTGGTATGTGAGGAACTCAAGAAAGACATACATGACTGACGAGATGAAGAAGCTGCGGAACAACGTCTCCAACTTCTTCAAGAACGTCGCTGCGAGCCCCTCCAGATTGAACCTCTGGACGACCTATCTGATGGATGAGGAGGCGGGGGTTGACTGGAAAAGGATCCTTGGCGGGAACGGCTATATGAAGGGCTTCCTCCAATGCACCGCCAGAGGAACGAACTCCTACAGGCACAAACAGTACCTTGCCTATCTGATCAACATCTATCCGAACACCTGCACGAAGAACTTTCTGCACACCATCGGCGTGGAACTGAACCAGGACTACTATGCGCTGTCTGAGATGCTGCAGTGGATTTGGAGGAGTGCTGTCCGCGACGGGAAGCCGATTACAATATACATACCAAGCCGGAGGATGCGGGAGCTGCTGATTCGTTGGATGGAAGCGGTTGCGGCGCCTGGCAGAGAGATTACTTTGGAAGGAGGTTCCGGAAGATGACAGAATGCGGATGCGACGGCTGCTATTACAGCACACAATGCAGATCTGAGTGTGGGTGCGATTACTACACGCCGATGAGTGAGGATCTGCTGATCGATGAGCTGATAGAGCTGGGCAGGCAGGAGTTTTTGGCAGTGTGGCCGATCTATGCTTTGGAATATGAAGGTTGAGGCACAGGAACAGATACAGATTGGGGTGATGCACTATCGGGAAGCAATTGGTTTGCCAAAGATACATATTTAAGATCCACAGCGGACGTCTGCGGTCTGCCGGATGGAGGCTGACGCTGCCGATCTCGGAGGCGCGGAAAAATGACGAGGTGGTTGCACTGGCCGACAGCCAGGTTCTGCGCTGGATCGATGAGCTGAACGGCGTGACCGACGCAGATGCGAAAGCAAAGGAAATCAAGCGTCAGATCCGGTTCTTGCGGAAAGATCCAAACAGCCTTGCAAATCGTCGGGAGATCAGGAAACTCTATGAGGCGCTGGATGTTCTGCAATTTAAGCCGGACTATATGTGCCTGGTGATCGACAAGAACAAGGACTACCACAGAGCCTGCAAGGGGTTTACGATCAACGGCATCAAGTACTGCCGCCTGCTCGGAACGACCGGAGGTATTAAGAACAGCACCATCGTGTTTGTGAGTGAGAGGCTTGCCGGAGAGCTGAAGCGCAGAATCGATAACGGACGAGACACGACACATAGTCTGGTACCGGCAAAGTTTGAGGCCTATCAAGCTCTGACTTGCAGCGCTATTTTGCCGGTATCTATGCCGCATGGGATTCTGGTCGTCCCTGACTGCGAGACGGAGTTTGTGTCTGACGTAATCTATCTGGACGATGAAGGCTGCGCAGAACCGATGATGGAGACGAGAAGCAACGTGGAGATCCATCTGAACGCCTCTGACGGGTATGGGCTGATGCTGCCCTCCCTTGCCGAACGGTGGAGTGAGGAGCTTGGACTTGACTATACCTCCAGCGGATTCAACACCAGAATGAGCTGGGAGAAGGGTATGGTCTTCGCCTTTGACTATCTGGACTTTGCCGAGAACATTGCCGGCTCGTATCTGGTAAAGGACGCCTGGGGCAATGAGGTGGACGTGCGAGAGACAGAGCTGATTCTGACGACCAGTATGCTGAAGCTGTGGGATAGCTATGAGAGCTGCGCGGACTACCTGGAGAAGTCTGTCGCCAACGGGTATACCTTTGGCGTGGCTAAGAGCTGTCCAAAGGAGCTGGAGAATCAGAGGAGCCTGAACTATCAGTTCATACAGCCATTGGACCTCTCCCCTGCCGATATCGATGAATTGGTGGCGCCGACCATTGCAGAGTTCAAGGACGTGCTTGGAGGCGACTGGCGGAAGGCCCTGGTTTATCTGCGAGGCATCGGGATGAACGAGGCCAATGTGGTCGGCATGGAGGATAACTACATCAAGGCGATCATGGCCGACCCGAGGATTTTCAACGACCCCCACGTAAAGAACAGCATCTACCAGCTGATCCGGAACAGGATCGACCGCGCAAAGACAGGTGTGCTGCGGGTGCATGGAAATTATTCCATCGTGTCCGGAGACCCCTATGCCCTGTGCCAGAGTATTTTCGGACTGCCGGCAACCGGGCTGCTTGGGGCCGGAGAAATCTACAACGAATATTGGGCTAATACTGAGGCGGAGAGTCTGGCATGCTTCCGCGCCCCGATGTCGTGCTCCAATAATATCCGGCGGGTGACTCCGAGCAGAAGCGAGGAGGCGAGGTACTGGTACAGGCACCTCCATACCAGCACGGTGTTCAACGCATGGGACACTGCGATGATTGCACTGAACGGTTTGGATTATGACGGTGACATAATTATGTTAACCGACAATCCTGTGATTGTCAGGAGGCTGCCGGATGAGCCGGCGCTGATGTGCGTCCAGCGGAAGGCGGACAAGCATCTGATTGATGAGCCGCTGCTGATCCAGGCAAACATTGACAGCTTCGGCAGCGACATCGGACAGACGACGAACAGAATTACGTCTATGTATGAGGTCCGCTCCCACTATGATACTGGCAGCGAGGAGTATCAGGTGCTGGACTACAGAATCAAGAGCGGGCAGCTGTACCAGCAGAATTCTATCGACAAGGCAAAGGGGATCATTGCAAAGCCTATGCCGAAGAGCTGGTATGACTGGCATGCGGCCGCGGAGATCGAGGACCCGGACAAGCAGAGATTCTACAAAGGGATCCTGGCCGAGAAGAAGCCGTACTTCATGCGGTACATCTACCCTGCGCTGCAGAAGCAGTACAATACATATCAGAGGAACACAGAGAGAAACGCCCTGAGAGCGTTCCAGATGACGGTGGACGAGATGCTGGCTCTCCCCTATTGTGACTTAAGCCAGCAGCAGAGGGACTTCCTGCGAAGCTACCACAACCTGATGCCGGTAGGGACCGGAGACTGCGTGATGAACAGGATCTGCAGGATCTTTGAGCGGGAGTTTGACCACGGCCAATTCAGGTTCGCATCTGACGAGCCGTTTGACTATACGATCATGAAGAGCGGGGCGGAATACACAAAGTCTCAGTACGGCAGAATCAAGAAGCTGTTCTCGGTTTTCATCCGCCGGCTTCACGACTACAAGGTTGCGGCGTCCTATGAGAGGGTCAACAATTACGAGATGCGGATGGATTTGAACGAGATCAGAGAGGACTTTATGAGGAGCTGCTACGACGTATGCTCCAACGAAGCAGTGCTGTGTGATATCTTCCTGGATATCTTCTACGAGAAGTCCTCGAACTGGAAGTTTGTGATGCCGCTGTGCGGATCGATTATCGTGCAGAATCTGCTGCAGAAAAACGGATGGGTGCTGTCCTTCCCGGTTTTGGGAGACGGCGAGGACTCCTTTGAATATTGCGGGATGACGTTCCATATGCAAACGGTGAATGTATTGGAGGAAGAATGATTGTATTAAACGAAAAGGCATGGGCGCAGCAGGCACTGACGTCTCATCAACTTGGAAAGAAGCCCTCTGAGACGCTGCTGCGGCTGGCAAAGTATTACCTTGCAGAAGGGTGCGGGAAGGCGGAGACGAAGCGCAGACTTGCGACCTTCCTACTCCAGTGCGACCCGTCCGCCTCTACGGTGGCGTGGTCTGACCGATTGGAGCGGGCAGTGAAGACGGCAGTGAAATATCCAATCATCAACATTGACTCTGTGAAAATCACAGAGCCTGAGATACATACGATCCGCGGGATTAAAAGCAAGCAGCTGCAGAGGCTGGCCTTTACCCTCCTCTGCCTTGCGAAGTATTGGGACATCCTGAACCCATCCAATCAGCACTGGGTCAACACCCCGGACTCTGACATCGGGCATATGGCGAACATCAAAACTTCGGTACGGAGATACACCTCACTCTACTCCCAGCTCAGGGATCTGGGACTGATCCGCTTCTCGGCCAGGGTGGACAGCCTGAACGTACAGGTCTGCTTTATCCAGGACGGGGATACGGCTCTGGAGATCCGCGACTACAGAAATCTCGGGTATCAGTATCTCAGATTCTGCGGGGAGCCGTTCTTTGAATGTGCCTGCTGCGGGATCACCTGCAAGGTCAGGTCTACCACGGGCCGCCGGCAGAAATATTGCGAGAAGTGTGCAGAGGAAGTAAAGATCCGTCAGAGCGCCGATTCCGTGCTGCGGAGAAGAGCAATGGCAGAGAAATGATTTCTGAATTTGTTTGAAAAAATAAAGTCCCGAAACCCTTGGAATACCAAGGGTTTCGGGACTTTTGCACTCCTGTTATTTATGAAGGTAATATGACACGATGTTCGGGTATTTCCTTCAAATTTGAAATAAAGGAATGAAATGATTTGATCGCAATCAACAAAAAAGAAAAAGACGAGATTTCCCAGCGCTATCCAAACGTCCATATGGTTCGCACCATGCGTGCAGACTCCAAGCGCCACCACTATTATATGGAAGAGGCGCCGGGCCCGATGCGTCTGCTGAAGAAGCTGCGCTACGGCATCGAGGAAGCTCCCAGAAAGAGAGGGCGAAATCGGTATGACAACAGAAAGACTGCACGGTGAATCCGCCCTTGACTATCACAAGCGCCTGATCTATGGGAAGCTTGTAGATAAGACTTTGGCGGACTGCGATTACTCGGAGCTCGCCGAGTTAGTTTACGGGCAGCCATATTCCAGCGACGTTGCACGAAGGATGTTCTACGGCTCCAAGAATACACTTGAGCTGCTGGATGCAGAGCGTGAGACACAGATCCAGGACAACGGGATCCTTGCGGCGCTTGACGCGAAGAAGGCAGAGCTGGAGCAGGAGCGGCAGAGGTTTTTTGATCAGCGCAGAGAGTACAAGAAGCTGATCGCTGCAGAGGGGCGAAGAGAACACCTGGAGCAGGTTCTTACCGAGTCTGCCGCCAAGCTTAGAGACGAGCTTGGCATTGTGTTTCAGCCGGCGCAGCCTGCGGAGGATCGCCAAGGCGAGACAGAAGCAGTTCTGGTTTTCAGCGACTGGCACTACGGGATGGTCGCGTCCAATATCTACAATACATACAACAAGGAGAAATGCGTCAACCGGGTAAGGAACGTTGTGAAGCAGGCAAAGGCGAAGCTTAAATTCTATCACTGCAGCGTTCTGCATCTGGTTGTGCTTGGTGACTTGTTCCACGGCGCAATCCACACGTCAGCCAGAGTGGCGTCTGAGGAGCTTGTGTGCGACCAGCTGATGCAGTCCGCAGAGCTCCTGGCGCAGGCAATTAACGCCCTGAGCGAGTGCGTGCCCCATATTGTGGTACACATGACCTACGGGAATCATGGAAGGACCGTGCAGGACAAACTGGACAGCATCCACAGAGACAATATGGAACGGGTTATCCCATGGTGGTTGGCGCAGAGGTTCTACGGGATGGACAATATTGAAATCGCTCAGGACGACGGCAGCGAGATTTTGAAGTTCAATGTGCTCGGCCACTGGATTTGGGCGACGCACGGAGACCTTGACAGCGTGAGATCCGCGCCAAGACTTTACGGTACTTTGGCGCACAAGCGGTATGACGAGGACGTGGAGTGCATTCTGCTTGGCGATAAGCACCACAGAGAGAGCTTTGAGGAGCTTGGCGTGGACGCAATTATTTGCGGCGGTCTGTGCGGTGTGGACGATTACGCAAACAGCAAGCGGCTCTACTCTACCCCGTCCCAGATGATGTTGATTGTGTCTGAGCAGGACGGTATCGACACGGAGTGTGTGCTGCGCTGTAAGTGACATATACGTAAATCGGAGGGAGCAATGGCAAGAAAGACAAAAATGAATCAGCTCACGAGTCCGGAGCTGCTGGCGCAGATCAATCCGGAGAATCTGAAGCTGAAAAAGGATTTCCTCCGGTATTTGAAATCTATGAAGCGCTCGGCCGGGACAATTGACGGGTACAGCCATGACCTGGATACGTTCTTTGTATTCCTGCTGCAGGAATGCGATAACAAATCGATCATCCAATGTACGATAAGAGATTACGTGAATTTTCAAGGGCATATGCTGGAGGACAACGAGAACTCCCCTGCCAGGATCAGGCGGGTGAAGGCCAGCATCAGCAGCTTTTCAAACGCAATTGAGCTTCTGTACGCAGATGAGTACCCGATGTTCCGAAATCTGATCAAGAAGGTGGAGAGCCCTACCAACACGCCTGTGAGAGAGAAGACGATTCTGACGCAGGAGCAAATCGAGCTGCTGCTGAACACGCTGCGCGACAGGAAGGAATACGAGAAGGCGTGCTGCTTTGCGCTAGCCGCGTATTCCGGGCGAAGAAAGGCAGAGCTGTTCCGGTTTAAGGTCAGCGATTTTTCTGACGACAAGGTGGTTTACGGGACGCTGTTTAAGTCTGCGCCGATTAACACGAAGGGCAAGTCCGGCGGCAAAAAGGTTCCGTGCTATGTGCTGCGCAAGCAGTTCTTGCCATACTTTGAGGACTGGATGGCAGAACGGGAGCGGCTCGGCATCAAGAGTGAGTGGTTGTTCCCTGACAGGGACGATCCGAAAAAAGCGCGTAACCATATTATCATGAACAGCTGGGCGAGAACAGCCAGCAATATTTTGGGTGTGGACGTATACGCGCACAGTTTCCGCCATGCGTTTGTGACCTACCTGATGAAGCTTGGACTGCCAAGCCAGGTTGTGATCTCTATTATGCAGTGGGAAAAGGCGTCCGGCGACGCGATGCTGGCGATATATAACGACACTGACGACGAAGACGATTTTGCAAAGTATTTCCGGGATGGAGAAATTATAGGGCAGCAGACGCACGCGACGCTGTCTGACCTTTGAGCCTGCCGGAATGCGCATGAACGAAAGGATGAATAAAATGAGCAAAGAGGTAAAGCGTGCTGATCTGATTCAGCAGCTGATTGACAAGCACAATTATACAAAGAAGGCTGCGACTGCAGTTGTTGACGATTTTACCGGCATTATTCTGGACAACCTTGCCCAGGGCAATATGGTGACCATCCGAAAATTCGGCACCTTTGATGTTCTGGAGCGCAAACCGAGACTTGTCCCTGTGAAGGGCACCAGCGAGATGACTACCGTGCCTACCTGCTGGATCCCCAGATTCTACCCCGCGAAGCAGATGCGGCTGTTGGTAAGAATGTGGGAGGACTCGCAGCGAAGAGGGATTACTGAATAATGTCCTCATTGCCGAAACGCAAGCGCCTTGAAAAGAAACCGGAGGAGACTCCGGTTTTTGTGGCGCCGGAGAAGACCATCTGCTCCAGATGCGGCACGGCATATGGGACGTGGAAGGGCAACTTCTCAACTTCACACAGCGCGATGTACAGAGGCATTGGCCATGTGCCCATGTGTAACAAGTGCGTGGACACGATGTTTGACCAATATGTAGAATCGCTCGGCAGCGAGCGCGAGGCCATGCGGAGAATCTGTATGAAGATGGATCTCTATTGGTCGGACAGCATCTACGACATGGTGGAGAAGACCTCAGTCAAGCACTCAAGAGTGCGGACATACGTTGGCAAGGCAAATCTGATCCGCTACATCGACAAGTCTTTCGACGACACGATTGACGAAGAGAATAAGGCAGGCAAGCGCGGCGAGGTAGCACGAGCGCTGCCACAGACTGAGAGCGCAGCGCCGGAAGAAGACGAGGAGCCGGTGGATCCTGAAATTGTTGCCTTCTGGGGTCCGGGCTACACACCTGCGATGTACCGGGAGCTGGAGCAGCGCCGGCACTACTGGATGAGCCGGCTGCCGGACGGCACCAACGTGGACATGGGCATGGAGATTTTGATCCGCAACGGCTGCTGCCTGGAGCTGGATATCAACCGCGACCGGCTTGCCGGCAAGAGTATTGAAAAGAGTGTCTCTGCCCTGAACACGGTACTAGGTTCATTAAAGCTGAAACCTGACCAGCAGAAGGATATCGGCGAGTCTGAAGCAGAACGCACGCCTATGGGCGTATGGGTCGCCAGATGGGAGGAAAAGAGGCCTGTCCCGGAACCGGACCCTGAGCTGCAGGATTTCGACGGCGTTGTAAAGTATATCACCACCTGGTTCCTCGGCCACCTGTGCAAGATGCTTGGCATCCGGAATACATACTGCAAGATGTATGAGGACGCCATGGCAGAGAAGAAAGAAGAGTTCGGTCTGGATGAGGATGCAGTCGTAGATGAGGATATGTTTAACGATATCTTTGGTAACACTGCGGGTGACCCGCTATGACGCAGGCCAGATATGACAAGATATTGACCGGCGCCGCTGTATGGGCCGGATTCTACAGGGCAAATCCTCACCGGTTTGTAGAGGACTATCTGCACATCCATCTGCGCCTGTTCCAGAAGCTGCTGATCGTGATGATGAACATCAGCATGACCTTTGTCTATATCGCCTCGCGAGGCCAGGGCAAGTCGTTTCTGACGTCTGTGTTCTGCTGTATGCGGGCGATTTTATACCCGGGGTCCAAGATCGTTGTGGTGTCGTCAACGCGAGGACAGGCGCTCAACATCCTGCAAAAGATTACGCTGGAGCTGCGCCCTAGATCTCCGGAGCTTGCTTGCGAGATTGACGATAAGGCTTCTAAAATGAACGGGACAGAGGCATGGATCGCTTTCAAGAACGGGTCCACCATCAAGGTTGTTACGGCCGGTGAGTCAGCGAGAGGCAACCGTGCCAACATCTTAATTATCGATGAGGCACGGCTTGTGAATAAAGACACCATTGATACGATCTTGAAATATTTCCTGTCGCAGGAACGGTCTCCGGACTATTCTGAGTTGAACGACGAGGAGAAGTCTGCGCAGCGCAAGAAAGAGCTGAACAAGATGCTTTGGCTCAGTTCTGCTTATTTCCAGGATCACTGGTTGTATGAAAAGTGTACAGATGCATGCAAGTCGATGCTTGCCGGGGGAAAATCGTTTATATGCGGTCTCCCCTATCAGCTGGCTTTAAAGGAAGGGCTGCTCAGTGAAGAGACGGTCCAGGAACAGAAGTCAGGGTCTGACTTCACGGAAATCAAGTGGAGCATAAACATTTCTGTGCTCCTTAAACCCATTGAACCTTGTTGCTTACAGGGGGTACTGCGTAATGCAGTGCTAACAGGGAAACTCTAAGTGTATCTACATAAGACAACCCTGTGCCAAGATTGATCAGCTGAACATTTCAAATACACAACTGATCAATAAGGTGCAACGACTATCGAAAGGCACGATTGTGAACCGAGTAGAGTACACCGGAGATAAGCACCGGTGGAAGCAGTGGGGGCGGCTTCGGCCGTCATGATATAGTCTAAACCCAATAAAGTTCTGCGAAAGCAGGGGTATCAATTAGGAAATGGGAGCGCTCTTCTGGGGCGTCGGCTCAGGATCGTTCTTTGAGTATTCTACTGTAGCAAAAAATAGACATATTCGATTCCCGATGATGCCGGCAGAGCTGGCGGCAAAGCTTGGGAACAGCAAGCTAGTACAGATCACTCCGAAACAAAACGGAGAGATCAGGATCCTTTCTGCGGATATTGCGCTGATGTCCAGCAAGAAGAACAAGAACGACGCGACGTCTATTTTTGTCAACCAGCTGATGCCGACCAAGTCAGGCCGGTACACAAACAATATTATATACTGCGAGGCAAACGAGGGATTAGTCATGATGCAAATCTTGCCAAGGGCAGATGATTAGAAGCATCATCTACTGGTCCCCGTTCACCGAAAGGTGTTCGAAAAACAACCTACTGAATTGCTGGAACACCCCAAAGCTCACAGCGCCACAGCATAGCCATGAAATACGGGCAAGTGCGACGGCGGCGAAAGCAGAAAGAAGCTGTGAGATGGTGCATGGTTAAATCCTAAACACTTTTCAACGGGCAATCAGCAGCCAAGCCGCGAACAGCGGAAGGTTCAACGACTATCCCTCAAGGGAGTAGGATTGCAAGCGATTGGCAATCCGAAGTGGTAGGCATCCTACGGGATGAAGATATAGTCTGCGCTTCTGTCGAAAGGCAGAGAGTACAAATGTACTGACAAGGAGTAGCGTCCTGAAACTTACTGAATAACGCCTCCTTGAGAAAGGAGGTATCACAGCGATGAGAGGTTATCGAATCCGAATTTATCCCACGAAAGAACAGGAGCAAAAGATTTGGCAGCATATCGGCGCTTGCCGGTATGTGTGGAACTGGATGCTGGATTATCAGCAGAAGAACTACGAAGCGGGCGGCAAATATCTTGGCGCTTTTGACATGATCAACATGTTAAAACCGCTGAAGAATGACGGCGAACATGGTTGGTTATATGAAGTTTCGAGTACAAGTCTGCAAATCGTCTGCCGGGACCTCGATAAGGCGTATAAGCGCTTTTTCAATGGAACTTCCAAACATCCAAAATTTAAAAGCAGGAAGAGAAGTAAGTCGAATTATCCGGTACGCACCGACCGATTTTACTTTTCAGGTTCCACCTGCCAAATCCAAAAGCTCGGGAAGGTCAAATTCAAATCCGACTTTACCTTCCCAGAGAAATCCGACGAGCGTAGCAAGTACTACAATGTTCGGATCTCCTACGACGCACCCAAGTGGTTTTTGTCATTCAATATGGAGTGTGAGAGCCAAGCACCCGAATTGACAGACATCCCAATGGGCATCGATCTTGGGGTAAAAGAGCTGGCGACCGTTGCATTCGGCAGCGAGGGGCTGGTCTATCATAACATCAACAAGTCCGCAAAGATGCGCAAGCTTGAACGGAAGATTAAGCACACCCAGCGCACGATCTCCCGGAAATACGAGGCGAATAAGCGCGGAGTCTGTTATGTAAAGACCAACAACATCGAGCGCAAAGAAGAGAAACTTCGAGCGCTCTTCCGTCGCCAACGCGGTATTCGCAATAACTATTTACATCAGGTTACACACGAGCTGATTTCCAGGCTCCCATGCAGTATTACGGTCGAGGATCTGAACGTCACCGGCATGATGTCAAATCATCATCTGGCAAAGGCGGTTCAGGAGCAGTGCTTCGGTGAATTCCTGCGACAGATCCAGTACAAGGCTGAGTGGAATGGAATCAGACTCGTTACCGCAGATCGGTTTTATCCAAGCAGTAAAACCTGTTCCTGCTGCGGCTGTGTCAAGCGCGATCTGAAGCTCAGCGACCGGGTTTATCACTGCCAGGAATGCGGGCTCACAATCGACCGCGATTACAACGCCGCAATTAACCTGATGAGATACGCAGCCTGATTTGAGAGACTGCGGTCTTAGGGCGTCGTTCCGCCATGAAGCTGTGGAGCGCCATACAAACCGGAGTAGTTTCGACGAAACGGGGCGCGAAGAATCAGTAAGTTTGATTGTCAAACAGAACGGTCCACACGGAGGATGAAGCTCTTTTAATACGCAAGTTATACGACGAGTTCCGGTGTGATTACATCGTGCTGGACTCGAATGGTATAGGTCTTGGTGTGTTTGATTGCTTGGCTAGAGATATCTCCGATCCGGAAACCGGAGAAATTTATCCTGCGTTGTCTTGCTGCAACGACAGTGAGATGGCTGCAAGATGCAAATCACAAGGGGCTGAGAAGGCAATCTGGTCGGTGAAGGCCAGTGCCCAGATGAACTCTGACTGCGCGGTGCTGCTGCGGGAGGGGTTCCGATCCGGGAAGATCCGCTTACTTGTAAACGAGTATGACGCGGAGAGGATCTTGAACGAGGAGTGTCCTGCGTTTGGGAAGCTCTCTGATTTGGAGAAGACAAAGGTACTTCTCCCATACGTCAACACAACGCTCTTGATCGACGAGCTGGTGCGGCTGAAGCACGAGGAGTCCGGCGGCAAGATCAAGATTCACGAACGGGCAGGTATGCGGAAGGACCGCTATTCCAGCCTTAGTTACAGCTACTACGTAGCAACACAACTGGAGGCGAGGCTGAACCGACGTCCGATCCGAGACCGGAACCAGCGGGAAAGCTTTGTTTTCAGAGCACCGAAGATTAACAGTGGAAAGGAGGCGAGTTTGTCTGGAAGAAGAAAAGACACCCGTCACTGGTAAGCAGGCAGATGCGAAGCCTGTGAATTTTGAAAACGGAATTGCAATTACAAGTCGGTTTGCGATTCTGAACAAGCTGATAACAAGAGATCCAAACAGCCGGCGGGACGCGCCGTCCTTTTATCGCTACTCCAAGTCTGAAATTGCGGAGTTCCTCAATGATCCATACAGAAACGAGAAGCAGCTCCGCAACGCTGTGCGATATCTGTATGGGGCAAGCCCGCACTTCAGGCGTCTGATCAATTATTTCGTCGGCCTGTCTGACCTGTCGTATATTGTCTCCCCCTATCGGATCGACCCGAAGACCGCAAATCAGAGGACTACCAACCTGAATTATCGCAAGGTTCTGGACACGATGTCTATTATGAGCGTGCGGACGCAGTTCCCGAAGATCCTGACTGTGTGCCTGCGAGAGGACGTATTCTATGGCACTATTTGGAGGAGCAAGGACGGGATCACCATTCAGCAGCTGCCGAGTGACTACTGCAAGATCTGTTCTATTGAGGGCAACGTATTCAACGTGGCCTTTGACTTCCAGTACTTCTCCATCCGTCCGCATCTGCTTCCCCTCTACCCACAGGAGTTCCAGAAGAAGTATCAGCTGTACAAGGAGGGGAAGATCAAGCAGCAGTGGATTGAATTGGACTCCCCTACTTCGTTTGCGATCAAGGCAAACACGGATATTCTGGAATATGCGATCCCTCCATTCTCCGGCATTCTGCGGGAGATTTACGACATTGAGGACTACAAAGAGTTAAAGCTGACGAAGGAGCAGATCGAGAACTACGCGTTGCTGGCAATGAAGCTGCCGATGACCGACGACGGGGACTGGATTATAGACTATCCGAAGGCAGTTGATTTCTGGCGGAATCTTGACAGTGTGATGCCTGACGAGGTTGGATCTGTTCTGACCCCGATGGACATCAACAAGATCAGCTTTGAGAAGTCCAGCGCAAACGACAATGACACCGTGACCGAGGCAGAACAGAATCTGTTCACGGCAGCTGGCGTGTCTTCGCTGCTGTTCAACAACGCGAAGGCCTCTGCAAACGCATTGCTGCTTTCCATCAAGGTTGACCAGAGTATCACATTCGGCATCGTAAAGAGCATTGAGGACATGGTGAACAGATATATCCAGAGCTTCAGCTACGGGAAGTATTTCAAGGTAACGTTCCTTGACTGCAGCCCGTTCAATCGGAAGGAGCTCGGGGACGCTTATCTGAAGGCTGCTACCTATGGACTTCCGACGATCAGCTTGTACTCCGCATCTCAGGGTCTCGGCCAGGCGGAGCTGGATTGCATGAGCTTCCTGGAAACAAATGTGCTTGGGCTGCAGGATATGTTCAGGCCGCTGCAAAGCTCTACACAGATGAGCTCTGCAGATCTGGAGTCCGAGGCTGCCACAGACGAGGGCGGCGCCCCGAAGAAGGATATCAGCGAGCTGACAGACTCCGGAGAGCAGACGGCTGAAGACGGAGACGATTGGGGCTGATATGATGCAGTACAAGAAATTCCTGTATGTCTTTTCAGAAAAAGACAGCGATTATCTGTCTGAACACGGATTCGTTCAGGTCGGCAAAATGGATTCTGCGGGCATCTACGTCTTCATTTTGCAGAGAGAGCTGCTGACGGAGGACATCTGCGGGTACCTGCGGAAGGCAGGGTATGCCACGACAAACAATTTATCCTTTTTGGAATGTGAACTTGGCGCAGCGACTCTTGCGACCTGCTGAACTCTACTTTTTGCAGATTATAAGTGCTTATCAAATGGAGGATATATGAAAGAACAAACAGTTAACACAACGGCTTTCGACCCAGGCGTCCCGGCCGTCCCGTTTCACCCCATTGACGACGATCCCGTCACCCCCCCCGGTACTAAGCCTGTAACCAAGCTTCAGCACCTGCTTGCCAAGCTTGCAGGCCGTTCCGCCGGGGCGAAGCCGAAGACGAAGCTGCAGATGCTGCTGTACAACATGGCCGGCGGAGACCTGGACGTGAAGCCGGCGACAAAGGACGAGCAGCTGATCATGGACGTCATTGACGCCGGCATCACTGTCCCCGGCGGAACGAAGACGATTACTAAGAACGGAACATATAACGTTGCGAAATTTGCAAACGCTAAGGTAAACGTCCCGAATCCTTCAAGCGGCAGTATTACAATTACCGAAAACGGTACTTACAACGTTACGGAAAAGGCAAGTGCTGAAGTAAATGTTCCGAACCCATCAAGCGGAAGCATCACTATTACCGAAAACGGAACTTATGACGTTACGGAAAAGGCAAGCGTAGAAGTTGAAATACCTCAATATCCGCTTGGAACACTTACGATAGTAAATAATTCCGGGCTTAATCTTAACATATTAGACGGTTGTTTATATGAAGCTGAAATCAACGGACAAACGTATTTTACTGCTACAACTGCCACACCACTACTGGGTGGCAAAAGTACAGATATTAAAGTACCGCTAACTATCATAAAAGCAAAAGACGGGACAATCCTAAGCAGTAATCTTTCAAACCAATATTTCAGAATGGAAGGATTTGGACTCGAAGGAACATTTACGGCAACGCTAAATGAAGGTGGCTTAAAGGCAACACGTATTTATAACGCTGAAAATACAAATCTTAGGTATCTTGCGATAGATGAGGGCATCAGCACAGGCGTACATAACACGGCTACAATTACCATTTCCAGAACATCATAAAAAGCGAGGTACGAAAAGGAAATCATTGGCAATGCTTGAAAATGTGAAAACTGCATTGGGTATCACGGGAGCCTATAACGGCAAAACATCATACGCCGGCATGTGCCTGGCGATACTTTTATTTTTATAGGAGGGAACAATGCCTACCGAGGAATATCATGAAGGCACGTGGTCTGGCTTGCCGGAAACAGAAAATATCCACACGCCCATTGGGGGAAAGACTGTTGATGATGGGCATAGCAAAGAGCCTGGCAAAGGCAATACCGATGAGCAGACTCAAAATGTCGGCACAAACACAGAGGTCAAAAATGAGATCAGACCAAGAACAAAGCTGGAGCGGCTGATCGACAAAATTGCCGGCGGAAACTCCAAAGTAACGCCGAAGACAAAGATCGAGCGGCTGTTGGAGCGAATCTCCTCCAGGCTGGACAAGATCGAGAGCGGCGCGGCGTCCGGTGACGTACTCAAGAGCGCAATCAAGAACAGCGGCATCGGATATGTGGCTCCCGGTGAAGCACTGATCGAGAACGCACAATGTACAGAGGAAGGCCCTGTCTACGTCTCCCCTGCTGTGATTACGCTCGTGCCCAATGAGAATCTTACACTGCACGTCAGCATCCCGGAGCTTGGAATTGACGAGGATATGACCGCCAAGATAGGACAGCTACATAATTGGTATGTCGAGAAGCTGTACAACGAGGGCGAATCCAGCGAGTACGCCATCGTTGTGTCGGTTACTACCTTCGGGACTAGCAACGGATTCTATTGTGAGAAAATGGCAGGTAAAACAGGGCAGAAGAGTCTGCCTGTCTTCAGCATCTCGATGCCGGGTGAGGAACGCCTGATCTCTCCTGATATGATTGCTGGTCAGTTTCTCCCGGAGGTAACCGCTGACGATGATGGAATGGTGCTTGGTGTATCAAACGGTGTATGGGACAAGGTTGACGCCCCGAGCGGTGGAGCTGACGTATTTAGACTTGCAATCACAGATAAAAAGGACGAGTCAGATAATACTTGCACTGCTAATCATACACTGGCAGAAATTAAAGCGGCTCATAACGCTGGAAATATTATTGAGGTAGCAGTACAGAGACATGCCGGAAACAATAGCAATAGATACTTCGTTGAAGGTTATATGAAGTGGACGCAAACGAATTATCCGTATGTGTTTGTAGTAGATTGTGAACAGATCGACGGCACAAATTATTTAGTTTTCCTTACATATTATGGTTTCGGAGACGCTGTTGGAAGTGCGGTCACAAGAAAAGCGTATAAAGTTGCGGTTTCGACTTACATTTACTAACCGTATGTAAGGCAAATGAAATCTCCGAAAGGAGATAAAACATGAACAACATATCAAAGGTGCCTGCGATTATACATCAGGATAATCCAGAACAAGCACAATCATTAGCAGACAAGCACAAAGGAGATGCCAGATGGCTTTTAAAATCTGTATCGACGCAGGCCATTATGGCCATTACAACGCAAATAAACATGTGACGCCGACCTACTGGGAATCTCTTATGGCCTGGGAACTGCACCTCTATCAGGTTGAGGAGTTTAAACGGTACAAAGACGTCACGGTGGTGACTACGAGGAAGACGGAGGAGGCTGACCTGGATCTGATGGCCAGAGGCAGAACTGCCAAGGGCTGCAATCTGTTTATCAGCGACCACAGCAACTGGTGTGAGACGCCGTCTGTCGACCGGGCGGTTGTAATCTATCCCGTCAATGGGCGGTGCAAGGATCTCGCCCAAAATCTCGCGGAAACTATCACCAAGACTATGGGGCTTAATGGCAAGCCTCAGATTTTTTATAAGTGGAACTCCTCTAAGAACGCGGACTATTACGGGGTTATCCGCGGCGCTGCCGCTGTCGGCGTGCCTGGTCTCATCTTAGAGCACAGCTTCCACAGCAACAACACCTCTACGAAATGGCTGCAATCCAGCGCAAATCTGCGGAAGCTTGCCAAGGCAGAGGTGGAAACGATTGCCCGGTATTACGGGCTTAAATTAAAAGAAGAGGAGGAAGTCAACGTGACGAAGGACGAGCTGAACCAGATGCTCGCTGCACAGGAAAAGAAGCTGACCGAGCAGTATGCCGCCAAGCTGACTGCTGCCGTAAAAGAGATTCAGAAGGCAAGCGATAAGCAGCTGGAGCTGCATAAGCAAGCGCTTAATGAGCTGCTGCTCCAGCGCCTTGGCGTTGAAGTCGACCATATTGGAGATATCCCCCACGCCAACGTGCGGCCGGAGGTCCGCCAGCTGATGGACTGCGGAGCCATCAACGGCGGCACCGACGCCAGCGTTGACCCGGACGATATCCATCTTCCGTATAACATTGTGCGGGCGCTGGTGATGTCTAAGCGTTACACAGACTACGTGGCCTCTAAATCTGACAAGGAATGATTTGAGGGTGATTCTGTAATTTGCTGTCATGCTGCTGTCACTGATCCCTCTGCAACATAAATAGCAGATAGAATAGCATATGGCCGCAGAAGATTATAGTCTGGAAAACAGCAGAACAGAGTCAACACATGGATCTTGCACTTACACAACGGAGGATATATGAAAGAACAAACAGTTAACACTAAGGGTCCCACTACCGGTATCGACCCAGGTATCCCGCTTATCCCAGACGACGGTCCTGTCACCCCCCCCGGTACTAAGCCTGTAACCAAACTTCAGCACCTGCTTGCCAAGCTTGCAGGCCGTTCCGCCGGGGCGAAGCCGAAGACGAAGCTGCAGATGCTGCTGTACAACATGGCCGGCGG